TAATCATCTCCTTTTCTCTACTATTATATTATCAAATTTTATTTAAAAGATCAAAAAATGCTTCAAAAGTCTCGAAAAGAGTCTCGGGAATCGTCTGAGGAAAAAATCGTTTCGTCACGAGCTCGTGAGCTTGATTTTTAGAAAAAATTTTGGTATTATGTATATAGAAGATGAGTGATATAGCTTATCTGTACAGATAATTGAGAAAAAGGAGATCAAATATGACGAATAAAATTATTTACACACGCCGCATTGCGATGAAGCTGATCGAGATGGGTAATATTCCGAGTGGCACAACCCCTAATCCAAGCAAACCTGAATTTTTATGTTGGATCTTTCCAGTAAGTAATAAGTTTGAGAAGGACTTACAGACGATCCTTGACGAGCGCAAAGCTCCTGCGGCTAAGACGGCGGAGTAAGAGCCTCGAAGTGACTAGCAGTCTGCATTCGCGCAGACTGCTATTTTTATAGGTAAAATTTTTGGGAAAAAAATCTACCATACTTGGGAAAAAAATCTACCATACTTATTTTAGGTAAAAAATCTACCATACTTGGGTAAATTTGTTAAAAATTACCTAAATAATTTTCAAGTTTAAAGAAAGGTGGTGAGATTTTGATCCAAAAACGATTCCCAGCTGACACGGATCTCAGCAAAGAAATAACATTTTTAAAAGATCCGAAAATTGATGCTGAATTATATAGTTATTTATAGTCTATGTCGTATCCTAATGAGGGGGTAACTATTGTGTTAAAAAGTGATTTACCTACGTAGGCTAAGATAGCTGAAAAAATCGGCGTAAAAAGCACAAAAACACTAAGGACGCATTTGTAGTATTTGGTAGATACTGGATATGTTGAAGATCATGATAGTTATTATGTATTGCCTAATATAGAAGATATATATTTGTTGTTGCCATTAGAAACCATTTAGTTTATCAATGATACTATTCGAGAACCAGTTATAAAAGTATATATTTATTTAGGGCAACGTTGGAATTATAAAAAAGGTTATGTGTTTACATAGGAAGAAATTGCATAGCATCTTGGATTAAAATTAGCAGGTAATCCTCGTGCGCGGCAAACAATACATAATGCTCTTGATTTATTAGCGGCAGTTGAGTTAATCTCATTTGAGAATTTTTTTGATGGTAAGTCACCACGGTATAGATTGACAAATTGGTCTATGCATTATAAAAAGTCAGTTAGGTAAAAAATCTACCATGCTTGGGTAAAAAATCTACCATACTTTGGGAAAAAAATCTACCAATATCTAAATAATACTAAATAATGACTAAATAATGGTCGGGGTAATATCTCCCTTCGGTCGATATTACCCCTCTATGCGAGGAACTAGGGCTATAATGAAATGAAAATTCAAAATGAAAACGCATTGAGGTGGACAGTATGGAAAATGAATTGAAAAACGAAATTTATGAGGGAGAAGAAGGAATAAGACATAAGAAGTTAAATGTGATATTATATATTGACGATGAGGATCAATTAAGGAAAGAAGTAGAAGATATTGTAAGTGCGTATAATGATTATACTTATGTTGATGATGATGATATGGAAAGAGATTGTATTGATACAGTAAAGAGACATTTAAAGTGGAAATTATAGGTGTATAATGACGAAGATCCAGTTGACAATTAAGGAAAAATATAGTATAATGAATATAGAAAATAGAAATGGAAGATGCGCGGACTGACCATCTGTGCGGCAGACCAAGACTTATAGTGATTACGAGGTAAGAGTATGGGCAAATTAGCAGGCAATCAGTGGTTGATAGATGAATTGAGTAAGATTAGCAAGAAAAATTATGTTAAGACTTATTTTACTTGCGCGCAACTGAGATTAAAAGGGACTAAGGAAGTCGTGCAAGTAATTTTGCCAGTGGACGTTTATGAGGTTGGCGGCACTGGATTTGAGATCATGCCTATTGTAGTATTGACTAAGAATTGTCCATGGGATATGGATAAAGTATTGGTGACTATTAGGAGTGACAATACGACTATTATGGATGAGAATCTTGGGGCTATTGTAGTTGAAGACGCAGAGCTTCATGGATATTTGACTCAGCTGGATGATGATAAGTATTAAGTAATTATGATGCTGCAAAGAGATCAGAGATCAGAGATCAGGAAAAGAGTAGTAGTGTAAAGAGCAATGTTATGGGAGTATAGTTATAAATTAGCTTATGATTATAATTAATATAAATTAATGTTAATTTTAAGTTGATGATGATCTTTGCTCTCGGTTTGCTTTTGATTTTAATTTTAGTTTAATATTAAGTTTATTAATACTAAGTTTAATCTAATATTGAATTGAGTTTAACGTTGAGATTAATATTAAAGCTAATATTAAGGTTAACGCTAAGTAGATATTGAAGAGACGTTGAGATGCTGAGACGCTAAGATGCTGAAACGCTGAGTAGGCGTGCCGATCGGTGCTAGGCATCCATATACATTTTTCTCGTCTTCGTCATCGTTTTTAATATATAATTATATTTTGTATACAGTATCCTGTATACAGTATTTTGTATACAATTAAAAAGCCTGGACTAACGTCCAGGCGCATTTTTTCATTTACCGAAGTCCAAACTTTTTGAGGAAGTCGTCGATCACATCGTCGGCATTAAGGTTCTTAGTGGATTTAGGGGCAGATGTAGGCTTTGCCGCGGTCGTGTTCTTCTCACTCTTGGTGATATCAATTCCGAGCGCCTTAGCCCAGTCAACCAGGCTATCTGCCAGCTCATTGATCGCGTTGTCCAGATCCTTGGATGCCTTTTTGTCTGCGGCGTCCACGTTGAGGAAGATATCAGCCAGCTCTTTGCCGGTGAGGCCAGCGCCATCATAACCATGAGTCTTCATCCATGCGTTAATGACATACGCGCAGTCATCATCAGTGAGCTTGCCTTGGAGCAAACGATTGGCGAGATCCGCAACCATCTTGCCGCGAGCCGCCTCAGCCTTCTCTCTTGCTTCCTTCTCTTCTCTCTTGGCCTGGGCAATATCGGCCTGGGCACGCTTCAAAAGATTATCGAGGTCGTCCAAAGTTCCGGATCCCTTGGTCAACGCTTTTTGAAGTGCATCAACAATTGTCTTCTGATCCATGTACATGTCTCCTATTACTATATTTATTAGGATATTCCCTTATCCTGTATATATAATATCAAATTTTTTTATAAAAAGCAAGTAATGCGCGCAAATCTAGCCTCAAAGTGACTAAAATATGCGCTAATGCGCATGGGATACTGTATACAGTATCCAAAAAACATAAAAAATACGCTCTCCGATCGGTAAAAATGCTTCCCCCGACTATATTTTATCATATTTTTCATAAAAAATCAATAAAAATGTGTAAAACTGGTCAGTTTTCCTGGTTTTTCATGCTATTTGCTAGCATTTGCTATGGATTTGCGCAGCAAATCGAGGGTTTGGAAGTAAGATTGCGCTTTGGATCCAAAATACTGTATACAGTATACCGATCGGTGCTAGCCCGCACTTCCGGGAGATTTAAGCGCATATGGCGCATATGCCCCGTGGGTTCAAGAAATGTTGGCGCATATGTGATCGCGTGAATTCGGGCCGAGTCGCCCGCGACCGGCCCGCCCTCATTTCGGGATTATTACAAATGTTACAAAATTGTTACAATTCGCCAAAAAATACGTGAAATACTTGACAAAACGCGAAAACCGGCCGGTGCGACCAGCAGCGGCCGGCCAAATCGTACATTGTAAAAAATGGCGGGATCTGATACCAGATCCCGCATTGTCTTATTTGGTTTTGGGAGGGCGGTGAGCCGTGAGGGTGAGGGAATACTTCACGCCGTTCAGCTCGAAGTCAATCTGCCGTTCGGGGTTGACAACCGTACCACCATCACCGAGCGGGGCGTGCTCCCCGGTTGCCTGCATTGCTTCATGCAGGACGGCGATGATAAAACGCTTGTCCTCGTTGGGTTTGCGTTCCCGCTTGACCTGCTTGCCGTAAGCATTGACCGCACGAGCCATGCCCTTGCGGGCTTCCTGCGCCACCTTTTCCTGTTCGGCGGTCAGGTCGTATTCGGTCTTTTCGCCGTGGTCAACCTGCTCGTCATACCATGCGCAATCCGCCTGTTCTTCAAGAGCCTTGAAGTCGCTGATTTTTTCGTCCGGGTGATCGTCCATGTACTTGTCAATCCACTTTTCAATGTACTGTTCCTTAGTCATTTCGCCACTTCCTTTCTTTCACTGTAATAATTATATCAAATTTTTTATTATTTGTCAAGCGGTTACCACACCGCTTGACAAATAATTTTTTACAATGGCGTTGAATGTGCGGGTGGGGATATCAACGCCGAAGAACCGGTCATTTTTGCAAAAAGCATCCGGAAATTTGTGGATAAATGCCGCGCGCGTGACTGATTCAGCACCTTCGCAGGGGATAGCCCCGCAATCAATCACGGAACAGATTTCTGTTTCCGCAACCGGAATACCATGCTCTTGATAATACTTGACTTCTTCCTTCAAGCGCTGTTCAGGCAGGCGGGTAGTTGTGCCCACTTTTGAACAAATCAGCTTGCCGTCCGAATCATAGAACTTGAACAGGTAAACCAACTGTTTACCGCCCCGCAGGACTTTCTTGACCTTTTGGGTCACATGGTAGAAAATGGACTTTGCTTTTTCAAGCAGGTCGGCAAACTTGCGGATGTAAGTCTTGATCGTTTCTTCCGCATAGTCTACCCACTTCCGAATTTCCGCAGGAGAAAAGCCGTGGCTCGCGAGATACACAACCTGCATCCGCTTCGTGTCCGTGTCCTCAAAGTGCTGGAAAACGTCTACCTTTTTCATGTTCATTCCTCCTCATAGAATATCATTGCGAACAGCATCATTATAAGCCCAATAGCCGTAATTGTCAAGAGCTCCCGGAAAAAAATTCCCCAAATCAAACCGAGCATGGCCAGGACACAACCCAGAATACCAATTACCTTCATGCGCGATCCCCTCCTCACAGTGACTATTGTATCAGATTCGGGAGATTTTGTCAACCCTTTGGGCGATAAATTTTTGCGATAAAAAATGCGGGGATCCCCACCTAACCGAAATTCTGGCCTTTCGCGACCGCGAAAGGCCAGCTGAACAGATCAGCTGGCCCCGGGGCCTTGCGGATTACTCCGCAAGGCAGAAGGTGGACTTCCGGCCGTCCGGCACTTTCAGCACCGCACCATCCCGGACGAGGGCGTTCACCAGAGCGGACACCTTCTGATTGGAGAGGGCACCCAGCTCGGCATCCCGGGTCATGAGATCAGACACGGTGCAGGGGTCAGAGGTCAGCACAGCCAGCACCTTGGCTTTCAGGCCCTCGTTGGCGACCTGCGCTTTGGTCGGCTTCCGGTCAGCGGAGTTCCGCTTCACCTGAGCGTCCCGGAGAGCGGTCAGCTTCTCGACCACCTCGGTGTTGTCGTAGCCGTTGTCGGCCAGGAAGGTCAGAGCGGTGTTCAGAGCGGTCACATAAGTCATCTTAGTCATGGTATCAACCCTTTCTGCGTTTGTGGTGTTCGCCTCACCTTTCGTAAGTATTGTAGCACATCGTGGGCCTGTTGTCAAGGGGTTTTTTCGTCCGGATCGAAATTTTTTTCTGATCCCCTTGCCGAGTGGCCCGGGCCCCTTTGGGGCCCTTCCCTTTCGACATGATTATAATATCATATCCGGGATCAGAAGTCAACACTTTTTTCATGTGAATTTTGTCCAAATTTTTTGCCGGATCCTACATCAAGAAGAATTCGGCTCGTGCGCCCGCGCACGAGCCGCCCAAAAGAAAAGCCCCGGAGGGCTTAGCCCTTCGGGGTGCGGTGCCGGGTGAGGGTGATGGAGTAGGAGCCGAACCGGATTTCCCGTTCCGGGTTGACCACCTCGGGAGAGAGGTCGGCCAGGGCCTCGGCCAACCGGGCGATCAGCTCGCGCTTTTCAGCGTCCGGCTTGCGCTCACGCTTGACCGCTTTCCCGTAGGCGTTGACCGCCCGGGCGCCCTTCCGCATCTCCTTGGAAACCCCCTCGGCGGTTTCGTCCAGATCGAAGGGGGTGGGGTTGCCCTTCTCGATTTCCAGATCCCACCATGCCATGTCGGCATCCTCGGGGGTACAGTGGCGAGTCTCGCACCATGCGGCGATCCATTCGGGGGTGGGGTAGTTGATGGTTTTCGTCATGGGGTATCATCTCCTTTCAATGGTATTGTACCACAGGAGGCAGGGGCTGTCAACCCCTGCCGTAGAGAATTTTTTCCATCTTGCGGTGGGTGCGGTAGGCTTTCAGCACGATTTCCCGTTCGATCATGGTATCCTCAAAGGCGGTGTGGCTTTCGATGAAATCATCGTCACCGGTGATGAAGCGGTAAATGATTTCGGCGGTCATCCGCACCCGGGGCGGCTTGTGCTTGGTCATGTAGCCCCGTTCCTCGCAATACTTGCGGTAGGTGGTGGTTTCGGTGAAGGTCTTTGCCATCTTCATGGAATCCCAGATTTCAAAGTCCCCCAGAACCCGGCAATAGAAGCCATAGAGGAACTTGAACGTGGTGTTCAGTGCGTCAACATCGAACCGGGCGTTATGGGCGACAATCGCAACCACGTTTTCCTGCCGGGCGGTCGTGATAATGTCCATCAGGATTTCACAGAAACCCTTGATTTCCCGCTTGCCCGTGGCAATGTCCGCATAATACCGGGGGAGCTTTTCCGCATAGTAGCAGGATTTCATCCGCTCATACTCACCGAAGAAGATTTCCCGGACGATATAGGACTTCTCGGCGATCACCGCACCCGTGGCAGGTTCCACCACAGAATAGCCGATATCATAGGTCAGATTGTTGCCGGGCGTCACCTTGTCGAGCTTTTCGATATTGCAGGTTTCGGTATCCAGTACGAGCAGACGAGTTTTCATAGCAGTCACCTCATTCATTTTTTCGCTCCCTTCCGGGAACAATGATAGTATAGCACAGGTGGGGTCTGGTGTCAAGCGTTTTTTGGGAAAAAAATAAAAAAATTTTCGCCGGCGGTTTTCGGATCAGAAAAAGCGGATCCCCTCAGCAAAGCCAAAAACCGCTCGTTGCGTCCCACAACGAGCGGCCCAGGCATTTAGCCCGGGCCGTGTAAATGGGCGGTTTCTCGCTTTTGGTAACGCAGAACTGGGCTACCGCCAAAGGACTTCTGCGACCGAGGAGGGGATGCCCCGGGGCGATTAGCCCCGGAGCTTGAAGTAGGTCACCCGCTTCTCGGTGTACTTCTCGACCTGCTCGGTGTTCACGAGCTGGGTCAGCAGGGCGGAGCACTTCTGGCCGGAGATGCCGACCTTCTCGGCGATCTCGCCGCACTTCTGACCCTCGGTGGTCAGCACCTTGAGGATCTCGGCCTTGACGTTGCCGTTCTCAGCCTGCTTCTTGGTCGGCTTGCCGGACTTGGAAGCGTTCCGCTTTTCGAGGGACTGACCAAGGGCAACGAGCTTCTCGGCAACCTCGACCTTGTTCTCGATCTCCTCACCGTTGAGGGCACGCAGGGCGGCATTGATGGCGTTCACATAAGTCAGCTTAGTCATGGTATCATTTCCTTTCTGGTTTGTGGGGTTTTCCTTCCCCTCTTTTCGTGATCATTATAGCATCTTGTGGGCGGTTTGTCAAGGGGTTTTTCAAATTCCTTTGAAAATCTTTTCTGTGCCGTTCCTTCTCTTCCTTAACCGGAGCGCTCCTTCCGATCAGCAAGTCCGTAGGTAGGAACTGTCGCTTCCCCTTGACCGAGTGCCCTGACCCTCTTGGAGGGCCTGTCCCTTTCGACATTGTTAGTATAGCACTATTGGGATCAGAAGTCAATTACGAAATTCTCAACTATTTGTTACAAAAATGTTACAGATCCCTTACTAACGCAAATTCGGCGCGTTTGCCCGCAAACGCGCCGCCCGGGATTTCTCCCGGGCGGTCTACCGGGCTTACGCCCGGCAGAAAGTGGACTTGCGACCGTCCATGATCTTCAGAGCCTTGCCGTCACGCACCAGAGCGTTGACCAGGGCGCTGACCTTCTGGTTGGACAGAGCGGACAGGCGCTCATCCTGCGCCATGACCTCGGTCACGGTCATGGGTTCCAGACCCAGAGCTTCCAGAACGACCTCCTTCAGCTCCTCGTTAGCCTGCTGAGCCTTGGTGGGCTTGCGCTCGGCGGAGTTCCGCTTGGCGGTCTGGTCACGCAGGGCGGTCAGCTTGTCGATAGCCGCACGGGCTTTCTCATCCCACTCAACCGATCCGGAAGCGTCAAGAGCTTCATTGATGGTGTCGATGGCGAAATTCAGGGCGGTTATGTAGGTGATCTTTTCCATGGTATCAAATCCTTTCTGGTTTGTAGGGTGTCCTTCCCTTTCTTACGGGCTTATTATATCACCGATTCAGCGTCCTGTCAAGAGGTTTTTCAAACTTTTTTTAAAGTTTCCTCCGGTCAAGCCATCCTTACCTCGGTCTGTCGGTCGGTGCCCTTTCCCCTTCCGACAATGGTATTATCTCATAAACTTGTTACAAAAACAAGCACATTTCTATTAAAATTCTGTTAAGATTTCGGGATCCTTCGTAACAGAATTGTAACACAAATTTAACTTGACAAAAACTGGCTGGGGTAGTATAATGGAAAATTCGGCCCGCTGTGACCCACAGCGGGCCGCCCAAAAACAAAGCCCCGGCCTTAGCCGGGGTAGGTCTTGTCATACTGGGCGACCAATTCCGCAACCGAGTATTTTGTCCCGCTCGTCATGTAGATGATTCCATCGGCGATGTGATCCACAAGGTCAATCAGCTGAACCGCATTCAGCTCCCACAGGGCTTTCGTCAAATCCTCAATCCACATCGTCATCCTCCTCCCCAGTCAGCCGGGCATAAATGCCAACTAAATTGTATTCTTTGGTGTATTTAAGATACACCCCGTAAGCTGTCCAACCATTCCCGTCATCACTTGCCACTCTTGCATCCTGCGGAAGTTTTTTCAATTCTTTGATCAACTCTTTGACTGTCATTTGCAATCCCTTCCTTTCATCGCCTATTATACACCTGCGGGAGGGGCTTGTCAAGCCCCTTTCCGCAATTCTTTCAAAATTTCGGTGATCATGTCGGGGGTGTATGCTCCCTTGCCCCACTCTTCCCGGTTTCCGATCTCATCATCGAACAGGATACCGCCACCGCAAGTTTCTTTTTTGTTCGTTCCATACCGGACAACCTTGATTTCATCCCATTCAACAGAGGGGAGATGCTTTGCAAGCCATACCCGTTTGGAAATTTCAACCGCCAGATTGTAGGTTTCATTTCCGTTTTTGGCTGTCCAGCTGATGATTCCGATTTTCCATCCATCAGCTTGAAGCTGATTCAAAAGCCGGGCGAACAGGCTGAAATTCAACATCGGGAGCGCCATATCATAGGGGCGAGTGCTTTCATTCCGCAGGTCATTCAGCCATCCCTCGACCGCATACAGATTCGCGATCGTCCCATCCATGTCAAACCAGATTTCCTTCGTCATTCTCATGACCCCCTTTCGATGGTTAAATTATAGCAGATTTGGGCGTATTCGTCAAGCCCTTTTTTACACATTTTTAAAATAAATTTTCGCTGGGATCCCAAAAAACTCAAATTCCGGTCGCTGCGGCCAGCAGCGACCGGCCCAGATCTGACAATGTAAAATCTGGTCAGTCCGGGATGGACTGCCAGATTTCGTGCAGACTTCTCAAAATTTGCTTTTCCAGAATCAGCATTTCGTCCCGGTGTTCGGTCAGATACTCACCTGCCCAATCAGTGGCGATCCGCTCGTTGTAAAGGTCAAAGTAGGTTTTGTTGTCGGTGATGGTGTTCCGCTCTTCGGTATCGTCCACCATGTCCCATTCGGTTTCAAGGTGTCCCAATTCGTGCATGAAGGACAGGGTGAAATTGTTGAAGCAGGAGCAAGCAGGAAAGCGGCTTACAAAGTTTTCAATGAACTCATCGGTTGCAACCTTCGGCACAGCCACGGAGTAGTAAACAACCTCTTTGATGTTGTCCGCACAGAAATTCGGGCCGATCTGAACGGTGTATTCTTCATCGAACATCTGAATGAACTCATTCAGCAGGGCGGTAACAGGGGCGAACTTTTCGGCGATCTTCTCAAAACTGGTCATTGGTCATCCCTCACTTTCGAGATCATTATACTCTTCCCGCACACGTTTGTCAAGTCTTTTTCTCTCTTGCCGAAGAATTTTTTTCTTCAACTTGCGATTGCTTTTGCTGTCTTGATTTACGATTGCCCGGCAACCGGGGTTAAGATCCCATGCGGAAAGCTCTGAACCTTTTTTGTACTGATTGCTCATTCTTCCCACCCCTTCCCTTTGTGCTTCGGCGGTTTCCGGCGCTTGTCCGGGATCACCCGGGTCACGGGGTTGACATTGCCCCAGGACTTGCGCTCCGCGCGGAAAATCTCGGTGTAGGACTTTACTTTCTGCTTAGCCATTAGGGATCAGCTCCTCTCTTGTTCTGTAATAATAATATCATAATTTTGGGATTTTGTCAACAAGAATTTTCATGCGACTTTTGGTTTCGAATAATGCCAGATCCTACATCAAACGTAAAAACCGCCCGCGTGGGCCGCGCGCGGGCGGCCAAACAAAAAGGGATGCCTTAGACAGGCATCCCGATCTTCCGCATGAAAGCGTAGACTTTCAGCATCAGGGCAGGAATCCGATAGATCATTTTAGCACCACCTTTCCGCAATCCACATACCGAGCGCAACCGCGCCCACGATCAGCAGAACCAGAGCCCAACCGATCCACAGGGGAGCCAGAACCCACACCCAAGACCAAGAGATCACACCGCACAGCTTGAGAGTGATGAAGATCAGGGTCAGCAGACCAGTGAATCCGATTCCTTTGCGTTCAACCTTTACCTTTTCCATTGCGTTTACCTTCCTTTCTTTTGATGCCTTATTATAACATGGATCCGTTTACTTGTCAACCCTTTTTTCAACAAAAGTTTTAAGATTATGTCTTTTCCAAAATGGGTCAAACATTTCATCGCGCACGTGCCGCAGGTGCTGGCCCATCGGGCCATTCTGATAATCTTTTATCCTATCCGCGAACCAGTCTTTGATTTCCTGCTCTGTGTAAGTCCTTTCCATTTCGTCCACTTCCTTTCTACAAGTGTATTCTATCACACCCCGGGGCTTTTGTCAAGCCCCAAAGTAGAGAAGATACAGAAAATAAGTATTCATCAGCAGGCTCGTGCCGTGCATCAGAAAATCATTGATGTGACGATTCGGATTTTTGCAATCTTTGACGATCCCCAAAACTGCAATCGTGAAGCCGAACCAAGAGGAAGCGAAACCGAAGGCGATAATCAGGAGCAGGTTGACAATCATAGTCAGTGCGCGCAGGTCGTTGGTTTCGTACTTGTAACCATGCTCGATATTGAAGAATTTTCGAAGCATATTAGATCATCTCCTTCGTAAAGCGATTCAGCCGGCGCCGGTCGATCCGGTCCATGGCCTTGCGGAGCTTCCGGCAGTTGGTATGCCGGGCGGGCCATATGTCCTTTGGCTGAGGGGTCATAGCGGACTTCTTATACGTGCGGGTCATATCTATCACCTCTTGCTCTTGATGGTCAGGGGGTGGAGCCTGTTTCGCACTGACAGGCATCTCCGTTTTTCCAGTGCCCCCCTGACACTGTGTATTATAGCAGATTCGGGCTAAACTGTCAACACTTTTTCCGCAGATTTTTGAAATTATTTTTTTCTGATCCCCTGTTATAAGCGAAATTCTGCCCGGCGCGGCCGGCGCCGGGCAGTCGAGAGGGTTTTCCTTCACCAGTTGGCCCCGGAGAAGGCACTGGTGAGGGATTCGGAAGAGGTTTCCGGGGACTCATTCCAAGAGAACCCAGAGGACTGTCCAGGCTGATTTACCGCGTCCCATGCGTAGTCGATCACGCAGACCTTGCCATGCCGATAACCGAGATTGCCTTCATGCAGGTCATTCACGTTCTCGGAGAGCCAATCATACTCATCTTCAGAGCAATGCTCCCACCAACACCACTCTTCTTTATTGATCCCATTAACACGGGGCATGATCGCATATTTCAGCCCGTCATATTCACCAACAGTGGTTTTAGCGAGCAAGTGCGCCATGCCGTCCGCGACAGCCTTGCTATATACACGAAGCTCGCTGTCGATGTTTCCAGCTTGTCCTTTGCTAAAAGAACCGGTCGGAATGAAATCGAACTTGATAACATAATCAGAGCGGATGATAGCGATCCGGGATACACCATGCGCATAATGGAGCTTGCGGGAATGGGTGCGGTTATAGCACTCAATCGCATATTCGAAGTCGGACAGATACTCACAACCCGCGAACAGGATGGCGAGCAGGCGGGCAAACTTGAGGGCGCGCGCTTCGTAAGTGGATTTCATGGTGGTCACTCTCCTCTCTTGATCTGTACACATTATAACAGATACGGGTGGATCCGTCAACCCCTTTTTTGCTAATTTGCGAAAAAAATTTTTCTAAAGCCCTAAAGAAAGTGAAAAACCGCGCGTTGCGGCCGGCAACGCGCGGCCCAAATCTAAAAGGGATCAGCTTTTGGCTGACCCCTTCCGGCTATTCGCCCGGTTCTTCGCCGGGCGGGTTACCACCCCTTGCGCTCAATCCTACCACCCTCGGGGTTCCAAGCGCTCCCCTGCTGCTGCCTTCACATTTGAGCCCTTTCGGACCCCGGGGTTCCTCGCCCCGTATACCGCAGAGTAGGACTTCGGCCTGCGGTGGTTTCATCGGGAAAGGTCTTACGGACTCTCGTGGGTCGCACCCGCTCCGGGCTTTGCCTTCCCTCAACCTGTGCCCTTATTATAGCAGAAGGGCTTCTGCTTGTCAACCCCCTTTTGCGATTTCTTTCAAAATTTCCACGATTTTGTCCGGGGCGTAAGCACCGGATCCCCAGTTGGTGCGGTTCGGCTCTTCATCATCGAAGAGGATCCCGCCCCCGGTCACTTCCCGCTTGTCCGTGCCGTAGGCCACAATCCGCACGCAATCCCAATCAACAGAGGGCAGGTGCTCCGCAAGCCACTTGTATTTTGCGGCCATGACCCGGGCATTGTACCCGGTAGACCCGCCCTTGGAAGTCCAGGAAATGATCCCGACTTCGTGCCCGGCTTCCTGCACCTTGTGAAGCAGGCGAGCAAGCAAGCTCATGTTCAGAAGCACCTTCGCTTCCTCATAAGGCCGGGTGCGCTCCGCACGCAGATCGGCGAGCCAACCATCCACCGCATACAGGTCGGCGATCGTGCCGTCCATGTCGAACCAAATCCTCATCAGGGTCACCTTCCTTTCGCACCATTATATTACCACAGATCGGATCAGAATACAAGCCACTTTCCGCAGATTTAACAGAATTGTAACAATTTATTTTTTTCTCTTTTTCTCGAAAAAAGTGTTGACATTCTCTTTAAGGTGTGGTATCATCTTATCAGTGGGAGAGATAAGGCAACTCCTAAAAGGCGCCACCTCGGTGGCCAGAGCGGGCCTCGCAAAAACAACAGCCTTCGGGATCCGACAGGTAAGACCGGGATCCCGTTTTTTATTGCCGAAAATGCTGAGACCCTGTTATAGCGCGAAAACTGGCCGCGGCGCACGTCCGCGGCCAGCCCAAAAGAAAAGGGCGAGGATCACTCCTCGTCCTCATCCTCCCCGAAGACCTCGGACTGGCAGTCCGGGCACAGACCGGAGATCAGGCTCTCCCGATCGGTGGCGCTCATGGTGGGGAACGCATCCTGCACCAGAGCACCGGCCTGCCAAGCGTCGAACTCGGCCTGCAAGGCGTGGATGTGGTTCAGCTTCCCGCAGAAGGGGCAAGTGGAGCGGATGATGCAAACTTCGGTGTTGAACATTGGTGATTGCCTCCCTCTCTTGATGGTCTTATTCTATCACAGTTGGTTCAGTTTGTCAACACTTTTTTTCGTTGAGGATGAAAGAAATTTCTGTCCATCCTTCGGAGCAATTACCAAGCTCTTTTGTAAATCCTTCAAGCTCGAATTTGTCCATCAACAGGGTGCGCATTTTCCCACCCCACCAAGTGCAATGGACTTTCCAGAAGCGGCGATCCTTCCGCTTGAGATACCGCTTTGCAAGTTTGTAGTTCCAGCCCATGCCATTATCGAAGAAGTAAAGGCACTGATCCTCTTCATCCCAATCAGACGCGCGCGGGATGTAATAATTCAGAATTTCGGTGGCGCGCTCTTCGCTCCATTCCTGCCGATTGTTGAGCCATGCCCGGCACTTGTTGATCAGGATACTTCCGATCCAGAACGGAAACAGGATCACGCGCATGACCTTGTAACCATTCTTGTGCCACCACTTGCGCGCCTTATGTTCCTTCTTGTTGCCCTGCATTGCCTTGATAACTTCGGTATTCATCATGGTTAGCTCCCTTCTCTTGATGGCTTTATTATAGCACAGACCTTATGATCTGTCAACAACTTTTTTTGTGGGCGGTTCGGACCCGCCCGTGCCGGTGACTTTTGTTTGCGGGGCTCGCACTTGCCTTTCGGCGCCCTTTAGGAGTGTCAGCCGGTTCACTGCCTTCTCCCTCTGACAGTATAATACCACATCCGGGAGTCGATGTCAACACTTTTTTTCGCCATTTTGCAAATCTTTTTTCTGTGGATACACATTTGAGCCAAAATACTGCGCGCCGCGACCGCCGGCGCGCAGCCCAAAACAAAAGCCGGAGCTTTCGCCCCGGCTCAGAACTCCTTCCAGAAGGTGAGGGTGTCGCCGTCCTCGATGTCGTAGGGAGTCCAGCCCCACCGCTCCTGATTGGCCATCTGCTGGGCCATGACCTCTTCCACGGTGCCCCGGATCGGGATGATCCCCTGCTTCTGCCACGGGCCATTATCATCCCGGGTCTGGCAGTAAATGTCAACGGACTGGGTGCCCACCTGCTTGAATGTCATCTTGCTTTCACGGATCATGGTTTCGTCCTCCCTTGCTTCTTTCGATGATTTATTCTAACATGGATTGGGTTTTTTGTCAACCCTTTTTTTGAATTTTTTTTATTTATTTTCTGCGCGAGCTTCCCGCAGGTTGCGCGCCATCTCATCCATGCGAGCGCTGAACACTTCAATTTCATTGGTCACTTTGGCAACGCTCACAAAGCTGTCATTGTCAAAGATCACTTTGAAGCCCATGACCTTGTACTGATTCAGCAGGCAATTCAGCATTTCAGCGGACAGGTGGAACAGCTTTCCATCATTGACATAATCAGCTCCGCCATTGGGCGTCCGGAAGAAGCTGTAGCTCTTAACCTCGTAGTTCATCATCGTTCATCCGCTCCTCTCTTGATCTGATAAGAGTATAGCACCTTTTGCTGATCCTGTCAACACTTTTTTGAATAAAAACACCATTTTTTTGAAAAAATGTATTCAAGGCTAAATCCCAGTTTTTCAAGCGTGTGGCGCATTGCGTAATTGTCTGCCCACGGAGTGCAACCAACTTTTCCCTGTGCTTGTGCGCTCACAAACTGGATCATTTCCTGTGCATAACCTTTTCCGCAATTTTTGCGGTTTGGGATTAGTAACCGCTTCATGGCGAAATATTCATGCTCTTGATCATACACAAGAGACAAAATCGCAATAACTTTGTCATTTTCTATCATGACAAACTGCCGACCAGATTTGACATCTTCGCGCACGTGCGCAGGAGTGATGTAGCCGATCCTCTTGTTTTGGATCGCGCGGATGATGTGGATCAGGTCAGCCTGCGTCGCCTTGCGAATCTCCATACCTCGCACCTCCTGCGGATAGTATAACAGAAACGGGATCAAAAGTCAACATCTATTTTCAAATTTTTCTAATTAATTTTTTCTGGATCACATTCAATAGCGCAATAACGCGCGCCAGGCCCGCTGGCGCGCGTGCAAATGAAAAGGTTGGGATCACCGATCCCAACCGATCACCATCTCAACGTGCCACACATGCTGGTCAGTCACTGCCATAGCCATGGCCATCAGCTCGGCTTCCTCGTAGGTGTTGAAGGTCTGTTCCAGCGTGATCGCTCCATGATTGACTGTGTACCACTTGCTCATTGGTTCGTCCTCCCTCTCTTTGATGATGTAAGTATAGCACACTTAAAATGGTTTGTCAACACTTTTAAAAAATTTTTTTTAGCAGTAGGCAAGTCCCATGTCACGCCACCGCAGGACGCTGATCTGGTTGCAAGCCTTGCCAATGGTCATGGCTTCGCGCTTCGTGCTGACTCTGTGGCTCTTGTCCACATAATAGATCCCTTCGCTGTACCACACGCCGCAGTTGCCACCATACGCCTTGACAGCCTTGATGCACTCACGAGCACTCTTGCACTCTACGCCTTCTGTGGCTACCTGCCAACCGCTCTTGTAGGTGATAGGCTTGCCTGCTTTAAGCGTCAGCCCGTCGTTGTTGGTCAGCTTGTTGATGCTCCTGATGTTGATCATTGTGGTGGCCTCCTTGCTCTCTCTCTTTACGCTGTTAGTATAGCACACTTGCGCGAAGCTGTCAAGTGTTTTTTGCGATACTTTGTTAATCTTTCCAAGCATCGCCGAAGGTCTTTGCTTCGATCCAGTGATCACGGCACTGGATAGCCGCCTTCTTTGTGGTGAAGCTTGCCTGTGTCACCAGACGCTCCCCATCAAACACACGCACATACCACTCGCGGCCCAGCTTCTCTACCCTGATCCTACGCATCGCTCTTGCCTCCCTCTCTTGATGGTATAAGTATAGCACATACGGGATCCGCTGTCAACCCTTTGCGGCACATTTTTTGTAAACTTTTTTTCTTGCCCCTATTGTTAGCGCGAATAAGGCGCGCGGACAGCCGTTCGCGCGCCTGCGAAGGCTTACCAGATTGTACATCTTTTGGGAGCGGGATGATGTACAATCTGGTGATGTCGGATCTGGTATCAGACCCGCACCGCCTCGCCCTTGGCTTCGAGGTAGATCGCTTCGTATCCACCCTTGCGCCACTGCCGGATGTTCGCCATGTCATCGTCCACCAGCACGCCCGCTTCGCGGATGTTGTCAACCTTGCGACCCTTGGTGATGATGATGGTGTGCTCGGCGTCCATCTCAGGAACGTACTTGGCGAGCCACTCAACCTTGCCCTGTGCACCGTCCGCATTGGCGGCCTTGGTCAGGATGTAGCAGGTGTTCCCGGCGAGGATCAGCGCCCGGAGGGTTGCCACGTTCTCAGCGAAGGGCTCGAGGTTGGCCATCGCTTCACGCTTCAAGGCAACGGCCTTGTCGGTGGCGTAAGCCTTGTGGAAGTTGGCGAGCACTCCGTCCATGTCCCAGTAGTAAGTCATCGTGGTGTCCTCCTCTCTTGATCTGAGAAGAGTATAACAGAAAAGGGGTTGTTTGTCAACCCCTTTTTTGAAAACTTTTTTATTTTTTTTAGTGGTTCATCCAGTGAGCCATCTCAACAGGAGACAGCTCCCCTTCGTAGTACACTTCGATCACTTCGTCCTGTTCTTCCTCTTCGCCCATGTTCCACATGAGCAGGTTGAACAGTGTGCCGATGTGTGCGTCCTCTTCCTCTCCGTAGAAGCTCCACACCATGCCGTCCTTGTCGGTGCAGTAGATGATCCACTCATCGGTGTCGCCCACCTGTTCATAGGCGGTAACGACTGTAAGCCGGGGGTAAAACTCGCCCCGATCGCCAACCTCAGCGGAAGCGGTCATGACAAAAGAGCAAGCAATGATAATGGCGATGGTGATGGCGGTGGCAGTGCTGATGATCTTCTTCATGGTGGTTACCTTCCTTTCTTCTGTTCCCTTGGTACGTGAACAGTATAGCACCAAAGCGCCCACCTGTCAACCCCTAAAATTGTTACATTTCTGTTAACTTTTTTTGTAACATTTGCATACCAGATTGTACATGCCCGGATCCTGTCAGAGGGTTAGCCGAAGCTAATGGGAAAGTTACCTCATGGTTACATGGCTCAGCATCCAAGAGAAAAAAGTGTAACCTGCTGATTTAAGTAAAACTCCGGGCGTGTCGTTCCTACACGCCCGGGCGAGGGATCTATTCAAGCCGGTCTACCTGGTGTTTTTTTCGTCAGCTCAAAAGGAAAGCACCCTACCCCGGGGTGCATTTCGGGATAAAAATTTTTTCAATTCGTTATTTCCTTTTTGCCTGGCCTTTTCTCTCTCCAAAACCTTTTTAATTTTCGGATAACGGAATATTCCAATATTCCCGCCATTTGTAATCACCGTTTCGCGCATTCCGCACCCATAAGAATACATTACATATCATTTGACCTTTCGGGTTATATTCAATGTTTCTTACTAATTCCCCATGTAAATAAATTTTCTTGGGCGTGCTATCCACGGCTCGTTTCGCGGCCTTCACAGTTTCATTCGCATTTCCCTTATCAAAAGCCTTCCATGCTGCCACCCAATCGCGACCATATTTATAAATACCTTTTAAATGTAACAAATATTCATTATTTTCAACAGACTTATATTTACACCATTGACCTCTATATTTAAACCATACAGTAGTGCGGCCATCGTAATAAAGATCGCCAATATCCCAATCACTGCCAAGATACATCAAAAGAGGTTTTCCAAACTGGAAAACCTTTTTCCCTAACCAGGGCTCATCAAATTGCGTATAATTATAATATCCCCAAAAAAATATTCCTATTACAATACCTAATACAATAATCATGCGCGACTCGCTTTCTGAATACTCTCAAAATCAATAGTAGGACAATAACCTTGTATCTCTTTGCGCAACTGCTCAACCGTCTCATTAAGATCCTTCACATAATCAGGATGCTCGTTCAAAAACGCGGCAGTAGCGGTCGCCGCATCCTTACGTCCCTTTTTGCGCGAAGGGCTTGCCGCACGTTGCTTCTCCTCTTGCTGCGCCACTCGCTGCGCCAATGCCTTTTTGCGCTTATCCGCCATTACTACTTCATTATAATAAGCCGGCCATTCATTGCCCATCTCTTGGAATCCATCCAACTTGCTACGCAAGTTGGTATCATTAATGGCCTTGCACTTGTCCCAATACATTTCGCCATTATCCACTGCCTGCGGATAATAGTAACCATCATCATACCAATAGCGAATAGTACCATCTTGACTATTGCCTAAATACAACATATGATGATGTACGCCATTCCATTCAAAGTCAAAAAGACCACCAAGAAACTCAGTAGTCTCAATAAAATGTTTGCGGTCAGCCAATTTCAAATTTCTAAAACGACCTATGTTCTTCCACCAGCGACCTCCAACAATAGCTGCTGCTAGCAGTCCAGCCGTTAAAAGCCAAGGGCTGAATAGAGCAAAGAAAAGAATGGCCGCACCGCCTATGCCAACTCCTACTTTAAATTCATCAAGCACGGTCTATTCCCTTCTGCGCCGCATTGGTCGCATGTCCAAACAAAATGTTTACGGCAAGAGTGCCCCAGAACGCTGTCCAATAAGGCATCGCGGGTGCGCCAAACATATTCACCGCAATTAGTCCCCAGGCATACATTACAACCCATGGCTCACCAAAAATAACAAAAGCCAAGACTGCAAGTACAATAAAAATCTTCCATCCGCATCCATCATTACTCATTCTACAACATCCTCTCTTTCATTAATGCCTGCCATGGCCATGCGCGCATGATACATTTTTGCGGCATCTATTAAATCTTGTTTATATTTCTTTTCAATCTCTTTGCGCAAAAGCTTTTTATCTACATCTGTAATGCTTTTACTCAAAGTCAAACATGCGGCATTATTGCGTGAATAGCATGCGGGACACCGATCTAACAAGTTATGCACGCATTCGATACATCCGAGCCAATCAGCGCTGGCCGCGTTTCGTATATTTGCGCTCACTTTAAGAACCTCCCACATAATGGACAATAATGTATATATATAGTATTATATAATTCATTAGTATATTTATCTCGTAAAGATAAAAATGCTACATCATCGCCTGTCATATTATATAAAAATAACTGATATGGTGATACATCATTCTCATCATTCAATAGGCTTACTTCCGACCAACATTTGCATACGTTCTTCTCGTTCATTTTCCCACTTCCCAGCTATACGTTTCTACCTTAGTAATCAATGTGCGCGACTCCTCCATAAGGGATAATTACATCCTCTTTGTCCTCGAAATGCAAGATGAAAACGTCACCATCACATTCAAGCTTCTTGCACTCAAACTCTTCCTTTACCCCATCTACATATTCAATCTTTACAATCATTTTTGTTCTCCTTTCCTTTTTCTATAAATATTATATAATAAATTTTTGAAATTTTCAACTTTGGGCAAAAATTGTCGTTGACGTGCGTAAAATTTTTTAGTATAATGAGTGTAGTAAGTGGGGACATAAGACCATTTATAAGGAGTTGATTAGTATAATTTAGTTAGATTATACTATTGAATCTCCAGAGGAAAGACGAAAACTAGTAGAATAGATCTTGCGGGAAGTGCCCGACCCAAGCGAGCAATACCTCGAGATCCTCGGCGATTACTTGGTTCTTTGCATGGAGAAACAAGAGAAAAAGGAGAAAAAAATACTTACTGAAAATCGTCTAGCTACAATAAATAAGCGAGAGATTTCTTATGAAGGTCTGGTCAGTCAACTTGAAAACGGTGAAGATGGAATTTATAATTTAATTACTGATAATGGGAAGAATACAATTTTTTAGCCGAAAGTTACAATTACTAAACAAGATGTAGAAGATATACCGTAGTTAGCGCAATTGCGGGACAGCATAGAGCGCTGGGAAAAGTTACAAAAGACTGCATCCGGACGTGAAGCATTTATAATCAAAAGAACCTTGATTGAAATGCGCAAAGATCAATATATTATCAAAAATGCTTATAAGCGTCCTATTGTATTCACTAAATTATCACGAGGTATGAAAACGTTCCCACCATTACCTTGGAAAGAATGGATAGAATATGATGATCAAGATAATGCTGTAATTAAATATGAAGGTATTTCTTTTTGTGATTATCGAGTTGTTAATGAAATTCTTCAATTATTTCCTATTTTAAAAGGACGATCTGAGGGGAATTTCGAAGGTGACACTTGGTATATGGTTCAGGATTTTGAGCCGCTGGTTGAAAGAGCATTGGCGGACTACCCGATGTATAAACGCATTGTTGAGTATAAGCAAGATAGATTGCAGAATACAGAAATACAAGCATTACTTGAACAAGAGTTCCAATTTACACACTCAATAGAATATATTAGTAGTTTATGGAGAAATAAGATCCCTAAGCTGATTGCGCAAAAGGCACAAGATGAATGGCTAATGTGGTATTTCACTTATGTAGAAAAAGGTAAGTGGAAGAAGTGCTCCCGGTGCGGCGAGGTCAAATTAGCTCATTCAAAATTCTTCTCAATCAATAAAACATCAAAAGATGGATTTTATAGTATTTGCAAGAAGTGCCGCAATAGCAAGAAAAAGGAGTGTTAAAAATGGCAGATGGAAAAACATTGTATTGTAAAACGTGTAATCGTACAATGGACGAAAATCAATTTTATCAAACTAAGCGACTTGACAAGTATCCAGAAGGATATTTGCCCGAGTGTAAAAAATGTTTAACTAGACACGTTGATAACTGGGATCCTAAAACGTATTTATGGATTCTTGAAGATATAGATGTTCCTTACATCGAAGAGGAATGGACTACTCTATTGGATCGTTATGCAAAAGATCCAAGAAAAACAACCGGTATGACGATCCTTGGACGTTATTTGTCCAAGATGCGCATGAAGCAATTTAACTCATATACTTGGGCCGATACTGAAAGGTTGCGGCAAGAGGCTGACGCTAAAAAAGCTGAGGTAATGGCGCGATAGGGTTATACTGGTGAAGAAATTGAAAATGCCATTACAACTGGCACTATGCCGGAAAAGCCTGATGATTTTAAGGCCGCAGACGCGGAAAAGGCTGGAACATCAACTGCTCCTATTGATTTAAATACTCCTGATTTTTTTGATGATGAATTAACAGAAGAAGATAAAAAATATTTAACTCTTAAATGGGGCAAAGCATATCGTCCTTATGAGTGGGTTCAGTTAGAAAAACTTTATCAAGAAATGATGGCCGCATTTGATATTGTAACCCCGGCGCATGAAGATTATCTTAAACTTATTTGTAAGACTTCATTGAAATGTCATCAATTGGTTGACCTGGGTGATATTGAAGGTTTCCAAAAGATGTCAAAAGTATATGATACGTTAATGAAGTCAGCTAAATTTACTGCCGCGCAGAATAAAGCGGAAAGCGGTGAGTTTGTTTCTGCTATTGATGAATTTATTCTTTTGTGCGAAAGAGAAGATTTTATTCCTAGATTTTATACCTCTGAGCCAAAAGATAAAGTAGATGAGACACTTGCGGATTTGCGCGGATATACACATAGACTAGTTACAGAAGAAATGAACCTTGGTAACTTGATTGAAAATGCTGTGCGGACAATGGCCCGTGAAGAAGCAAAAGAAGAAGATCAAGAAACCACCGAAGTTGCTGATTTGGATATGAATGAATTGGAGCAGGAAGTATTAAGTGATAATGACTTTGTGCAACATTATGAGTTTATTGAAGATGAGCAAGCTGATGATGAAGCCACTATACGTGAACTCCTCGGAGAGGATGATGAATAATGGCTTTACAAGATTTATTGAATCTTAAAACTGGTGTTGAGAAAATAGGCTTGTCAGAGGAACGAGTGCGTGCATGCATACCAGTTGCTAGAAAATGGGTATCATTTTGGCGCGAGTACCCTGATCTTTTTGTAGACTTCCTATTGGAAAAAAATAACCCAGAAAATTTTCACTTATTCTTTTATTAGAGAGTATTTTTGCGTGCGGCAATGCGTTATAAATATACTTATGCAGTATTTCCGCGTGCTTATTCTAAATCATTCTTGGCCGCATTAATTTTAATGATACGTTGTATACTGTATCCAGGAGCCAAGCTATTTGTTACATCTGGCGGTAAGGAACAGGCATCAAGTATTATTAAAGCTAAGGTTCAAGAATTATGTCATTTAATACCTCCATTACGTGATGAAATAGATTGGCGTCGCGGCAAGACAATGGAGGGAAAAGATTATGTTAGATACATATTTAAGAACGGGTCAGTGCTGGACAATATCGCAGCTCGTGAGACTTCGAGAGGACAGCGCCGCCATGGCGGGCTCATGGAAGAGTGCGTAGGTATTGATGGAACGATTCTTAATGAAGTTATTATTCCTACAATGAACGTTTCCAGACGTGCGGCATGTGGTGGGAAAGATGACAATGAAGTTCTTAATAAGTCATAGATTTATGTAACTACCGCTGGCTGGAAAAATACATTTGCATACGACAAACTAATACAGCTCTTGTGTTGGGAGATAGTTAAGCCAGATCGCGCAATGATTATGGGTGGTACCTGGCGCATTCCAGTATTAATGGATTTGCTTGATAAGAATTTTATTCGTGATCTAAAGATGGATGGTACATTTAATGAATCATCATTCTTGCGCGAATATGAATCAGTTTGGTCTGGCACTATTGAAGATGCATTCTTTAATTCTGAGCAATTTGATCATAATCGTATTTTAAAGCAACCAGAGTATGAATATTCTGGCAGAAGCACGAAGAATGCTTATTATGTTCTATCTGTTGATGTAGGCCGCCGCGGATGCGACACTGTTATTTGTGTGTTTAAAGTAAATCCGCAAACGGCGGGAAATGCAATAATTAGTTTGGTCAATATTTATACATTGAGTGATGCTCATTTTGAAGATTAGTGTATTTATATCAAAAAATTATACTATAAATATAAAGCAAAGAAAATTGTAATCGACGGTAATGGTCTTGGTATTGGTCTTGTTGACTATTTAGTTAAAGGACAAACAGATCCAGATACCGGAGATTTATTAGCAGACTTTGGTGTAGACAATGATGAAGATGGTGAATATAAAAAGTATCGCACCGAAGTATGCGAAGAAAATGCTTTATGGATTATTAAAGCTAATGCGCCAATCAATACCGAAGTACATGGTAATGTTCAGTCCATGATGCAAGCAGGCCGTGTAAAGATGTTAATTGATGAACGTGTTGCAAAAATTAAATTAATGGGTACCAAAAGAGGTCAAGATATGAAACCAGAAGAGCGGGCAGAATATCTTAAACCATTTACCTTAACTTCCATATTAAAGGAAGAAATGATGAATCTTCGTGAAGAAAACGAAGGCGTCAATATCATTTTAAAGCAAGCTAATAAAGGTATTAAGAAAGATAAATTCTCAGCATTTGAATATGGATTATATTGGATTAAATTAGAAGAAGATAAAAAACGTAAACGCAATAAGAAACGTTTTAGCGATATGCTTTTTATGAATTGAGGTGTCAAAAGTGCGTGCTTCAAGAGGAGAAATAAAGATTGAAGAAATATTGCGCGAAGCTGGTCTAAACTTCACAGAAGAACAAATTTTTGAAGGACTTAATAGTCCAAATGGTAGACCATTAAAGTTTGATTTTTGTGTATTTGATGACGATGGCAATGTAGACTTCTTGATTGAATATCAAGGCAAGCAACATTATGAACCTTCTTCTAAATATGGTGGCAAGCAAGGATTTTATCGTCAGCAATTTAACGACAATAAAAAAAGACGCTTCTGCGCGCTTAATAATTATAATTTAATTGAGATACCTTATACTGAGGAAAACTTAATAAGTTATGATTATATCATGGAGAAAGCTGGATATTAAGGAGGGATTGAATTGGCTGACAGATAGGATAGCATCCATGCCAAAGGCTTTTCAATCGTTCAACGTCCAGAATTAAGAGACATTTATGGTGGCCAAGTCGATTATGGTAAAGTTAAGATTGGTTTTTAGACTCTTGAAGATGCTATAATTGATTTGGGATCTCTTAAAAGGGTCGATAGAAAGAATTATAGTAAGTTGTCTGTTATGCAGGCAATTGCGCGAAAGGATTTCGGTGCTTTGCGCAAGATTTCTAATTATTTCTACGAGATCAGTGGTCTATATGAAAGACTTTGCACTTATTTTGCAGGTTTATATAGATATGATTGGTATATTACTCCATACAAGGTTGAAGAAAAGGCTAAGGATGAAAAAATTTTAGCTGATTTTTCAAAAGCTCTTGATTTTATGGACGAGAGTGGTGTGAAAAAATTATGTAAAGATATAGCCTTAAAAGTAATCGTGAATGGTTGCTATTATGGGTATTATATTGAAACATCACGTGGTTTTACATTCCAGGAACTTCCTGTCGAATATTGCCGTAGTCGCTTTAAAGTTGGCAATAGACCAGCAGTTGAGTTTGATCCACGCTTTTTCGATGACATGTTCCCGGATGTTGAAATGCGACTAAGGGCATTAAAAATGTATCCAGATGAATTTGCTAAGGCTTATGTGCAATATAAAAAGCGTAAGCTAAATGTAAAAGAAACAGATGGCTCACGAGGTTGGTGGCTATTGGATCCAGATTGCGCATTTAAAGTAAATCTTAACAATAGTGATTACCCAATGTTGGTAAATATTATTCCTAAGATTTTTGATCTGGATGAAGCGCAAGATTTAGATCGCCGCAAGATGATGCAACAATTATTGAAGATTATTATTCAGAAGTTGCCTCTTGATAAAAATGGCGACTTGATTTTTGACGTTGATGAAGCGAAAGATATTCATAACAATACTGTACAAATGCTTCAACGTGCGGTTGGTGTAGATGTTATGACTACTTTTGCCGAAGTTGATGTTGCAGATTTGGCTGATAAGAATACTTCTACAACAAGAGATGAGTTAGAGAAGGTTGAAAGAGCAGTTTATAACGAAGCTGGTGTTTCACAAAACTTGTTCAATTCTAATAGTAACTTGGCTCTTGAAAAAGCTTCTGCGGTTGATGAATCTCATGTGCGCGACTTCGTATTTGAGTTTAATGAACTATTTGGTCGTATTTTAAGAATGAAGTTCCCAGCAAATAAAAAGTATTGCTTGCATTTTAATATGTTGGAAACTACAATAAATAATTATAAAGAATTGTCTAAGATGTATAAAGAGCATACGCAGCTTGGTTTCTCTAAGATGCTGCCGCAGATTGCTCTTGGTCATTCTCAGAGTTCTATAATTGCAACTGCTCACTTCGAGAATGAAGTATTGAAGTTGCAAGAAATTATGATTCCGCCTCTTATGTCTTCTACCTTAAATGGTAAAGATATTTTGCCTGGCTCCAAAGAAGCTGCTAGTGGCGCTCAATAGGGTGGCAATGGTGCTAGTGCGGCAAAGCAAGTAGCACAAGCCGCAACAGAAAAAAAGATGGGTCGGCCAGAAAAAGAGGATGGACAGAAATCTGATAAAACGATTGCTAATCGTGAAGCCGCAGGAAAGGAGTGAGTTAAGTGCCTAAACATGTCAGTATTCCTATTGATGGAACCGTAGAATTGCTTAATGTAGCTCCAATGGAAGATAATCCATTGCTAAGTCATTGCGATATTAAGGTTTGCTATTTAGGTGAAAATCGTAATCACAGTGTGATTAATCGTGAATCTGCTATTAAGATGGCAAAGACTTTACATGGATGTCCTATTGCGGGTTTTTATGACAATAAGCAAGAAGATTTTTCTGGGCATAACCGTAGTATTGAGGTTGGCGATGGAAAATTCCGCATTGTTGATAAAACCAAAGCCTATGGATTTGTTGATTCTAGTTCTAAGATATGGTTCCAAGATTTTCTTGATGATAATCAAGTAAAGCGGACATACTTATTAACAGAAGGTTATTTATGGACAACTTTATATCCAGAGTCTAAAAGAATTTTAGAGCATGGAAATAATTAGTCTATGGAACTTAATGAAGAAAATTTAGATGGCTCGTGGACATTTGACGATAAGGGGTTACCTAAATTTTTTATAATTAATGAAGCAATGATACAAAAGCTTTGTATTCTTGGAGAAGACGTCGAGCCTTGTTTCGAGGGCGCGGGTATTGCAGCACAATTCTCCTTTGACGGAGACTTCAAGAACAAACTATTCTCTCTTATGGAGGATATTAAATCTGCTTTGAACAAAGGAGGATTTACTTCAATGGAAGAAAATAAGATCGTTGATCCTACTTTGGAAGATGAGGTTAATCCAGAACTCGACTTTAAGAAGAAGGAAGAAGACGAGAAGAAGGAAAATCCATTCCCTCCAAAGGATGACGAAGAAAAAGATACCCCTGATGAGGGCAAAGATGATAAAGGCGAATCTGCTGAAAAAGAAGAAGATGAGGATGAGAAGAAGAAAGTTCCTGCAAAGCATTCTTTGACTGATGAGGATATTCTTGAATCTGAACTTTATAAGAATCTTGCTGTTGAGTTCGCTCAGTTACAGAAAGATTTTGATGCTTTGAAGGCAGAGGTTGAGCCTCTTCGCGCATTTAAGGTTGAATCTGATCGTAAAGCAAAAGAAGAAATGATTAATAGTTTCTATATGCTTTCCGATGAAGATAAGAAAGATTGCATTGATAATATTGATACTTATAGTCTTGATGATATCGAAGCAAAGCTTTCAATTATTTGTGTTCGTAACAAGGTTTCTTTTAACCTTGAAGACGATAAAAAAGAAACAGAAGTAGACAAGAAAGATCCACTTCTCTTCTCATTGGATAACAATGATGATGGTGATAGCGCTCCAGCTTGGATTAAGGCTGTAAGAGCGACCGCCAAAGAATTAAACTAATTTTATAAAGGAGGAAGCTACATATGGCTTTTACAAGATTGTCTCCAGAAGCTAATTTCGTAGAATTGGGCTTCGGACAGGTTGAGCCTAACCATCTCAGTGCGCAGAGAACTGGCGAAATTTTCGCACAGTTACCAGCTGCTGCAAATATTGATATTCTTGAGAATGGTCAGTTCGTAAAGTATGATTATGCCAATGGTGAAGTCAACTTTGGCGATAATGCTAATGGCTATGCAACTGGTGAATGGATGCTCGTTTACAACGAAGTTAAAGTTTATCGTGACCATGAAACCGATCAGGATTTTGCGATGATTCGTCGTGACTACAATGGTCGTGTTTATAGTCCTGTTGGTGTTGGCGCCGCTTCTAGTGCTTGGGGTTCTGCTCAGGGTATTAATGGTGTTGGCATTAATGGTTATGCAAGTTCTAATGATTGGGATATGATGAAGGCTATTCAATCTCAGGTTGAACTTTATGCCGATGGACATGATAATGCAGCAGGTGTTGCACCAGATTATGGTCGCAATCATTATCCAATCGGAAACAGCTACAAAGTTGAGAAACTTAATGTTCCTCAGATGGCTGAATATGCACAGCCAAACCGTCCAAACGGAAATGGTAAGGCTGGTTTGATGGTTCCTCGTGTATTTAAGACTCACGAAGGTGACATCTTCACTACTAATACTATTGCTGTTAAGACAGGCACTAACCTTACACTTGGCGAAATTCTTCGTCCAAATGCTCATGGTTATCTTACCAACGACACAGCTGTTACCGGCGACTTCCAGTGGCAGATTGTTAAGATTTATAATCTTGGCGATATGCAGAGAGCCGTTAAGGTAATGAGAATTAAGTAATAAGGAAAGGAGAGAAAAGTCAATGTTAGAAAGAAATGAACTTTTAAAATTGATGAAGGCAACTGCTAAGGCTGACCGCTCTGCTCCTGTTGCTTATTCATTCAATGGTGAAAATCTTAGTTACGATGCTCTTAATGAGACTCTTCGTACTGAGATGAACGAACTCGCAGGCACTTTTGCCCTTTACCGCGAGAATAAGAATACCATCTTCTCTTTGATTGAAGAGACCATGGATGACATTCTTCCTAAGAAAGTTGAGGAAGAGTTTGAAAAATTTGCAGAAGTAAAGACTATTGCTCAGGGCAACAGCACTATCTTCTGGCGTAAGCATGATCGTCAGCGTGCAAAGCAGTTCATTACCAAGGTCGGTTTGGCTGGTATCTACGAAGTATTCAAGCTTGGTAAAGATACTCCTATCGAAGTTCAGACCAGTGCTATCGGCGGTGCCGCTCAGATTGGTCTTGAAGAGTTCTTGGATGGACGTGCTGATTTCGCTGAGGTAACTCGTATTGTTATGGAAGGTATCGAGGAACTCATTCATTGGGAAATCGGTGCCGCACTTAAAGAAGGTCTTACTCAGCTTCCTGCAATGAATACTGTTGTAACTAACGGTTTCGATGAGAAAGCTTTTGACCGTTTGCTCGCTATCTCTGCTGCTTATGGCACTCCTACTATTTATTGCACAGAAGAATTTGCTCAGAAGATTCTTCCAAACGATAATGGTGGCACTTATGCTAAGTGGTCCGACAATATGAAGGATGTTATTTGGAACAATGGTCGCTTTGCAAATTATAAGAACCATGTTATTAACATTCTACCGCAGGGCTTCACTGATGCTACCCATACCACTAAGGTTATGGATCCAGGCTTCTGCTATATCCTCCCAGGTAATGTAAAGCCTGTTAAGGTTGTTATGGAAGGCCAGACCATTGTTGATGAGTATGTTAACAAGGATCGTAGCCGTGAGATTCAGGTATACAAGAAAGTCGGCGTTGGCGTCGTAATGACTCCTGACATTTGCGTATACAAGGATACTGAACTTGCTGGTCAGTATGGTGTTTACACTGGTGATAAGACCCCTGCAACACCGGCTGTCGAGTATGAAGTAGTTGCAAATCCAGTAGCAGCTGATGTTGGCAATTATTACATTGCTCAAATCAATGGTTATACCGTAACCTATGTAAAGGCTAATGAATTTGCCGAGGGCGTAACTTACTACAAAGTTAAGGCTTAATTTAATATAATACGGGCGTGCGTGACAACACGCCGCCCGTTTATTCTATTATATGAGAAAAAGGAGAAAAAGTGAATATGAATAATGCTACTTTAATTAACGTCCGCAATAGAAGCAATTCTGTTGTGGTATATAATGTAGATGATTTACGCGTGCGCCGTGAGTTTATGCCGGGTGCTGTAAAATCTGTTCCATTGGAAGAGATTTATGCACTTAGTCAGCAAGCAGGTGGCGCAGAAATTATTGCTAATTATCTATTTATCGAGAATCCTGCCGCGGTGGAAGAGATGTCAATGAAAGTAGAGCCTGAGTATTATTTAGATGACAAGGGAGTTATTGATCTTCTAAAGAATGGCTCAGTCGACGCATTACTCGATTGTCTTGATTTCGCACCTGCTGGCGTTCTTGATTTAGTCCAGAAATATGCAATTGAGTTGCCGCTCACAGATACTAGAAAGATCAAAGCAATTAAAGATAAGACTGGTTTTGATGTAGCACTTGCACTCAAACATAAAGAAGAACTTGCGGCAGAGATGGCTGAAACTGACAACCAGACTGAAAGTGGTATGGATGTTAAGGTTCGCCGCACTCAGCCGACAGCAACAGAAACTCCTTCTGGCCGTAGAACCGCTCCTAAGTATAAGGTAGTACCTAAGGAGGCTTAATAATGACGTCATTTGGAACTATTATTGATAAATTCCTTGGTAAGATCACTGATGATATGTATCTTGAGCTTACTGAAGAAGATACAATGCGTGATGCGAAATAGTTTCTTTTAGATGCCATTCCTTATTTTGAATTTCCACGTTTTGCAATTTATGACTATGATGAAGCACAGGGTGTTTATAATGTTGATCTAACGCCAGAAGAAATTAATATTTTTGCAGTTTGCATGAAACAAGCTTGGTTGGATAGATAGATCAATTCTGTTGAAAACACTCGAATGAAATATTCCGGTTCTGACTTTAAATTTACTTCGCAAGCTAATCATCTTGCGAAGCTTTTGACTTTAAAGGCAGAAAACCATAGAGAAAATATACATTTACAACGTCTTTATAAGCGCCGCAAGGTAGCAGAAGATGGTCATGTAATGTCTAATTGGCATATTCTTAATCAATCCGCAATCAATGAACATCGCACTCCACAAATTTCTGGTTTACCTGTCCAGCCTATCTATGTTCCTGTTGAAGGAGAAGATGGCGGTGGAGAAGGTGAAACTACTGTTGTGGAAGCTGAGTGGGAACCAATTTGATGTACCATCGAGTAGAGTTCTCGGATGCTGTTGTTGGTTAGGATTTGCGGAGATTGATTAATCATATTTTTAAATTAATTCCAATGCGTGAAAATGAAGAGGATTGGCGACGTCAATTAGAAACCGTTCTCGTAGAATTATATGGTTTACACGCAATGTTTGGCGATCAGTTGGACTTTTTAATTTTAATTAGTAAATTAGAAGGGTTGCGGCAAGTCGGTAATTTTGAGGTTTATCGTAGTACAGTTTTTAGCGCGATAACAATTCTTACCGAGCTTGCTAACGTGTTACGTGGTTGAGAATTTATCCTTAATGCATATGCGGGCTCGCGCGAGTAATAATGATCGCCAACATGACCGAATGGTCATGGATAAAAAGCGCGGGTTTCATAGAGCATTATTATATTCATATTAGGCATCTTGGGTACGCGCCGATGGTTCCGAAGAATGGCATCGCGCACTTATGAATCCAGATCGAGTTAAATTCGATTATGACGAAAAGATTATTTCAATAGATTTTGATAGTGGATTTCATTCTGGGGTCACTTTCGAATGGGGGAAAGGGACTGGCAGTTATTGGATTATATTAAAGACAGAAGATACTGAACGAGCTTATTTGCGTGCCAATTGCCGCAGATGTCATTATCTTACTGCAGTTGACCCAGAAACACATGAATCTTTTGGACAATGGGCTTCTATTAGAGGCCCAGTTGAAACAAAGATTAACACTATTCAAAAAGCTGGATTAGTTGCCGATGTGCCTAATTTAACATTAGATATTTATATGCGGGATACCGATCAAAATCGTCGGACGTTCGAACGTTATAAACGCTTTGAGTTTAATGGTCGCTATTGGAAAGTCCAAGCACCAGATTTCATTAGCACGCCTGGTATTTTAGAGATACAAGCAGAAGAAGATTATGAGTGCCGTGAAGATGAAATGTTTAAAGTTAAAACAGAAGAGCCAGAACAAATTCCCGCAGATCAAAATATTATTATGGGGGATACCTCTATTAAGCCTCTTGAACCACATACTTTTAGTTTAAAGATGCATCAAGAGGGTGAGTGGAGTATTACATTGCCAGCTTCTAAGAATAAAGAAGTTGATGATGTGATAGATTATAAAGTAGTGGGTGATATGATCAAAGTAACTTGGACCGCTGCATTATCCGGATCTTTTGTTCTGCATCATGGCGATCTGGAAAAAACGGTCTTAGTGGAATCACTATTTTAAGGAGATAATGGAGCATGAAAGTTGGAGAAAATTTTGATACGCCTCAGTCTAGTTTTCTAATTATAGAAAAAGATGAGCGTAAAATTGCTGAGAAGCTATTAAGTAATCCACGACTTTTAAAGTTGTTATATTACAGAGAAGCTGATGCGCAAAGTAAGCCATCATTAACAACAGAATAGAAGATGAAACTTATTAATAAAGAAATTAGGATTGTGCCGAAATTGGATGTTGATAAGGATTGTCCTATTTTTGTTGTGATTACTTTTGATAATTTTACACCCAATGCTACTAATCCTCAATTTAGAGATTGCACAGTTAATTTTGATATTTTATGTCATCCCGATCACTGGAATCTTGGTAACTTTTAGTTGCGTCCTTACAAGATTGCTGGTGAAATTGATGCAATGATTAACAATCAAAAAATGACTGGAATCGGAACACTAAAATTTATGGGAGCAAATAATCTTGTGCTCAATGATCAATTAATGGGATTAACCATGATTTATAGATCAGTGCAGAGTACAGAGGACGTGCTACCTGTTGAATAAACTGGCTATATTTTCTGGTATAGACATTCCAATTCCAGAGTTGTAGTTAACATTACATCAACCTAGAATTAAAGAAATTGCTTTAATAGGTGAATTAGAATATTTTATGACTTTACAACTGTTATGCTTTGATAAACAAGCTATAATTGCGGCTAATCCCAAGGGCGCTTCTAATTTATCTACTATGAGTAATTTTCAAATATTTATGACATTAATGGCCACTGATGAAGATGGAAATAAATCCGCACGAGAAAATAACGTGATTAATGTTTTAACGATCTTTTTGCCTGGTTATACCGTTTAGATTATGCCAAATGGATTGGGTATTTATTTAAATAACGCAACCACTAAGCATAATATAATGATTAATGAGACAAATTTTGATGCATTAAAGCAAGCAATTACTGATGTTTCTGGTGTAAATAATTCAACAGGTGGTCAAAATGCCGGTTTTAAACCGAAAGGTGCAAAGGCCGCAAGGATTGCGGCAAAACTTATGAAGGGCCGTGCTGAGGTTGCTCGTTAGAAGGGCATGTCAAGTGATGGCACCTTAACTAGGTACGTTTCTATTCTCACTGTCGGGCTATCGTCTATGAGTTTAGACGATTGTTTAAATTTAACTATATATTAGTTATACGATCTTATGGAACGTTATGGCTTATATATGGGGTGGGATTTAGATATTCGTTCTCGTCTAGCCGGCGGTAAGCCCGATGATAAGCCGGATGACTGGATGAAAGATTTACATTAATAAGGAGGAAATAACCTATGAAATTTGGTGTACGCGAAATTTGCGACGTAGTTTTAAAGAAAAAGGCTGCGGGTTATTTCGGCAAACTTTATCTCGATAAAGATATGCCTGTAATGTATTTCGATACCTTGAAGACTTCTTCTCTTGAAGGTGCAAGTACTACTGTTTACGCACAGGGTGGTAAAGGTAACCCACGTTTGGTTGCTTGGGAAGGTGACCGTACCGTTACATTCACCATGGAAGATGCGTTGATCAGTCCAGAGAGCTTCTCTATCCTTTCTGGTGCAGGTTTCATGGATGCCGATACTGAAAATCCAATTTATGTTCATACTACTGAAGAAGTTCAGGTTAAAGATAATGCATTGACCTTGTCTCACGTTCCTGCTGCTGTTGGTGGACTTTTCATTATGCTTAAAAATGAAGATGGTTCTATTAATACCAACCGCGTTCCTATGGAAATTCCGCTTGGACAGGCTGGCGTTATTGATGGTCGTACTATTGATCTCCAGCAGGCTTTCACTGCTTGGGCAACTAAGTACAACAATGAGCATAATAAATTGATCAATGCTGGTAAGATTATGCAGGCTGTTGCTCCTGTTGGCGTTAACAACATTGATGATCTTGAAGCTTACAATAATGCTTCTACTCCTGCCGATTTTACTGGCGGTGTTGCTGACTATGTAAACGGCACTGACCCAGATTATCCTGGTTCTGTTATGTATGTTGATTACTATGTCAAGAGCACTCAGTATGTAAAGCAGATTGACATTGAAGCTGGTAAGTTCGGTGGTTCTTACTATCTTGAAGCTTCTACCTTGTTCCGTGATTAGGCAACTGGTGAAGATTATCCTGCTGAGTTCGTAATTCCGAACTGCAAAGTACAGTCTAACTTCACCTTCACAATGTCTCCTACCGGCGATCCTTCTACTTTCACTTTCACAATGGACGCTTTCCCAGATTACACTAAGTTCAATAAGACTAAGAAAGTAATCGCGGCTATCCAGATCGTTGAAGATAAGGATCTCTATGATGGTGGCGTTTCTGATGAAGCTGAGGATGCCAAGGTTGATAATGAGTATCATGAGAACTCTGGTAAGACCCCTCCAGGACGTTTTGCTAGCGCAAACACCGGAGACTAATTTTTAAATATGACAATAGGGGAGATACGAATATGTATCTCCCCTATTTTTTGTTTATGCGGAAAAGGTGACGTAAATGGGTTACTATATTCATAATATATATAAAAATATGTCTGCGGGAGATATAAGTAGTCAATTTGGCTTAGAAAAAATTAAGCAATAGGCAGAGGTTGCATTAACGCAAGTTAGAGCTTTAAATCAACAATTTAAACAAGAAGTAGAGACAAAAACTCAAGGACTTGTTCAATATGAAGAAGTTATGGAATTTTTAGAACGAAGTATTGGACAAGCCGCAGCGACTTCCATGCAATAGTTATAGGCGATATCCGGTGCGGCAGTACGTGAAGCTATAGATAATGCTATGGCTGCGCAAGGTACGTCTAATTTTTAGGCAGCTATAACAGAAATGAGTAATTAGTTTGCTAATTTACGTAGAGCGTTTGAGTCTTTTGCTCGTGGTTATGAAACTGCAACCGCGGCAATTAATAAAGATACACCTTTGGGTTAGGCATATTCATCTAATAAAACTACTTTAGATCGAGCATATAGAGTTGTAATGGATACTTTAAATGATAGTGCTTTTAAACGATTAGCCGGTGGTGGCTTTGGTTCAAAAGATAATTTGTCGAGTTTGCGTGGTTATGTATCTAAAATTGCTACTGGTGGATTATTTTCTAAAAACGAGGGAGAAAAGGGTGTTAGTCCAGCTGCCGCGATTGGTTTTTTGGCAGAAGGTGTTTATGGTAATGCTTTAAAAGATTTATTCTCGTCTATGTCTTTTGGAGATGGAAAATATCAATTATAGGCGACTGCGACAGGTGCTGAAAGTGGTTATGCAATTGTTAATGGTAAACAAGTTGGTTTTGCTGCAAAAACATCTGATATTAGTATTCAATTAACAAATAAAGAAGGAACAATGACAATTAACTTGCCTGGTATTTCATTAAAAAGAACTGGTGCATTTTAGCGAGGATAGAATGGTAATATTTTTGCTGATATTCATGTTAAAACTTCTAATTTAGGTAATATGTTAAATACTGCACAAGTAAAAGATGATATGCAAAGTCATGTTTATAATTTAATTGCAAACAATGGGCGTGCAGCTAAAATTGTTGAAAATAATGATGGTACTATTGGTGAAACTTATTAGCATCCTAATATTAATTTAAATGATATGTATAGATGGATATATGCAGCAACATTATTAGCTAGTTTTGCTGGTAATTTAACTATGAGCGATTTTGCTAATTTTTGGGTTGTTAATGATAAAGTCTATACGGCACCAGAAATTATAATTGCCGCATTTAAAGGCAGTATTCCAGCTGGTCATGCTGGGCATCATGCATTTGCTAAATATCTAGAAGATGCAAGTAAATCTGGAATAGCAAAAAGCGCAGCAAGTATACCAAAAAAACACTCAGAAATTTTTGATAATTTATTGTCAACTTCATTAAGTATGGAAGAACAAAGTAGACGTAGAAGTCAATAGATTATGGATGCTATGACTGGTATTCCTTACAGTATGCATTTAAGAGTATCTATTAATGCACTTCTAGGTTATTGACAATAAAGAAAAAATTTGTTATACTATATGTAGATATGAGAAAAAGGAGGCCAGATCATGGCGAATGTAAGTTTGAATAAATTAAATACTATTAAAGCTATTGAACCAAAAATTATAAAAATTGGTGAAGAGCAAGTTAGTGTTAAGCAATATTTACCTATGACATCAAAATCTGAGTTAGTGGGTAAAGTTATAGAAGATACTTTAGACGCAAAAGGTATTATTAGTCCAATTCGACAAAAAGTATATACAACGGTATTTATAATTATGTATTATACTAATATTAATATTACTGATACTATGGTTACAAATATTGAAAAAACTTATGAAATTTTACATTTAAATAAGATTGATGAATTAGTTATGAATGAAATCCCTCAAAGTGAATTAGATGAATTAGAAAATCTTATTAATAATACATTAAGAGAAATTTCTAATTATAATTTATCTTTTGTTGGTACTCTTGATAATATGCAAGCATTCCAGAAAAAAGATGAAAAGTCTGTGCAAGAAATTTTATCTGACTTACAGACAATTAGTTCTAATGAAACTTTAACTGAGGTTTTGAATAAATTAGGATAAGCCAGAAATGGCTTATTTTTTTTATAAGAGAGAAAGGAGTTTGAGATATGGCTGCGAATACAGTTGTTAAAGCAACAGTGCAAATTAATGCCGATACTAGTAGTGCATAGAAACAAATAAAAGATATGCAACAAAGTGTTCAAAAAATTGCGTCTTTATCTCCGCTCAAATTTGAATCTACTGAATTAAAACAAGGTATAGCAAGTGCGCGAGATTTATAGAAAGCATTAAATGCTGCCGCAAGTGTTAATATGGGCAAATTAGATCTTACTGCATTTAATAGATCTTTAAAATAGTCTAATACTAATTTAAGCACTATTGCTGATAATTTGCGTTCTTTTGGTGCAACAGGCGCAGCCGCTTTTGATAAAGTTGCTGATGGTTTAACCACTTTATAGAACAATAGCGTAACTGTTAATGGCGCTATTGGAAATTTATTAATTAATTTAAAGAAAACTGCTCAATGGCAAATTTCTTCTACATTAATTCATAAGTTTGTTGGTAAATTACAAGAAGCAGTTGGATATGCAAAAGATATGAATGAATCTTTGAACAATATCCGCACTGTTACGCAAATGTCTACTGGTGAACTCGCATTATTTGCAGAAAATGCTCAAAAAGCTGCTAAAAATTTAAGTTCATCTACTCTTGCTTTTTCTGATGCTGCTTTGATTTATTTCCAACAGGGCGATAAGATGACTACTGCTATGGAAAAAGCAGAGATTACGATGAAAGCTGCTGCTATTTCTTTTAATTCTAGCGCAAAAGATATGTCTGAATACTTAACAGCTATTTGGAATTCTTATCAAGTTGGAGAAGAAGAGATGGAGCATTATGTTGATATCATGGCTAACTTAGGTGCTAACACTGCAACTAGCATGGAAGAAATTTCTACTGCATTGCGTAAGGTTGCGGCAACAGCTAATAACGTTGGCGTTGGTATGGAACAAATGTCATCTATTATTGCAACATCTGCTAGTGTTACTCGTCAAAGTGCAGAAATCATTGGTACTTCTTGGAATACAATTTTAAGTCGTATTGGTGGTTTAAAACTTGGTGAAACACTTGAAGATGGTGTTGATCTTAATAAATATTCTACTGCATTACAAGCTATTGGTGTTAATGTATTAGATGTTTCTGGCGAATTGCGTGATATGGGAAAAGTAGTCGATGAAATTGGTGAGAAATGGTCTTCTATGTCCAAGGCTCAGCAATCTGCATTGGCGCAAACCGTTGGTGGCGTACGTCAGTATACTTAGATGATGGCATTCTTTGATAACTATGATACTTATAAAATTAATTTAGAGTTTGCCGAAGGATCTGATGGCGCTCTTGAAAAGCAATTTAGCACTTGGGAACAATCTTGGGAAGCAGCAACTGGTCGTATGAAGAATGCTTGGCAAGGATTGTATAGTGAGATTATTGATGATCAGGCTTTTATTGGAGTAATTGATGGCTTATCTGAAGTTATAAATAAAGTTACTGAATTAATTCAAGCTATGGGCGGTATTGGTCCTGTTTTGACCACTATTGGCGGTATGTTTATGGCATATTTCGGCGGTAGTGGAGCAATCAGTGCTGGAATTAGTAAAATTGCTAACACTTTTGCTATTATGACTGGTACTGCTAACAAATAGAATATTGCAACAGCTACGACATTAGCAAAAGGTTATGATACTGCTGCGGCAAATGCTTCTGGCGCAGATGCTGATATTTTAAGATCTAAAGCGTCTTTGGCAAGAGGTTCTGCAGCTTATTTGAAAAATTCTAATCGTATGTCAGAAGCTGATAAACAAGCGTATGAAGCTGCACGTCAAAATGTTGCATTACAACAGCAAAATTTAAGGGAAGCACAAGCTAATAAAAATCAAGCTGACGCTCGTGTGGCGGCTTTAAGAAATCAAACAGGTAATAGCGCAACTAGAGAATCTAATAGATTAAATTATTTTGATGGTAATGTTAACAATGCTTATAATCGTGCTATAAATGCAGGCATTAGTTCTGCTACTTCTACTGGTAAATCTGATTATGCTACTCAATTATAGGAGCAAGCAGCCAAAGTAAGACAAGCAAATAAAACATTAGAAGAAGCATTAAAATCTGGTAACTAGTCTGCTATTAGTGCGGCTAAAGCTGGATATAGCCAAGCTACTGCAGAAGCTTCCAATGTAGGTAAAGGTATTGTTGAAGGCTTAACGCAAGAAATTGCTGAAGTCCAAAACAAGCAACAACAATTAACTAATTTATTAGAAGATCCAGAGCATTATATGACAGATGGTCAATTCGATGCTGAAAAAGCTCGAGCATCTTATAATGAGATTGTTGGGCCAGAAGCCGCAATAGACGCAGATGCAGGTAAATTTACTTCTTTTGATAAGATGAAAGAAACTATCACTTCTTCTGTAGAAGGCATGGATGATTTAATAGATAAATATGGCGAAATTGGACAAGCAAGTGAAACTTTAATTGATGCAAATGGTGAAGTTGGTCAAGAGTTTGGTGAAATGGCTCGTCAAGCTGTTGAAGCTGGAGACGAATTAAGTCATGCAGAAGATCAACTAGACGAAGCTAGCAAAGGTGTTGAGGAAGCTGGGAATAAATTACCAGGCATTTCTGATAGTCTTGGTGGCTTAGCTGGTGGCATGATGCAATTAACTGGCGCTATTACAATGGTATCTAGCGCATTTAATACACTTGGTGACGAAGGCGCCAGTGGCGGTCAAAAAGCTATGGCCGTTTTAAGTTTACTTATTGGAGTTATGACTGGCGTAAGTGCAGCTCAAACGATTTTGAATAATGCTAAGAGTTTAGGCGTAGCAATTACAAAAAAAGCTACTGCCGCAGAAGCAGCACATAGCACTATTTTTAGTAAATTAATTGTTAAATTATTTGCGCACAGTGCTGCACAAGCAGCAAATACAACAGCAACGAATGTTAATACGACTGCTACTATTGCTAATAAATTAGCTCGTTTAGGTTTAATTGGTGCTGCTATTGCATTAGGTGCGGCTTTGGTTGCATTAACAGCAATTTTAATTAGCGAAGCAAGTTAGACTAGTAATTATAATAAGCAAATGGCAAAATTACATACTGAGATGGATCAATTAACTGAGCGTGCTGATAAACTTCGTGAAAAGCAATAGGCCAATGTAGATGTTATGAAAAAGTTGAATGATGTAGTTAATGCTACTGATCTTACTTTTGAAGAACAATTAAATCAAATTAATGAATTAACTTCTGCTTATGGTATTCAAGCTACTGCTCTTGACGTATTAAGTGGTAATTATGGCGAGTTAGCTGAATCTATGAATGCAGCTTTATTGGCAGAACAGCAAGATATTAGTGGCCAATTAGAAGATATTGAAGCTGAGCAACAAGAAAATGTCAGACAACAAATTGAATTAACTGATCGTTAGAATTTAGGATTCTGGGATCGTGTGAATTTGTCTATTAAAGATTTCCAAGGCACAATGATTAGTGCTTTGGGCACGCTTGGCAAATATGCTTTATATGCTATTGCTACAATCGTTGATACAATTATTGATTTACCTGAGACAATTGCAAATGTGTTTGTAGACTTAATTAATGCTTTATTGACTTCTATTAATGCAGCTCTCGGCTGGCTTGGTGTCAATATTGGTATGCTTGAACATGTTGATTTTGGTTTCAGTGAAGCAGCCGGAATTGGTGATACAATTCGTGGTTGGGGCGATGATATTGAAAAAGCTGGCCAAGAAGCAAAAGCGGCAAGTGAAAGAGCTGCCGAAGCTGCTGTTAAGGCGCATAGCGCATTTAATAAACTTGGTGACTCTATTGAAATGTCTGCCGAAGAAAGCGAAAAATTAAGCAAATTCTATGAACAAAATAAAGATGCTTTAAATGCCGCTGGATTTATTCAAGGTTCAGATGGACGTTTACAAGTTGATCAAAATAAAGAACAAGATTATGGAGCTTTATATAACTTATTGTCTCAAGCTGGGGCTGATAAGTGGGGTTCTGTAAATAGTTATAGCTCTAATTTGATGGGATATTTGCGCACAGTAGATGCTGATCAATTAGGCTAGACTCAGATACAAGTGCGGCAATCACAGCTTGCTGAATAGATGTATAGCACTTATGCTGACTCTATTGATGCGCTTAATTTAAAGCAAACAACTCATGATTTAAAAGATATTCATAGTTTAATTAAACAAATTAATGATGAGAATGGCGGAACACTTACTGATTCTGATAAGAGCTTTTTAGCTCAAAATATTGGACAATTCGCTCATTGGTCTGATGCATATCAAGAATATGAAAGTGCTATCAATCTCAGTGCTAAAATAAGTAAATTTGATGTTAATTCTGATTTATCAAAAGAACAAATTACTGATGCTATTATTGGCGCAGTTGGCAAAAAGATTGGCGCGAATGGTGAAGAGCTTACTATTGATACATTATTAAGAGTAAGACCTTCTGCAATCCATATTGATCCAACAACATCTGAAGTAACAATTGACGAAGATGCTTTGGCTATTGCTACTGCAAATGCTGATGTTGAAAAAGCAGCATAGACTAAAATGGATATTGATTCTATTCGTCAAATCGACAAAGGCAACACTGTTGATTATGATACTTATCTAGCTATTAAGGACACAGGCATATTCTCTGATGAGGAACTTGCTCGTTATACTGGTTCTAACAAAGCTGAAAGAGCTGTTATGCTCAAACAAAAAGAATAGGAAGCAATTAATGCTCAAATTATAGCAGACTAGCAATTAGTCGAAATTGGTAATCGTGAAATTACAACTTTAACAGGTAAAGTTGAAGAATTTTATGAGAATTTACGTAATGGTTTATTACAAGATGAAGATGAATTAAAGAAAGCACATCCTGAATTATTCGAAGGGGACGAAATGCTTTCTGGTAATGCTCTTTATCAAAAAATGGCAAATAGACAAGCGCAATTACAAAATTTAAATACTGCATATAAACAATTTGCTGGTTCTTATAGTGGATCTTCTTGGGACGATATTACTTCTTGGGAAGATTATGGTGCAAGTTTACGTTCTACATTAAGTAAAGATCAGCAACAAACTATTTTGGATTCTTTAGGAGTTTCTTCTTGGGCTCAAATTACGGAAGACCAAATGAAACAAATTTTTGAAAAATTCAATAGTGGCGAATATAACTTCTGGGCACAAAATAATACTGACCTTGCTTGGTACAATGCTTAGCTTGAAGAAGGTAAAGTATTAGTTGGCGAATTAGGTTCTGCACAAGCCACAGTTGCCGCTGCAAATAATAGATTAGATGCAAGTAAATGGGCAGCTGTTTCACAAGAAATTGAAGTTGCTAAAACTAATGCAGAAGCATTCAAGAATACTATTGGTAAAATGGGTTCTGCATCTGCCGCAGATTTAGCTCAACTAAATGAAGTCTTTAAAGATATGGGCATCAATGTTTATGACCTATATCAAAAGATGGATAGTGCGCAATGGGATGAATTTGTTACCACTTAGGCTTTGGCTTATTATGACAAATTAATTCAAAAATATCAAGAAGTTGGCGATGAATTGAGTGTTCTTAAAGCAAAAGAAGAACGCGATAATGTCATGTCTGCTTATGCAAAAAATGCTTCTTCTCGTTTGTCTAAACAAATTGAGAATATGAAGTCTGAATGGCAAGATGTAACAACTGCTGCATCTGCGGCAAATTCTGAAATTAGTAAGTTAATTACTGATCCTGACAAATATGCGGACATGACTAATGCTGGCATGAACACATTAATTGAAAATCTTCAAAAGGTTGGATATAGTGCGGAAGAGGCTAAAAAGTTAGTTGATAAATTATATGATGCTTCTACATCAGAAGAAGAACGTATTAAAACTGCAACATTCGCATCTGCTAATGCGCAACTTGCTGAATTAACACAATTATATAAAGAAAAGCAAGAATTAGAAACTGGTATTAAGGTTACATCATATGATTTGTCAGAAGTTGAGCCTTTACCTATTGCTGCAAAAATCGAAAAAGAGAATACTGAAATAGAAACACCAGAAGCCGCGATGTCTGTTACAGATGTTTCTTTGGATTTTGATAAGTCTAAACTTAATTATACTAAAGGTAAAGTATATTATACTAATGGCATAAACCAAATTCCATTAAGTGATGTTCATTATGACAAAGCAACTGCTACATATACTTATGGCGAAAATAATATTCCTATTGATGATCTTACTATTGAAGAAGGCAAGGTTTATTATACTTAGGGCGAAAATAAAATTGATGCTTCTAAAGTAACGATTAAAGATGGCAAAGTTATTTACACTAATCCTACTACTGGTGCGGAATGGGATACTCAATTAACTCCTATTACAGAAGTTGAAGGTACAGTTACATATGTTGAGCCTAAAACAGGTACAAATTGGAATATAGACGATTTACGTCAAATCGCCGATGGTACTATTACTTATGAGTCTGCTGAGACTGGTGCTAAATGGGATGTTTCTCAATTAAAGAAACTAGAAGATGGTACAGTTGTATATCATGATGTAACTACTAATCAAGACTTTGATGTTAATAAAATTAAAGTCACTCAACTTGAAAATGGAACTGTTCAATTTACTAATATTGAAACTGGTGAAACTTGGGAAGCGGAAGAACAACAAGTTAAACAGTTAAGTGATGGTACTATTTTAGTTCAAAAGATTGACAAAACAGCTGTTGAAGGTGAAAATGCACCAAAAGTAGGTGTAGTAGCTGTTGTTGAAAAAGCTCCAGAAGTAACAGTAACTACTAATTATACAGAAGGCGAAAATGCTGATCTTATTAAAGATAGATAGATTGTAGTTGATGTGGCTTACAAAACGGCAAAGGACGCTTTGTATCAGCAGCAAAGAGACAAAATTTATAGTAATTTGTCAGTACAAGATTATAATACTGCTGCGCAGTTTACTTGGAACAATGTAAATAATGGATCTTTAAATGAAGGCGGCGGTTGGGATTGGCTAACTGGCGATTCTAGCTGGGCTTCTGATAAGGGTAAAATTGCAGGTATGTTGTCTCTTGCTGAGACAATACGTGAGTCTGAATTTTCTGATATGTCATATACTGCTCAATGGAATGTAGCAAATTATTTAGTAGCATTGCGGAGAGCAGCGAAATCTAGCAACTCTGAGATTAGAAGTATTGCTAAATTTATTATTTCTGGTTTACCAGTTGGTATGCAAGAAGCAATTGCTGATGAAGACTGGAACGGTGGAGTAGAAGGGTTAGGTGCTCATGTTGAATCTGCTATCGCCGACGAAGTTGAAACTCACTCTCCTTCTGAAATGACTAAACGTATTGGTCGTTATGTTATTGAAGGTTTAGCCGTTGGTATGCAAGAAGGAATCGCTGAGCAAGATTGGAGCGGCACAGTCGGTGGTCTTGGAGAACTTATTGAAACTGCATTAAAAGCTGAATTAACCGATACGTCCAAAGGTACGGCTGCATTATGGTCAGAACAAATTACCAAAGCTGGTGACAAAGCTTATACTGAGGCTATGAGTAAATGGACTACTGAACATAATGGTAGCCAAATGGCCGAAGGTGTAAGACAAGCAGAAGCTGCAAGGGCCCAAGCACAAGCCGATAAAGCAGCTGAATTAACATAGCAATTTACCGAAGACTATGTTAACGGCGGATACTTAATGGACAAAAATACATCTGCATATCAAAAGAGCATTTATGGTGCAGCATTTTAGAGTGCAATCGACAAAGGTTACACCATTGGCTCTGACAAATTCTTTGAATATGTAGAAAACGAAGTTAATAAATCAAGCAAAAATATTCAAGATAAAATTGAAAGCACTTGGGCAAGCGTTAAAGATACATTAGCTAGCGGTGCGTTAGCTATGTATAAAAATGAAGAAGCTTTGGCGCAAAAGACTTATGAAACATGGGCCACAGCATATGAAAAAATTGCACAAGCACGTCTTGGATTGGTAGAAGGCAAATCAATTGCTGATACTCTTGCTGGCGATATTGAAGGTCAGTAGGCAATTATTCAGCAATTATTATCTACCGGTGAGTTTAAAACTATTCAAGAAGTTATGGCATTTTTACGCAATCCAGAAGCGGATATGTCTAAACTTAAGATTGGTGGATTTGCTGATAGTGAATGGTCAAAGACTGGTAATCAAAGATTCTTTAATTGGGAAAATGGTCATATTAGAGATACTTCTTATGATGAATATGAAGCTCGTATAAGACAAGAAGCAGAGAAAGCTGCTACAACTAATATCCAAGAATTTTGGACTTCTAAAGGTGCGAATGGCGAAAAAAGTTGGTAGGATCGTCTTGATCGTTACAATGAGCTTATGAGTCAAAGTTCTAGAACTTAGGATGAAAATAAAGAATTAGCAGAATTAAATAGTCAATTAGGAATATTTTTAGAAAAAGGCGTAATTCAGCAAGATTAGAATGGCAAATATTATGTTGATTTTGATAGTTTGGATAGCAATGAAATGCATGATGCAGTATATGACGCAGTCTATAATGCATTCCACATGGACCAAGCCGCGTTTAATGCTTTATATGCGGAAGCTATTGCTCGTGAAAGCGATGCAGTACAAACTGAAACAAAAAATGTTTCTGATCAAGGCGAAAAATATTTAAATCAAAATGCAACAGACCAAGAAATTATTAAAAAAGTTCGTGATGCTAAATTAACTGATGCGGATGCTGATCTAGAAACTATTTTAGATGAGTCTGAGCTTAAACGTTATAATGAAATTATGGGCGACACCGAGCCCACTGTTGCTAATTTAAATAGCAAACTTACTGAATTAGAAACCAATGCACGTAGTTGTGCATCTGGTGTGCAAGAGCTTGTTGGAGCATTAAATAATGGTACTGTTGATGGCGGCTATGTTGATGCAGAAGGCAAAGTCCATGCAACTGTTTCAACTGTTGGAGAACGTGTAAATGTTTATAAAGGTGATACAGAAGCTTTTGAGCATTGGCAAAATGAAGGCTATGTAACAGAATCCGAAGATGCTGATGGCACTATTCATATGAAAAAAATAATTGTAGATGAAGTTGAAGTGCCAGAAGGAACTGAGGGTATTAAAACAGGTAATGAAACAGTCGATAGCGCAGCAGAAGGCGAAGATATTGATTGGCAAAGATATCTAGAAGATGTAGAATCATATGCTAATGCAGTAAATATGGCAAAAGATGATTTCAAAGATTATATTGAAGTCATCAAAGAAGCGGGTGGAGATTCAAGAAGTCTAAAAGAAATGTCTGATGAAGAACGTCGTTCTTTATTAGAATTGGCTAAAACCGCGGTTGATGTGTCAAATGCTTGGAATAGTTTAACAAGCAGTCAAAAAGATAATATTTCAATGATTAAAAATGGCGAAAAAGCAAATGTTAATTATGCATCTGGGCTCAAATCTGTCATGCAAAATGTTAAAACAATTTTTGGTAACAGTAAAGCTGTTACGGCAGATTTCGTAGAAGAAAACATTGATTTAATTGAAGATATGTCAAATGGTGTCGAAGGTGCAGCAGAAAAAGTTGAAGAGAAAGTGCTTCGCGCAGAAGCAGCCTTAGACGGTTGGGATTATGATAAAAAAATTCAAGTTGATTTTGATGTTGATGGCGATGGATTAAAAGATCAACTCTCTACTATTGGTGAGGTTTTAAATAATTTTGGCGATCAACATGCAAATGAACCAGTTGGTTTTGTTGCTACTATTGATAATACACCTGCAATTGCTGGATTGAATGAATTACTATCTGCTGGTGAAATGACCGCAGAAGAAATGACAGCTGCATTAGCAACTATTGGCTGGGAGCCAGAAATTGAATATTAGCCAGTAACATTTGAACAAGCTTAGAAGCATAGAACTTCTGTATATACTGAAGATAATTTTGGTAATTATGTTCAAGTTAATGGTGAAGAACAATTAAATGGATCTACTCAATATTATATTCCAGTAATTAAGTCAGCGAAAAAAACTGGCACAGGTGCTTCTGGTACACGTCCAACCACTAACACCGGATCAAGTGGCGGCGGTGGAGGCGGAGGATCTAAAACCACCAAAGATAAAAAGAATTATAGTGATGAAATTGAACGTTATCATGAGATAACTGAACAATTAGGAATCATTAGTCGTCAATTAACTAAGATTGATAAACAAAAAGCTGCCGCATGGGGCAAAGGTAAACTTGATGCAATTAACAAAGAAATTGAAGCATTAAATAATGAAGCAGATGCGTATGCTCGATATGCTGATGAAGCTGCTGATTATATGGCATCAGATCGCGCAGACCTTACTGCAAATGGCGCATTGTTTAATGATGATGGATCTATTGCTAATTATGAACAATTAATGCAGCAATGGATTGATGAATACAACGATGCTGTTGAAGCATTTAATAATTCTGATCAAACCGACGCTGACCAAGATGCATTAGATGATGCAGAAGATCTATACGAAAAACGCAAAAAGATGATCGAAAATTATGAAGCAGCATATCAAAAATATCAAGATCAAATTAATAACTATCTTGAAACTTTGAATAAATTATCTGCGGCAAGACTTGAAAAAATTACTTATAAAGTAGAACTTCAAGTTGAGCTCGATGAGTCTGATCGTAAAATTATTGATTATTTCAACAAAAAGATTGAAAGCACTCTTGAAAAGCAAAGCGAGCGCATGAGCAATTATGTTAAGTCTCATAAATCCTATGAAGATGATGCTAGATCATATGCTGACGCTATTGCTAAACTTGAAGAAGAACATCAAAAGTGGATTGATTCAAATGGTACTGAGGGTATTAATGATAGCGATTACGCAGCTACATTGTTAGATTATCGTAATAAATTAGCCCAAGTATTAAGCGATATGTATGAAAATGAACAAAAAATTATGCAAATTTACTCTGATGCGGTTGACCTCGCAAATGAGAAAGTCCAAGAGCAGACTAATATTATCCAGCATTCTATTGATATGATGTCTAATTATGTAGAAATTTTAGGACTCATGGGTCGTAAAGTTGATTATGACGAACTTGAAAAATTCTATGATACACAGTATCAGTCTTATCTTGATATGATTGAAGTTAACAAAGCTTTAAGAGATCAATATAAGCAAGAGATGGAATACTATGAAGCAAAAATGGCTGCAGGTCAAGAACTATCCGAAGAAGAGCAAGAACAATATAAGAAAGCGACTGAGGCTTATATTGATGCTGAAAATACCTTAGTGTCTAATACCAAGGCCGCATTAACAGCAATTCAAGATGCACATAAAGCCCATATTCAAGCTATTATGGAAGATTTGAGTGAAGTAAATGCGGGCGTGCATTCTAATATTCAGGATGTATCTGATGCATATGGCTATTGGAATGAACAACGTGCTAATTACTTAGCTACTGGTAAACAAATTTACGAAGTAAATAAGTTAAATCGTAAGATTGAAAGTTCTATGGCGGACTCTGCTACTAAGGCATCAAAAGAACGACTTGCCGCACTCGAAGAGGAAATTAAACTTAAATCTAAGAGTGGTAAATTGAGTGAATATCAAATCAAGCAATTTGAATTACAATATGAACTCGCTCTTGCATTGTAGGGAATTGAAGAAGCCCAAGACGCTAAATCTACTGTGCGCTTAGTGCGTGATGAAAACGGTGGTTATGGTTATCAATATACTGCTGACCAAGATAATTTAGATGAAGCTGAACAAAATTACGAAGATGTTCTTGAAAAAATTCGTGAATTAACTGAAACCACTGCTGACCAAATGGCGCAAGGATATATTAATGCACGTATTACAATGGAGCAAAAATTAGCAGAATTAGACGAGTCAGATTTTGCTACTCACGAAGAATATCTTGCAAAGCGTAATGAGATTATTGCTCATTACACTAGTCAAATGAATTATTATGCGCAACAATATAGCCTTGTTGCCGATGATATGCAATAGAATTTAAATGCTTTAAATGAGCATTATGGTGATGAAAATATTACGATCGCACAAGGCATGAATGAACAAATTAGCGGTGAAATGTCTGATATTATTGCTAATACAGACGAATATGGAGATGCAATCAAGACAGCGATGGATGAAACAGACAAAGAGAATGACGAATATAAACAAAAGATTGATGAAGTGGCACAAGCAAGTGGTTTAGATTATGCTTCTATGATTAATTCTTTGGGAGATTTTGAAACTGCTTCTGGCAAAGCGAATGTTGCAGCAATGCAAGTAATTGATACATTAGATAGTGAATTAGATGAAATCCACGATGTTACCGATGAGTGGTTAGATCATAAAGCTCAGATCGAAGATGTTATTGATTCTTATGAAGATTTAATTGATAAACTTGGTGAGACTCTTGATCTATTAGCTGATCTTGATGCTGATGATAATACTCCTTCCAACGCGCCTGACGCGCCTTCTAGCGGTGGCGGCGATGGCGACGGAAGTGGCGGTGGCAATGGAGACTCTGGCGGCGGCGGAGGTTCTGACGATGATGGAGGCTCAGGTGGCAATACCGGTGGAAGTGGAGGCGGTGGTAATTCACAGCAACCATCATCAGGTAGACAATTTTTAAAGTATATTTATCAAGACAGCGGCGTTAGCCAGCATTATAAAATTTGTCAATATACAGATATGTCTACTAGCCCAGTTGGTTATGAGTCACATCAGTTCAGTGGTAATAGATGCTCTTTGTGTGGTCATGTAAAATCATCAGGTGGTGGATGCTTCGTTGCAGGCACTCCAATTATCATGGCTGATTTTAGCACAAAGAAAATTGAAGACATTGTAGTAGGTGATGAAGTTATTGCATATGATAATATAAATAAAGAATTTACTACTAAACGAGTAAATGATACTTATATTCATCATAATACCGCAGCATTGATTTTGGTTAAATTGTCTAATGGGGTCGAACTTAGAATGACGCCAAGCCATCCATTGTTATCAACACATGGATGGAAATCACGTAATTTGATTTTGTCTTTATTAGAGCATCATGTGTTAGCATCTTGGTTGAATGTTGGTGATGAAATTATTTGCTTCAATGGCAATGCTATTGTTGAAGAAATTATTGATTTAGCCGTTCCAGAGAATTTTGATACTTATAACTTGGCTATTGATGATTTACATACATATATGGTTGAAGGGGTAGTTGTTCATAATATCATGGTTTCCGCAGCTAAGTATGCATCTGGTGGTTTGATTGATTATACTGGGCCTGCTTGGGTTGATGGATCTTATTCCAAGCCTGAATTGGTTTTGAATAATGATGATACTGCAAACTTACTTGCGGCAGTTCAGATGTTACGTGATATGACACCACGTATTTTTGAAATCATGTCTACAAATGTAACTCATATGATGCATGCTCTTGATTATCAACATGCATCAACTAATTTGTCTGATATTTATGCACGTGAACGTGACAAAGATTTGCTTGAACAAAATGTGCATATTACTGCTGAGTTCCCAAGCGTTACTGACCATAACGAAATTGAACAAGCATTTAATGATCTTATTAATCAAACAGCACAGTATGTCAATAATTATGAAGCATATAGACACAATTTTGAATCATTGATCTAATAATAAGGTGGGGCTTTATGCCCCACCTTTTTTAATTTGGGTGAATACGGTTAATTAAATTTGATATTTTTTTACAATATTTAGAGTTAGAGAAAAAGGAGATGAGTCAATGGCAAGTATTACACAAAATTTCGCTGATCAACAGTCTGCGGCGATGATTGCTGCTGCGACTCAATATAGTACCCAATTAAAGAACGCTGCGTCAAGTGCGGAATTGGTTGCTCGTTTGAATAAAGCAATTGATATGCAGATTGACGCATCTTTGAAATTGGCAAATTTTGACACAAGCGTTGAGGGACAAATTATCGCTGTTCAAGATAAAGAGAATGGCGTTTACTTGGTATAGATACAAAGTGCAAAATTTGAAGCATATGCGGAAAGTGGTCAATATTACGAAGGTGAAACTGTTTATGTTAGAGTCCCTCGTAATGATTATAGCCAATAGAAATTTATCACTGGCCGCAAGGTTGCTGGACCGGATGAAATTAATAATACACCATTTAAATTCAAATATCCATTTGACGATTTTATTGCGCTTGCCAATCTTACAAGTGACTCTGGCACTAGTTTAAATAAACTTACTACCGAGAGAAGCTGGCGCGCAAATAAACCAGAAGATGGTGCAGAACCTAATTATACATTATCTAATGTTGAACAAGATCCTAATATTTTATGGCATTGGCGCAGAGGGAATAAAGACTTTTTAGGTACTACTCTTGGTGTTCAAATAAAAGTTAGAACTTATCTAGGTCAATATAATCCAATATCTGGTAATTATGGTATTCGTTTCTTGGTAAGAGGAGACGAAATGCAAGCCAATGGACAAGTGCAATAGAATGTAGTTAGAGAATTTTATTTTAACTGCGATAATATGTATGGTAATCCATATGGCTTCCTTGATGAGACTGTTCAGCAAGTATTAATTAATATTAGTCAGTTTAATAAAATTGATGAGATTGCCGCATATTTCTGGCAAGATCATAATTTTGTTGATGATGCGGGCAATACTATCTCTTATTGGGATGAATATAATCCTGGCATTTATTGTGAACCAAATATTTTTATTAGCGATTTAAGTGTTGGTTATGGTTTATAGACCAGCGATATTGGTAATGAAAAAGCCATGTTATTTACTTATGATAGTACAACTTATGGCGAAAACGCGATGAGCACGACACCAAGAGCGCAATTGGATACTCATACATTGCATTTTGGTTGGGTGCATAAATGTCCAGATGAAAATTATATGATGATCAATAGTATGGCAACTCTTAATAGATTCAATGATGAATATATTGAAGAAGATAAAAAGAAAGCTCATATTTATTGGTATCATCAAGTGCGGAATGCCGATGAAGTTGAAGGCATACCATATGTTACACCTGGAACTGATTTAAATAGTTTATTGGCGAAGAAAGAGGAATTAGCAAATCGTAGAGATAGTTTCTTGACAGCTGCCGAGAATATGCGCGAAGCCTATTCCTCAGAAGAGCAATATAATACATATACTAATAATATTCGTAAAAAGTATAATACATAGATCGCTGCAATTGATGATATGATTGACAATATGGGCGATCAAAGTATGCAACGTATTTCAACTTATGGCGGACCTGACTATCGTTATATGCCAGAGTTTACTGATAAGTTTGAAGCTACTATTCAAATGGATATTAATCAATTCCGTGAAAGATTTAAAGTAGTCGTTGCATGGGAGAATACTTATGAAGCATCTGAGCCTCTTGAATTCCAAAATGTTGATAAAAGCGTTTTGGAAAATATGGAAGGCAAGAAGAATGAGCTGATTTTTAGGCTTTTGCGCACTTAGAAATATAGAGAAAATAACCAGACTAAAACTCGTTTGATTGAAGATAATAGTATTGGTAATTTCTTTGTTTATGATGAAAATAATAAATGTATACAGAATGAAGAAGAAACCTTCTGGTCTGATATGTGGTTTTATATTCAGGTTTGGATGTGGAGCGAAGAAGCAGAACAATATGTTCCTTTAACAACTACATCAACTGATGACACCATTACTGTTTCTTGGCAATTCCCTATTGCTGAGACTATGATTCGTTCTGTATCGCAAATAGATCAAGACGATCTTAGTAATTATAAAAATTCTTTGATCCCTATTGTTAATAATTTTGATGGAGTTTAGGCTTCTACAAGAAAATTTCGTATTGACGATCATTGGGATATGCGTGCGCATAATAATATTATTCGTGCGACAGTTAATAGAAATGGCAAACAATATAATTTATCTAAATTATTAACATTCGGGCAATCTGGATGTATGGGTAGTAAATATACCTTGCGGATTGACCTTTTAGAACCAGCTGATAGTTTTACTATGGTCGGCGATCAAGGGTTCATAGTCAGTACATCTGTATATAGCCAAAATGGTGAAAAATTAGAATCTAGTGCATTTGATTTTAACTATGAGTTACTCAATAGTGGCTCATGCACATTAGGATATAGCAGTGCATATCCTGGCTAGGTAACAATATCTGGCTCTGGATATCATCAAAGCGGTTATAAAGCAATTCTTAGAAAAAATGCACAAAATTATTATGTGCCTCCTTTGTTTAAAGTTACTGTTGATTTAAAAGATCCAGAATATAGATATGATATATCTAATGTACGTGGATTTATGTCAGTTGATAAATCAGCAGGAGTAACTAAATATGACATTGGTTGTCCAGATAGAGTTGAGTATAAATCTGATGGATCTATTCCAGTATATGATAATTCTTATTTTACTGTCAGAGATTTATCTACTAATGAGTTAGTTTATCCAAATTGGTATTTATCACAATATAATTCAAATGGAACAGTTCGTTCAAATAATATTCAATATTTGAATTTAGAGTCACATTCATTCACTGTTGATTAGTTAAATACTAATGCAACAACTAATCCGGATAATAATACAGCTGCTACATATTATCAATATAAAATCAACCCTTATTTAGTTAATAATTCTTATCGTGACAGAACAACAATGTTTTGGGACGATGATATGGAAAGTGCATATCCTACTTACCTTAGATGTGAAGTTGGCGGATATGTATTTTGGCAATCAATAGCTTTTGCGCGTAATGTCTATGCTTCTTCTATTATCAATAGTTGGGATGGTCAATTATTAATTGATAAAGAAAAAAATGCTATTTTAACGCGCATGCTTTCCGCAGGTGTTAAAGACACTAAAAATCGTTTTAGTGGTGTCATCATGGGCGATTGGTCAGATTATGGTGATACATCTATTGATCCTATTGGTTTGTATGGCTTCAAAGAAGGAGTGCAGACCTTCGGATTTAAAAATGATGGAACTGGTTTTATTGGTAAAGCTGGTTATGGTCAAATTACTTTTGATGGCGAAAATGCATTAATTTCTGACCGCACTAAAAATCATTATATTAATCTTAACCCTACTGTATTTGAGATTGATGCAAATAATAGACTGGTCCATGTCAAAGGTAGAGAAGGTTATTCACAATACTTTATTTATTCTAAAAGCACTAAATTAAATATTGTAAATAATGATGATACCGAAGTAGGTAGTGGAGGTACTACTGCTTAGGATAATGGAGCAGATGAAAGCAAACGATATTTAGCTGGTTCTTCAAGAAATGCCGAATATGGTTTCTTGAATATTAAATGGGCTAAAAAATTTATGAATGATACTGAAAATGATTATTTTGTAGTTGATCCAACTAATGGAGTTTATATTAGTGGTGGTTTTATTGCAAAATATGGTTACATTGGTGATTGTTTAGAACTGTCATCTGCTGGTTTGACTTACCAAAAAAATAATGGTATTATCTTCATAGGCTAGGAAAGAACTCGTGATGGCAAGCTTGTTATTACACCAAGTCATCCAACCAATGGATATGATGATGTATATTGGAGCAGCCAAAAAGGAGATAAATATAATTTCCGTAGCGGAGCAAAGCCAAGTTCTTCTTGGGGTAGATATATTATTTGGGTTGGTGATACAAATAGTTCGGGTAGACCTAAATATCTATATCCTAACTTCGGTCTTGAACATAATGGTATTGTTCATTTAAATAAAGCATATGTTCAAGGTGAAATTCATGCTAGTTCATTGTAGATTGGCATGGACGATGGCGAATATCATGATGCACGCAGTAGATTTGCAAGAACTTATTATTCAGATTATAATCCTGCTAATTTAACTAATCAAAATGGTATTTGCGATAAGGTATATGGCGATATACTTCTTACCGGAGATTTGTGGTATGATACAAATGTAACAGTAAATATTAAAGATATTAGTTCATTTAGTATTACGCCAAAGAAAGATGCTAATGGTAATGAAGTTCAGTTGGATACTTCAAATCCGGCACAAGAAGATACAAACTCAAATTATCCATATGGATTTGATGTGTCTTAGTTATCTGAAAAAGAAAGCCGTGGTTATGTCTGTTATGAATGGATTGGACACTAGGATGATGTAAAGAATTATCCTGAGTGTACATGGACTTATCAGAAGTTAAATGAAACTACTGGTAAGATGGAAACAGTTACAGAAACAATCCCAAATCATAAAGGTTGGAGACGTTTACCTGTTCTTTCTAAAGATACTTTAACTGAAATATCAATGCTTGCTTTATAGAGTACCAAGGCAATTTAGACTTTATAGACTAAATTAACGAGTGCTTTAAAAACAGCGTATACGAATATTCGCACAGGAATGTCACCAATTAGTTTTTTTGAAGATGGAAATTGTTATGTAAGTATTGCTCATAAGCAAAAAACAGTTACTAAAATTGGTACTGTGCCATCTGGTATTTCGATTTATCAAGTTGATAATAATGGTTATCCTAATGGTGCTTATTTCTTATTAAATGGTCAACGAATGGGATTTTATAAGAAATATACAGTAAATGGTACTATAGTAGATGTGCCAATGTTAACATATTATCAAGGTAATATGGGCCTTGCTGGTAGTTTAGTATTCGGTATAGATATGAAAAAAGTCACTACGCAAGATAATGATAAAAATGATGTTAGTTTATATAAAAATTATCTTGATGGGCCGAATGCTGCAATTAGTTTGGGCGATGGAGCCATTAAGTTAGAAAGTAATGTCAATAAAATAAAGGGTATACCAACAGTTACTATTGGTGCAAAAGATAATGGAGCAAAAGCAAAGATTTATTTAGCAGGCTATGAAATTGTTGGTAATATAAATCAAAGTTTTTCTGCATCATTTAAAATGGGATGCGACACTAGCCCTGACCAAACCGATACAAAAAAATATAATACTATATCTATAGAGCATGGTGAGAGTGTTGGAAAGAACGTTCCTTCAAGTCATAGCATTACATGGTCAAGATATAAAATTACATCAGGCACGGAATATAAAATTACTGATCATTTGAATTAGTTTAAAATTATTAATGAAGGACGCGGTTTTTAGGTATTAGAGAATAATACTTAGTTACTTAACGACAATGGCCAAGCAGTCAATAACAATAAATTATACGATATAACAATTTTTAAACCAACAAAAGATAGTGGTAAGTTAGATTTAAACAACAGCGCCTAGAATTTAATTATTGATTGGGATTTAATTTAGGGCGAAATGGGTAAATTTACTGATGTTGATGCCACTAATATATTTTGTAAAAATCTTTATGTTTATGAAGATGAATATGCTAATAAAATTGCAACTGAAAAATGGGTTGCTGAAGAAATTAATGATGCTATTAATCTTTTGGTAGGAATGATTAATAGTTCTCAAACCACTGGCAATAAAGCATATGGTGCAGCTAAAAATCATACACATAATGAAAACGGTCGAGATGCTACTGCAAGTTGGGCCGGTTAAATTCATCGTGTGCGCGTTCCGGAAGGAGCGTGAAAAAATACCCACTGAATTGCTGGGAAGCCCTAAGAGCCCACGAGCCTATATGGAACGAAAGTAGAAACAAAGTAGTGGGATGGCACAAGGTTAAATCCTAAATGCTTTAATAATGGGTAATCAGCAGCCAGGCATAAGCAGGGTTCAACGACTATCCGTAAGGAGTAGGGCTACGGCTCGAAGTGGTGGGCACCCAGAACGGGTGAAGATATAGTCTAGTCCCAAACGAAAGAATGGGTATAAACGAAATTAAATGCTACAGATGATGGTGGCGGCGTTATTAAAATTAGTCTTGGCGGTACTAAATTACCTAGTAATTTAGCTACTGCGGCAGCTGGCGCAGGTATTGCAATTAGCAGTGCAACTAAATTTACAGGTAAATTTGGTATTTCATCTTCTTCAACCGCATTACAAAAATTTGTCGCAACTACCGGTAAAGATTTTACATGGGAAGTTACTGGTCTTGGCACTATTTTATTAGCTAAATCATTGTATCTAGTTGGCGAAATAACAGACGCAGATGAAACGCAATGGATCGCTGTGTCTTCGATGGTTTTACCTATTTTAACATCTTCATTACGAGGAGCAGTTTATGTAGAAGTTGCAAAAATAGGATTAAATTATACTGATCCAGCGAATACGAAACATACTTATTCTCATAGCGCAGATACTATAAGCTCTCCTACAGATTATCTTGGCGGTTTAGGCTATACATTTGCTGAAATTGCTGATCATGCATAGGGTGCAACGAGTTTAACTATTAACGCCTCATAGTCAATGGATTATGGATCTATTAAAGCATTTGGTGATGAAATATTCTTAGCTGGTTATACTTCCGCTACTGATAAAATTAAATTTACCGCAGGCGGATCAAATACAGTAAGTACACTAACTTTACCAAAAACAGCAACAACTGCTGCATTAGCTGGAGATACTACTAACACACTACTCTATACTTTAAAATTAGATTTAAACGATGCTGCTTCCGGAGGAACTTATAAAACTTCGCTAGGCGTTAAAGCTACATTATCTATGAGCGGTACTAGCGGATATGGGTCAATAGAAGAAAGCGATACTTTAACACTTGGTTCAGAACAAAAAAGTGATAATCTTTATTATGCTTATGTAACTAATGCTAAAGGTACTCAAGTATTAGTGAGACCTATGACATGGATCTATAATGCAGGATATAAAGCTGCATGTGATGCAATTAGTTTAACAGATAGTGGAGTTAGTATACCTGCAGTTAGCAGTATGGGAGTGCCTACAACTAATAGCACAATTAGTATTAGTGTAAGTCAAGAGAATGGTGTTACTAATAGTGACTAGGATAGTACTAAAGTGCGTGGTACTGCTAAGCTTACTAAGGGATCTAGTTCTAAATCTTATAATTCTGGTAGTGGATCGACTGCTTGGTATGATCGTGGTTATGCAAAAGGTTGGACAGATGCAATAGCTACTATTTCTGTTACACATAATTCAAGCAGAGAAAACAATACTATAACTGCCAAAGGTAAAGTAACTTATAAAGCTACTCATGATGCAACATCTTATACTAGTAAAGAAGGTACGGAAAAGACATATACTGCTTCTGTATCTGACAGCCATAGCGCAACACTTAACGGTACATGGTCCGCAGGTTCAAGTATGACACTTTATAATAATTCTACATACGGTAAACTTGGAACTAAACATACTGGATCAGATTGGACCGCATATGAAGTTAGTGATACACATAAGCTTGGCGGTACTGGTGATACAAGAACTTGGTATTCTAATATTAATGATAACCATAGCGCATCATTAAGTGGTAGTTCATCTATCAGCTGGTCTTAATCTTAATATAAAATTTGAGAAAAAGGAGATAAAAAATTATGACACTCACTTTTACACAGTTACAAGATATGATTAATGCTCTTGATTCTTTAAAGGATGAAAAACTTCCTTTTAAACTTAGTCTTCTTATTGCCAAGGATCTCAGTATCCTAAATAAAGAATTTGAATTCTATGTGCAGCAAGAGCGTGAGTTTGCTCTCAAATTCCTTGAATTTGATGAACAGGGTAATCCTATTCAAGAAGGAGAAGGAATGTTCAAGATTAAAGATGGAATGCAGTAGGAATGCTTGGAAGCTCGCACCGAGCTTAACAAGTTTACCTGTGATTGCGATCTTCGCAGTATCCCAATGAGTTTAATTGAAAAGTTGGAGCTTACACCTGATCAGGTAGCTGGATTGGAGTTAATTATAGACGAGGAGGGATAATAGTGGCTCGTTTATATCCACCTAGTATTTCGGGCACACTACCTTCTTTTTATGGTTCAACAATTACAGTTCCATATACAATGAATAAAATTGTTGCGATTTCAGAAGTTGCTGGCTTTGCTCTCAGAGTGAAGTCAGCTTCTTCTGAAACTTTTTTATTTGAGGTAGTTGGTCCTGGCATCGGCACTGGAAAGATCAGTGCTAATTTTAGTGACACGCAAGTAGAGTTTGAATTAACAACTAATTTATTAAATAAGCTCTATGTGGGTGAATATTATAAAGTTCAAATAGCTTATGTTAATTCCTTAGATGAGATTGGTTATTACTCTACTATTGGTATTATTAAATATACAGGAGCTCCCCAAGCTTGGATTGCGGATTTTAATCCAGACGTTCCAAACCAAAATCGTCAGAAGATCATTGGCACTTATTCCAATGAAACAGATCCAACGGAAAGAGAAGCAGAATATAGATTCACTGTATATGCTTATGACAAAATCACAGAGCTTACATCAACAGGTTGGAAATCTCATATCGTAAGTAATAATATTGAAACAGCTATCGTGGCTGATGATTATAGCGTTACTTATGCAATAGAGCAAACTGATGAGTATGATTTAAAATATGTTTTAGATCCAATGTCTACGTATTATATTAGATATGAGATCCGCACTAATAATGGATTATATAAAGCTAGTCCATTATATGAAATTGTTGAAAATACTACAATGAACAGTACGTTACTTGCGGATTTGATCGCGGAAATGGATTATGATAATGCTTGCGTGATTCTTACATTGTTACCAAGAGCTAGACTCTCCGACGCAATTATTGTAGGTACATTTGAAATAGGTCGTTCCGCGGCGATAGATAACTATGCCTATTGGACCACAATTAGTAAATTTAGTTTGAATGGTCATTTGCCGAGTGATGGCCGCATTTTTACTGACTTCACTATTGAACAAGGTCAGAAATATAAATATGCTATTCGACAATTAAATTCTTATAATATTTATAGTTCATGGATTCCTATTACTAAATGGAGAATTCTTGGCACAGAAGTCTGGAATGAAAATCCATATGTAGAAGCGGCATTTGAAGATGCTTATTTATACGATGGTAAAAGACAGTTGCGTATTCGTTTTAATCCAAAAGTCAGCTCATTTAAAACTGTATTAATGGATACAAAGAAAACAGCAATAGGAAGCAAATATCCATATTTCTTCCGCAATGGTATCGTTGGGTATAAAGAATTTCCTATTAGCGGATTAATTAGTTATTTAAGTGATCAGGATCAATACTTTGCAAAACGCACAAGCGAGCTAGGTATGCCTACAACTTGGGAAGATACAACTGATATTACCGATGCAAATTTAGCATATGAGCGCAGATTTAAAACTATCGTATTGGATTGGTTAAATGAGAATACGATTAAGTTATATAAGTCACCAAGTGAAGGTAATTTCCTTGTGCGGCTATCCAATGTTTCACTTACTCCAAATGATTCGCTTTCCCGCATGTTACATACCTTTTCTTGCACTGCCGATGAAGTTGCAGATTATACCACAGATAAATTAATTGATGAAGGTTTCATCTCTGTTGAATTAGAGAATGAAAATCTTCAAACTTTGTTTATGACTAAATTATTTACTCGTGGTGAAGAGAATCCTTCTGATATATTCCAAGGATATAAAGGTATTTATATTAAATTGGAAGATTTCTTGCCTATGAGTAAATTTATTTTAGGTGGCACAACTTATTTCATTGGCCAGACTGGGCAGTATGAATTATATTTAGATTAGCCAGCAAATGGTTTATCTATTCCGCAAACAACATTGAATGAATGTTGGGATGCTGGATTAAATCCTAATGTTACATATGGTATTCAATCCAAAGGCTTTACTTCTTTTGATATTATTACTCAGTTAAGCGCATAGAAATTTTCTTATGTGCGGCGCATGGGTGCAGATGCTAATATCTTAGAACCATACTTTGATTTGAAGCATCAAATTGAACGTATTTATTATATTCATTTTACAACAAAAGAAGTCATTGATACAGATATTAGTTTTAATGCTATATTGAAATATATTGATGAAGCTAATAAAGGCAATGACTTAGACTTGGCTATTGATGTTAATGCTATGTATAGGATTCCAGCAAGTGATGAATTAATTCAATATTTTCTTGCCAATGGGCGCATTACATCTGGCGAATTAAGACATAATCAATTAGTTTATTTATACGTTGATAATGTTGGAAGAGATAGATTCAATCTTCATATGGATAAAGAATATTCCGCAGAAGTTATTTTCGGTAAGAAATTACGTTTTGTAGATGATGTCGGCAATAGATTCTATGAAGATAATGTGTTGGATTTCTCACATACTGGTGGTGAAGTAATTAATAATCTTAATTACATTCCTATTGATGAGAATGAGAATCCTTATATTAAGATTGGTAATGGCATAATTGCTGAATTTGGTTTGTATCAAAAAGTTATTAACTATGATATGGAGACTAACGTTAACAAGATTAGTGCTGATAATCAATCAAGATTTTAGAGATTGTATCAACAATACGCTTAGGCTTTGAATGAATGGTATGGCACTGCGGCAAACTATTATAGAGATGGCGCAGGATATAAAGAGTTTTGGTGGGATTATGATTATCAAAAGGATAATCCATCAGCAAACTATAATTATAATCATGGCTTAGGACGTATTAACAATACTGAAAAGAATGCGTTGCATACTAAATACATAAATGCACGAACCGCTTATATGAATATTCTTCAAGAAGAGTTAGATAAGCGTGAAAGCGAGGCGACTATTGTATGAGTAATCGTGATCCTTTGCTTGATAAAGATTTTCTTAAACAACTTGATGAATATCATATAAGAGAAGTATATGCTAAATTAATTTCTTTGAGTGACGATGAGCAGCCAGTGCGCGAAATCACTGGCTCAGTCACTTCTGGTTCCGTTAAAATTGATAGTAAATCTAGTATGCGCCGCACATGCTCATTGCAGATTACTACATCTAAGGCTTATTCTATCACTGATGTAGATTGGGCTTTGCGCACGAAGTTTAAATTATAGATTGGATTAAAGAATTTTATTGATGATCGATATGATGACATTATATATTTTAAAATGGGTATTTATGTTATCACCGCATATAATGTATCATTGACAGAACAAGGTTACGCAATTGCTTTATCTGGCAGTGATAAGATGTGTCTATTGAACGGTAATGTAAATGGGTCAGTTGCCGCAGAGACTAGTTTTAGTGAAGAATGGGATGCAATTCCTGGAACCAATAGGTATCAGAAAAAGAAAATCCCAATTAAGACAATTATTCGTGAAGCGGTTCATGAATATGCGGCTGAGCCTTATAGTAATATTGTTATTAATGATTTAGATACTTGTGGCGTTGAATTAATCTCATACCGTGCAAAGAATAATCCAATGTATGTTTATACTCGTAAACAAGGGCAAGCCACTGTGTACAATCTTTGTTTTGAAGATAGTTTAGTCGGCCAGATATTTCAAAATGGGGTGGCCGCAGATGGTACCCCAGTCTTCCGCGATGTTACAGTCACCGACATTGATGGTAACACAGAGCTGGTCCGCACATATCAAGGTGATGGATTAACTATTACGCATGGAGGATCTGACTATACAATCTTAAAACGCGCTGACTATGGTGAGACTATTGGATTTAAAGCTGTTGATTTAACTTATCCTTCTGACTTAGTTTGTAAAGTTGGAGAATCTATTACATCAATGCTTGATAAGATAGTAAAGATGCTTGGTGAGTTCGAATATTTTTATGACCTTGATGGGCATTTCGTATTTCAGCGCAAACATGCATATTTTGATACTCCATGGACTAATGCTGTTGTTACAACAGAAAGCAATGGATACAACGCAACAGAAGAGTATTATGATAGTACAATTTATTCTTCTGCTAATACTTATGTATTTGAAGGCGGTAAATTAATTACATCTTATCAAAATAAACCAAATATTTTAAGCATTAAAAATGATTATTCTATTTGGGGCGCAATGAAAGGTGTTAATGGTGACTTGCCAATTCATTTGCGTTGTGCTCTTGATATAAAACCTGAGTTATATTTTTCTAAACTTAATCAATGGAAATAGCATCATACTGCATGGTGTGAAGCTCATGATATTAGTTTAGATGATATATCTCAAACGTTATATACTACTGATCAATATGATTGGCGTGAATTACTTTATCGCATGGCAAAAGATTGTTTTGAATTACGGCGAATCGTAACAGACCTAGCCGCAGATCTTAATGATCCAACAAAGATTTAGTCTGCTGCAATACGTCAAGAAAATATTGATTATCTTACTGAATTACAAAAATATTATAATGACCTATTGTCAAATGGATATTCTGCCTATTATACTGATCTGTTAGGCTTTTGGCCGCAGCTATATCGCACTTCCCGCAAGCCATATATTAAATATAAATATGATGCAAATGGCAATCTTATTTATCTTTATGGTAGAGATAATCCGGAAGAAGATTTAACTAAAACGTTCACAGAAGCTGAATGGAGAGATTGGCAAAATAATGGATATTGGAATCCAGAACATTTTAGATATCGCCGCAAATCAGACGGCACTCATGAAGTAGAAATTTATAATCCTGATGGATTGTATTTCTGGTTTGATTTTATTGATGCTGAAAAAACAGGTTTGCTTGATTATTCCGTGGCAAAGTTGGGTAGAAGACCAAAAGTTGTTAATGATAATACCGTAAAATCTATATTTGTTAGAGAGACTCCAAATGTTCTTTTCATTGATCCAAATGAAGAAACTGTTCAATGGTCTGGTAATTTACATTATGCTCGAATGAATATACCGGTACAATATTCTAATTATTTAGTTAGAAGCGCGCAAGGCAAAAGCGCGAAAGAAGTTTTAGATTCTTTGATTTATCAAGGAACATTTTATAATGAAACAATTACACTTTCAGCGATCCCAGTATATTATCTCGAACCTAATACACGCATTAAAGTGTATGATGAAATGACTGGCATTGACGGAGATTATTTAATTGATTCTATTTCTATCTCTCTTGCTCATGATGGATTATCTTCTATCACAGGCACGAAAGCGGAAACCAGAATTCTATAAGGAGGAAAAGGTATGGCGAAAAAGGTGTCACAAGTACGTTATTTCGGTGGCGGCAACGCTAATGGAAATACGAATGCAACGTAGCTTATGAATGGTAGCGCTTTTAAATATCCTATCGTCCAGCTTGGTGTGCAGGCTTTACCTGGCACTCGTTTGCTCATTAACAATAGTGAGACTCCATTAACGATAGGTGCTACTGGAATATATGAATTAAATATAGATGGATTAGCTACTATTACATCTTTGATGTTTGCATCTGCTTCGGTAAAAAATTTACCAGCAACTGCAAGTATAATAGTTGACTATATCTATGATGAGGAGGGCTGATAATGGGTTTTTATGGTAATATAAGTGGCTCAACTAAATCAGCCTTTACTTTTGATAGAGTATATGCAAATAGAACATTGATGGATCAGAGCCTTGATACCGGTGTTGATACAGTATTCTTAGGGCGCTATGTTCTCGTTGAATATGATGACGCTCCGGTATCAATCTGGATCGTTACAAGAGACAATGTGTCTATTGCATACACAGATTATGAATTAACCACACGTTTGGTGCCGATGGCTAATATTGTATACCGTGATGAAAATAGTGGCCAGACTACACATAGTACAGTTGATTTTTATGAATATGATATTGCACAGCGCAAATTGGTCAAAGTGCAAGGCAATAGTCCATATGGCGTAAACTATAATATTGACGTTCAGAAGTATGGTCGTGGTTATGATGGCACTGTTTGGCGCAAGATTTATGATACTACGCTAAACAAATATAGATATGTATTAATGGCAGAGTTAAATGCGGCAGTGCCTACATTCCATTACACTGTTGATAATCCATTGGAGATATCAACTGCACCAAGTATTGACTCTTCTGATAGCACGAACTTAAACTATTATATCCATCAACGTGGATATATTATGGACAGATTTAAGACAGATTCTAATGGTGATGTTAGAATTGCTCAACCATCAGAAGCTTGGACTTATAATAGTGATGGCACTGAAAAAACCCATACTTACAATATCGGGGAAGAAACAGTTGCTATTAAATTTAATAAAGCTGGTTTTTCACCTGCTAATCACCAAGTTGCTCTTGAAAGCAATAGTAATGATGTGATTATGGGCACTAATATTATTGCATGGACACCAAGTAGTTCTGGTAGACATTATAATGTCAGCTTAGCTAACCCACAAGGTGTTGTAGCAAATGATATTAGAAATTGGTCTATTGATTTGCCTGTTCTTGGTAATGTTGTACATAAGATGTATGATATTATTTATGGTTATAATGGCACGTCAAGAACGATTACTAATTGGCAGAAAACTAATTTAGCTCAGAATGATAAAATGTATCGCATGGATACAATGGTTGGTGCCATCAATAGAGTGCGTGATGCTCTTGGATATAATGTAATTACGCAATCATCTGCGCCAACTCAAATTAAAACTGCTGATGATACTAACTTATATTTAATTGGGCCAGATGTACAAACCAATGGCGGCATTGATAGTTATTACTATTATGCTAAACAACCTGTATATGTTTCTGATACAATGGGTGATTATTACTATGATGCTGGAACATATCGTGTAGCTAATAAATTAACTGTCCCAGCCGATTAGTTATTAAAACTAGATCATTATGAATACAAACCTATTCGTTTAACGAATTTAGGAGTAACCATGTATGGTTTAGTTGTTTCTCTTAATCGTTTAATGGGTGTTGGTGTAACTCCTGGAACACTTCGTGATACAGAAACTATCCCAGGTATGATGGGTAGAATTTCTGATATTTTTGAGCGCATTGACACTGCGTTATTACCTAATAGAATTATTGCGACTAATAGTAGAGGTATCATTGGTACTATTGGTTCATTAACTGATGAAGTTGGTTTGTTCCCATACGTGCCGGCAGGCGTTACTGCTGATAGCGCAAATGACAATGGCGATGATTATGTGATGAGCGGTAAAGGTAATTGGAGATTACCTGCTAATTACTTATTAACTGGCTTAACTCCAAATGCCACTTACAACGATAAGATTCGTCATGCAGTTGCAGTAACTGATACTTTAAATCAAGCGATTGGTAAGATAGCAAGAGAGTTTGCTGATGTATATGGAGACCGTGCCGCATCCACTCTTTCTGCTCTTATAAAGAACGCTAATACTCCATAGACTGAGAACTATGAAACTGTTACAGGTATTGATACTTTTGATAAAGTTGCTACTATCTTTAACAATCGCACAGAATCTGTTGATGAGCGCATTAAAGATCTTCGGATGTTTAGATATTTCGCTATTGCAAATGGTGAAGCTGATGCGGCAACTGCAAAAGCAAATATTACCGCAGCTATTGGTATTGCAGATTCTGACAATAATGCAGACACTTTCTATTTTAAAACTGGTAATAAATGGATTCGTTTGGCCATTGATACAACAACTGATAAGTTAACTATCGCGCACGTGCTTTCCGCAGATACTGCGGGAGAAATTGCATCAAGTGCTACCGGGTGGGGCAGTGGAACAAATGCTGACAATGCAATTGTAATTCCTAAATTTACAATTGATGAAGCTGGTCATGTTGTTGGTCATGGATCTAATACTTATTATTTGCCGCATAGCTTTAAGTATGTTTCCGTGGCGGCTCAGTCCTTAGCTGTTGATAACAGTACAGGTAATATAGAAACAATTAAGGCCGATTCCTCAGCCGATACTCTTACCTTTGCAACAGCTAACAAATGGTTGACAATTGCCGCATCTGACGTAAGCAATGCTGATAAAGTTACATTAGGGCATATAACAGCCTGGGCTGCGCATCAGGAAATTGCCCCAACGGCACAAGCTGGCTGGACAAGAGTAAGTGAGAACAAGATTACTCTTCCTACTTTTGATTTTGATGAAGCAGGCCATTTAGTTGGTCATAATACACAAGATTTCTATTTGCCGCACTCATTTAAAGCATTTAGCGTATTAGCTCAGAATACAGGATCTACGGCAAGCACTGGTAATACAAATACAGTTACTGCTGATAACTCTTCTGATACTTTACGTTTTAGCACCGATAATAAATGGGTTACTATACGTGCAATAGAATCTGGTGAAGATGACACTATTTATTTCGGCCATGCTTATGATGGCACAGCTGGTAATCAATCTTTTGGTTTACAATATAGTAAGAAAGTTGCTCCAACAGAAACAGAACTTACGAATCACGATTATGTAAATCTTGATTCTACTAATCAATTTGAGATTCCTTATTTCACAGTTGATCAGACTGGTCATATTATTAGTGCATCTACGCAGCATGTAATTATTCCAGAAAACTTTGTTTCTATTGCTACCGCGAATGCGGCGAGTGCAGTAAATCCAGTTGAAGGTAATACTGATTCGCATAGTGCAAGTAGTCTTGTTGATGCTTTAACATTAAAAGGATCTAATAAATGGATTATCGCTGCGGCCACGACAGATGACAATAAGAAAGTTATTAATTTCAGTCATAAGTTGAATGGCACTCTTGGCGCATAGACTGACATTGGAAATAATACAACAGTTAATATGACCTTTAATGGCACTTTCATTGTTCCTTATTTATCAATAGATGAAGCAGGTCATGTCACAGGATTATCTTCTAAGACAATTACTTTACCACAGAATTCAATTTCTGGTAATAAAACTTCTGATAACAATGATAGTAATGTATTAACTGATTTGACATTAGTTCAAACAAGTGGAGCATTCACTCGCACTTATGCTAATGTTGGGTCTTTAAAGTTGACAGGCTTTGTAGCAAATACCGCTGGAAGTGCGGCGCTCGCTGTTTCTGATACAATTAATGGCGCTTTCGCAAAACTTGAAGCTAGAATTGCTTATGAAGAAAGCAATCGCGCCTCAGCAATCAGCACAGAAGTAACTAATAGAAATACTGCAATTTCTAACGCTATCGGCACTTTAACTGTTGATAGTAACCAAACAGCAAATGTTCAGAATGCTATTGCAAAAGCATTAGCTACTGCAAAAGAATATACAGATACTGAACTTGGCAAGTTGAATAGCAATTATAGCACTTCTCCTTACTTGGCTGCAACCCGTGCCGCGATTAAAGCTGTTGATGATAAATTTGGTACTTTGGTTGTTGGATCTGGTGAAACTGCTACTGTTGCTAATGCTATTGCAAAGGCCGCAAGCGATGCATCACAAGCATTAAGTAATAAGATTGGTACATTGTCTGTTGGACAAGGACAAACTTCTACTGTTGAAAATGCTATTGCATTAGTGAATAATAAATTTGCTAATTATAAAACTACTGCTGAATTAACAACTATTCTTAATGATTATGTAAAGCAATCTGCTTTAACTACTACTTTAAATAGTTATGTAACTCAAAGCGGCTTAACAACAACATTGGCTGACTATGTACAATCTTCTGTATTAGATGATTACGTAGCTACTGATGATGTTGAAAGTGCAATTAATGATGTGATTCGTGCTAATTATGATTTAAGTCTTAAAGCACCTGTGATTGTAAACTTTACCGCAGATGCTACAAATGGTCTTGAAGTTGAAATTGAACCAATTGCTGGTACAATTACTTATCAATGGATGAAAGATGACCAGATCTTTGATGCTGGTACTAGCAATACACACGCAGGATCACTTGCCGCAGGTGACTATAAAGTTGCAATCAAGAGAGAATATAATGGTTTAGAAATAACTACAACAAGCGAAGTCGTTACTATTGCTTAATCTTTTTCGGCCCGAGTCTTTTGACTTGGGCCGATATTATTAATTTATACGGATTTTTTTTTAAATATTGAAGATAGAGAAATACTGTTAGAAAGAGGTTGAGAAGCATGGCTACTAGTAACAAGGTAATCTTCAAGTTTGGTACCAGAGCTAAATATAATGCATTGGCTAACAAGCTTGATAATGCTCTATACTTTTTAACAGATACTGGTGAGTTATATCGTGGCACAGTGCCATTCGGACAAGCAAGAGTGTTTTAGGGATTAAAATATAATTCTGAAACAGAAGCGGCAGCTATTGCCCGCATTATTGGTTCATCTCCTCTTGCTTACAATGATTTATTAATTATGCGTAATAATGACGACACAATGAATCTCTATATATACACTACGACCGGTTGGATTAAACTAACGTAGAGTACAGTTCCTGTGTCGCGCATAGATGCATTAGATAATAGAGTGACCGGGCTGAATGGACGAGTTGATACATTAGAGACTACCGTTGCAGATCTTAATAGTCGCATCAATGCATTAAATAGCGCATTGCATTTTGTGGATAGAGTGAATGATTTATCAGAAGTTCTTAATCCAGAAAATGGTGGAATTTACCAAGTTGGTAATAAAGAATATGCATGGAATGGTACTGAATTTGTTGAGCTTGGTGACTTGATTGATATAAGTAATCTTGCTACAAAAATTGAGTTGAATGAGGCGATAGCTGATCTTGAAGCTCTAATCGGAAAGCCAGAACATGATGAAGTAGAGCCTACAACGGGAGAGACTATACACCATCCAGCATCTGGATTATATGCTGAAATATTCAACTATCAGCAAGAGATTCCGGAATTTGACGGTGTCATTGCTGGTCTTGTACCAGTGCTTACTGGTAATTATACGCCAGAGCAAAAAGAATCTATGTTCTTGAATGCTCTTGGAGAATGGGTTCAAGTCACAAGCGAAGGTGGCGTTACTTATTATGTCGCTACTGATGGTTAGAGATTTACATCTCTTACTGATTATGTAGAACACATGATAGAAATTACTCCTCATAAATGGATTGAATTCGATACTTAAACTGATAAAAGGAGGTAAATATAATGCCTAATGCTGATATTATTATGAAGCGTGGTCAATTAGCTAATTTAAGTATGCAGCCTATTAAAGATGGCACCATATATGTTACTACTGATGAAGGCGCGATGTATGTAGACGTGGGCAACTCCCGTATCCGTTTAGGCGACTTCGTTCCAGTAGATACATTAACAGCGTTACAGAATATTACTGATGTTTCTGAAAAAGCAATGTATTACGTTAAAGAAGGTAATATTCTTGCACGTTGGGATGCAGATACCGCAAATGGTGGAGCTAATCCGCATTGGATCCAAATTAATAAAGCCGGTATTGTCAATGTCCGCATTGATGGTGCTGGTAATGCTATTAGTGATATTACAACCACTACTGATGAATATGGTCGTTTAACATTAGTTGTTACTAAGACCAATATTACAGGTGGTGGCGGCACAGGTGTGCCCGACAGCGTATATCAAGATATTGATGATTTAAAACAAGCTGTTAGAACCCTAAATGGTAGCGCTTCAACAATCGGGTCAGTTGCAAAAGCAGTAGCTGACGCAAAAGCCGCATTGTTAGGTAACCCTACTACTTATACCACTATTGAAGCATTAGAAACTGCTCTTGCTGGTGTAAAAACCACAGCTGAGGCCGCGGATGCGTTAAGCAAATCAAACAAATCTGCTTTGGATGCTTTAACAATTACAGCGAACACCAATGCCGATGATATTACTTCTTTGAAAAGTACCATTGGTTCAAGTGATAGCGCTGGTTTGCGCAAACGCATTAAAGATCTTGAAGATGCTCTTGCTGTTTTAAATGATAGTGATCCTACTACTGATGGTAGTATTAAACATGCAGTTGCCGAAGGTGTTGCTTCTATTGTCGCAAATGCTGATGCTAGATATGATACCTTAAAAGAAATTGCTGATTGGATCATTAATGATACAACAGGCTCTGCCGCACTCTCCAATGCGGTATAGCAAGCTACCTCAGATATTACAGCTTTGCAAGGTCGTATGACCACAGCTGAAAATAAATTAACTGGTCTTATGGCTGATGCTAATACAGAAGGCTCTATTGATTATAAAATTGCCGCAGAAGCATCAGCTCGTGCAACAGAAGATACTCGTTTGGCAGGATTGATTTCCGAAAATAGTGATGCAATTAATCAAGCCAATACAGATATTACATCAATTAAAAATACCTTGACTTGGAGAGAATTTTAATAGGGAGCGTTCATACGCTCCCTTATTTTAAGAGAAGGAGGAGTTTAAAAATATGGCTGACGATAAAGTAATGGTTTATGAAGGCCAAGAACGTACATTTACGCAAAACCAATCTCCACTTCAAATCTTTAAGGGCCCAGAAGCAAAAATTGAAGAGCTCGGTATCCAAGATGGATGCTTATACTTCGCTACTGATAGTAAAAAAATCTATCTTGATTGTGATTTTACCGATTCTCTTGGTACGACTTTGAAAGATCGTATTGCTTTTGGCGGATCTACTGGCATTTGGTATGCCACAAAAGTATTCACAGAAGCCGAAATTGATATTGCTCAATTTACTTTTACCCAAGATGACTTTGACAATATCAGCGAAGTTCCTATGGTTGATGACTTGATCCTTAATGAAGGCGATGGTAGCTTCTACCGCATCACCGCAGTAACTGATTATAGCACATAGTTCCAAAAAGAATTTGATATTGATGCTGATCGTCTTACTGTATCTGGCTCCGGTGGCGGAGGCGGCGGTGGTGGAGGTGGCAGTACCACAGGCGCAGTCGTTAAGATTGTAGGTGGTCGTACTAAGTATTGGGCAAGAGAAGCAACTTCAATGCCTATTACATTTACGATGACTCTTGAAGATGCCGAAGAAACAATTGGTTATCGTTTATATATCGGCAAAGGTAGTACAGTTGTTCGTGCGCAAGTGTCAGGCTTGCCGCAATCAAATGAAACTCAACCAACAACCATTAACATTGCAGACTTTAAAGATTTCATTGATCCTAACATGCCAACTGAAATTAGTATTATGCCTTTTGGTGATGATGGTACAGAAGTCACAAGATCTTTGAAATGGTCTGTTACATTGTTTAATATCTCTATTGCTCCATATACAGATGTTATTGGCGCGAGAGTTGGCGAGTTTGATAATTACACTGTTATTCCTACCTTTGGTACTGAATTACAGAATGTAATTTTAAATTGGAAAATTACAGATAACCGTGGTAATGAAATTGCTTTCGGGCAACGTGAATTGACTGCGGTAAATACTGGACGTCAAGTTAGCTTGAATGTTGGTGAACAAACACCAGGTACATATCATATTATTACTTGGTTGCAAGCTGATATTCCTGGTTCAAGCGGGCAACGTATCATCAGTTCTGAGTTAGATCAGATTTGCTCTTGGGTATCTTCCGCGCAAGATGTTCCTGTTTTGTCTGTAACATTCCCACCTGTAACTTAGCAATTCCAACAGTATGATGTAATTACAGTTCCTTATACTGTTTATTATAGAGAAGCAACAATTAGTGTTACAGAATATGTAATTTATACTAATGCTTCTGGTGAAACTACAACCACAGAGATTGACTCTAAGGTTATTAGCACAGGCGTTGCAGCTGACCCATTAACATACAGCTTCTAGAACACTGGTACTTATCGTTTCCGTATTATGGTTGGTGATAACGCAACTAGCGATACTTCTAGTGAGTATGTCATTGAAGGTGTGAGCGGTGACGTTCCTACTTTGCAACGCGATGGTTTAGTTCTTTATATGAATCCTACCAAAACCAATAACTCTTCCACAAGAGATGTTTGGGAAAATGAAGGTAGCGCTACTTATGTAAAGAATGGTGAAACAATTCCTGTTGATGTAACTTTTGAAAATATAAACTGGGTATCAAATGGTTGGGGCCGTGATGATGAAGGCGTTACTATGTTCCATTTGGACAATGGTGCTAAATTAACAGTTAATGGATATAGCCCATTCGCCGGTGATGGCGCGCAAAAGACTGGCCGCACTATTGAATTAGATATTAAAATTTCTAACATTAAAGATCGTTCTAAAAGATTATTTACTTGTGTTTCTGAAAATAGCGATAGCCATACAATCAATACAGGTATTGTAGCCAATGGTGACTTTATTGCTTTGAATGGTTCCGCGCACTCTCCTACCCATACTTGGGAATCTGGCGATGGCACAATCGACGATGTTTCTGGCAAGAGAGTAAAACAGTTGGCAGATAATGAAACTGGTTTGGTTGCTTGGTATTGCGAAGGTGAACGTGTTCATGTAACATTCGTTATCACTCTTGAAGGAACCGGTGTTATTGGCACTATGCCAAAAGGCTTTGTTTACACTTATATTAACGGTGTTATTTCTGGTCTTGTGCCGCAAAGCTCTGGTGAAACATTTAAAGATGGCGCTTCTATTTCTCTTGCATCAAGATTTATTTTTGATTCAACATATGCTGATATTGATATTTATGGTATCCGCGTATATGAGACTGCTCTTGATGATCAGTCTGTATTAGTCAACTATCTTGCCACATATGGCAATACTCTTGATGCTATTGATCTTTATAGAGATAATCAATTACTTGACCCAACCACAGGCCGTGTGTCTTTGGCGAAAGTTAAAGCATATGGTAAGATTCCTTATTTAGTGCTTCGTGGTGGACGTCAATGCGATAAGAACTTAACTAAATTTGAAGGTTATGGTTCTGAAAAAGAAGTAGATTTGCCAAGCGGTCAAAACGCTGATTCAGATGGTCATGATAATGGTAAAAAAGACTTCCGTTTCATGGAAGGCTATCTCGTAAATCCTCTTACCGGTTATAACATTGGTAGTGAAGATAACCGTGTCCTTTTAACAGTATATGATCAAGGTACTTCTTCTTTGCAATATCCTGTTAAAAATTTACGTATTAAGTTCTGGAATAAAAATACTAGCGTAAATAATTACACTCCTAAATATGGCGATGATGGTAAAGCTAAAAAGAGTAAAGTTAAAGTTTATGCTAACCAACCTGCTGAGGCTTCTGTATATACGCTTAAAGCTGACTATATGGATAGTTCAAGTGCGCATAACACCGGTACTGGTAATGCATTACCTGAGTTATATGGCACGCATAAGACTTTGGCACAAAGAATTAATGATAAGACATTAACCGCGATCAATGGTTATCCAATCGTTATTTTCTGGAAAAAATATCGCCATACTACAAATATTCAAACCGAAGATATTCAAACTATTAGATCTGACGTAGATATTAAAAGCAATGGTATTCGTCCTATTGAAGAAGCGGCAGACAAAGATAGTGATTATGAATACATTGGTAGATATAACTTCGACTTAGACAAGTCAGAAGCAAAACTTTATGGTTTCTATACTGATTATGACAATCATTATGGCGTGCGCTTAGACACTAACAATGTTTATGATGATATCGCTAATGCGTCTGATGTATTAACTGGATTACGTTCTATTCCTATTCAGCATGAAAGTTTTAGAGCTTTGATTGATGATGATGATGATTTAACTTATGATCCAGCCCAAGTATATTACATTAAACCATATAAGACAGCTGCAACTTGGACTCAACCAACTATTGATAATAACGGCGCTCAAATTGCTCAAAAGGCATTGAACACTGGACTTAAAGATAGATTAGCAATTGGTCCACTATACGTTTTAGAAGATGAAACAAAAGGCGCTAATAGTATTGAGTGCTGGGAGTTTTCAACTAATAACGTTAGTGAGCATCCATTACAGTTGCAATTCTTCCAAGACCCTTGGAGCGAAGAAGATGATCCAACTTATGGAAACTGGACTGAGGCATTTGAATCTCGTTATCCAGAATACGTAAGTCAAGAGTCAACTGATAAGCGTTCATTTGCTCGTTTGATTAACTGGGTTGCCAGCACAAATGCAGTAAGAGTTGGGCATGAGCCAACTGCTGAACAGCTTACCGCATGGGCTGCTGATCCTTCTCTTGTTCCAGATAATTTAAAACCTTTAATTCCAGATCCAATGGAACGTAGATTGCCAAAGATCCAACTTGGCGAGTTCCAGGGTGTAACTGGTATATTATATCAAGATACTCCTATTACGGATTCTTGGAATGATATTCCATACGCAGACGCAGCGCGCGGTGTTCGTAATACAGCTCAGTATACTTCTGAGACAACATTCTATTATGACTCTTTTGAATATCGTTTACATAAATTCAAGAGCGAATTTGATCAATATTTAAATAGAGATTTTACTCTTATTTATTATATTATTACTGAGTTCTTGATCGGTAAAGATAGTCGTGCAAAGAATATGATGATGGCTTGCTTCGATGCAAACCCAGAAATGAATGTTGGACATTGGTTCCCAATTTTCTACGATGTTGATACTATTCTTGGTCTTGATAACGTAGGTAAATTAAGATATCGTTATGACGAAGAAGATTATGACTATGGTATTTTCAATACCAATGCTGACTATTTTGACTCTGATGGTTAGACTATTGCAGCAAATTACAGCGTATTGTGGTCTAATGTTCGTCGCACAATGTATAATGAAATTAAGACTATGTATCGTGAGATGCGTAGTGCAAGATTTAACTATCAAAATTTGATTGATATTTATAACACTCGTTTAGCCGATGCTTGGAATGCAACATTGATCAACCAAGATGTATGGTATAAATTTGTTAGATTCTTAACTGGTTATATTCCAGACAAGGGATTTGATGATTATCCTATTTCTACTCCTAACCCTTCAATTATGTATGCGGCGACTGATGGAACAACCGCAAACGCTTGGTTGCCTGCGGTCCAAGGTACTCGTTCACTTCATCGTGAGCAAATTATTCGTCGTAGACTTGCATATTTGGATGGTAAATATGGTTTCACTGATGGCGGTGTTACAATTGCTTTCCGCGCGCAGGCTGGTCAAGAAGGCGCTGATGAAGGTTATACTCCATTAGGTATTTGGGATTTGACAGTCCATGACTCTTGCTACTTATCAATTAATGCTTCTGCTGAAAGAACAGTTGGTCCATTCAGATTTACCGAAGGATCAAGAAAGATCATTAACAGTGGTACATTCAGTGGTACAGAGCAGGAAATGAACTTCCACTTCTTTAACCAAGTATCTGATTCACATGACTTATCTGGTAAACGTATTGGTACATTGACATTCAATGAAAAGCCAGGTTATCCACATAGATTAACCAATTTGGACTTAACACATAGTCGTGTTGGTTATGAACAAACATTCCGTGGACAAAATGTACAGCACTTGACACAGTTAAACTTGTCAAGCTTACCTTACTTGCAGACACTTAATGTATCTTATTTATCAAGTTTGGTATCTGTGTCATTGGCTGATAATCCTTATATTACTGAGGTTTATGCAAAAGGTATTGGTTCTTCTACTTCTGCAATTACTTTCCCTGATGGCGGTATCTTACGCAGGGTTGAATTACCAAAGAGTTTGACAAAACTTGACTTGAAAGGCCATAATTTATTATCTACTCTTGTTGTAGAAGATAATGATTATAGCAAGATCAAAACACTTTATATAGAAGATTGTAAATTAATCAATACAAAGAACTTGTTTGATAATATTTCTCGCTATGGTAGTGTTGAATAGCTTGAAATCAAGTTGCCAGATATCAATTGGACTATTGATTATAGTGAAGTTATTCTTGATGGGGACAATATGGTATAGAGTATTCCAATCTTAGACAAGTTGATTTTGGCGAGCGGTCCATCTAGTTCTTCTAAGAATGAAGATAATGAATTGATTGAAGGTCGTACTTACGTTGCTGGTACAATCACGATTTTGAATAATGAATCTGGACATGAATTCGGTCTTGATGAAAACGAAATCTATGAAAAGTATGGTAAGTATTACCCAGGTGTTAAAATTGTATTTACGCATAATAGTTTAAGCACTATCGCATATACATTCAATGCTTGGACTGCTTCTGGCGGTTTAATCCAATAGAAGAAGTTAAAATCCAGTGTAGTTGAAAATATTACGTTTGAAGAATTGTTTAATGACACCTTGCCCGCACAGACGAGAGATTCTTCTCCGAAGTACGATTATACTTTCATTGGTTGGAATTTAACTGGTAACCTCTTGATTGAAGAAGATGACGATGATTATCATTATACATTAACTGATGCAAGAGACATTGCAGAAAGTAAAGTAGTTGCTCGTTACAATTATGATCAAAACGCTTATGTGCCTGGAACAGTTATTGAGTTTGGGTCTAACTTGTTTGATGAAACTACTCGTGAAATGAATATTTATCCTACCTTCTTGGGTACGGTTAGATCATTTGAAGTAACTTTCTACAATAGCGATGATATTGATACTGCTGAGGTATATGAAGTATAGACAGTGCGGTATGGCGCTGCTGCAATCGCACCAGCAGTTGCCCCAGTTAAAGTTGTATTCAATGAGAATGATGTAAACGACACTCGTATTTACACTTTGGCTGGATACAGCAGATCTTTCGCAAATATCACAACTGACAATATTAAGATTTATCCAAGATTTAATACAACTTATACAGATGCAAAAACTTATATTGCTCCTCCGGAAGCATTTGAAATCTTAGATGCGAACTATTCCGAAGCAATTAATCCTTCTGCTGCACGTTTCAATACTGAGGGCAATATTAATGGTGTTGCGGTTAAAATTTCTTATGGCTATAACAATGAATTTATTACAATTCCAAAAGCTCTTATGGTTAATGGATATAATAGACCAATTGTTAGCTTGTAGAATGAATCTACTAACTTACGCAGAGTATATTTCGAAGAAGGCAATAATATTCGTATTATTGAAAATGGGGCATTCTCTTATTCTGAGAAATTAGAATTTGTAGACCTTGCCGCATGTACAAATCTTTATAGAATAGGTTCTGCTGAAAATGCTACATGGATTACTGGTGGACCTTTTGCTAATTGCCCGAACTTGAAGGTAACTGCATTGCCTGATAGTCTTGCAATTATTGGTCAGCATTGTTTCCGTAATACAGGCACTGGGTCAAAAATAATGATTAGTAAATTACCAGAACACTTACAATTATTAGGCAGTTATGCATTTGCTGGATGTACTGAAATTGGTTTATTACAAATGTCCGATTTCTTGCATGATATTCCTGGATTCTGCTTTAATGGATGTTCTAATTTGCAGTTACCAAATACTTATTATTTCCAAGGTGTTTACACTATTGGTACAAGAGCATTTGAGAATTGTTCAAGTTTAAATACATTCAATGCAAAACAGGAAGATGGAACTTACTTATTGTCTGGTACATTACAGAGTATTGGTACTTAGGCATTTAAGGGTTGTAGTAATCTTGGCCTTGAAGCATTACCAGTTTGGACTTTGAAAGAGTTAGGAACTGAATGTTTCAGAGATTGCGGATATATCAAGTTAAGTACAGAAATGGCGCAGCCTAGCTTGGCCAATGTCGATACTGATAAGGTAAAGTGGGGCAAGAACGTATTTGCTGGATGTACCTTGTATAGACGTCTTATAGATCAGTCTGGTGCATATGTTGGCATTGAATCTTTGATGCCTCGTTTAGTATTGAGATATGGCTCTGGTAAATATGACATTGACCGCGAAGTATTCGGTGAAAACATTACTGATGGTTTACAATTCGCATACTACGATTTTGGTCAGCCAATAGATACTCATGATGGACAATATGTATACAACGAAAATGCACAAGCTGTCGAAGGTGGCTTGAACCTCTTCGTTGCTGCTTCAAACTGGGGCTCATTTGGTTCTCAGTTCACGCAGAATCGTAGAGATATCGCTTGGTTGAGCGATCCGAACAATCCTTGGTGCAATGTGCTTGATAAGTTGTTCGAGACTGGTCAGTTGAGAATTTGGTATACTAAGAATGGTAATGAATACATTTATCATTCTAACTTGAACATTTATATGACCAACAATTAAGGAGGTAACATATGTTTATTCGTAAAGAATATAGACACCCTGATGGCTATGTGATTTATACACCTCCTAAATTTGAAGCGGATGCGATGACCTACTTGTGGGTCTATCCGCATCCGGGTCATTATTTAAGAAATAAAAATACCGGTATGTGCGCGACTACGTTGCATATTAGGGTGTATGAATTGGAGCAATGGGAGGAAATACCGGACAATTCCCATTAACTCAAACAGTATAGATTTTATAAAAAAAGAGAGATAAGGATAGGGCTTCGCGCAAGCCCTATCCCTTCTAATTTTTGAGGAAGGGAGAATAAATAAAGAATGATTACGGCATTAGATAAGCTTCAAGAAAAATTCAAAGACACGGGCTTTAAAGCACAGTTTGAGCAAGATGCTGGTGTGACTCTCCCAGAAGATGTAACCAGCCTTGGTTCAAATCTTTTGTCTATTTATTATAGAGCCCTCCAAAAGTTCTTAAATGAAAACCATAGACGTTATCCAATGTATGTTCGTATCCCATTCAGTGAAGATTCATTTGTAATCAATGCTGAATCAAGAGAGATCATTGTCCCTAAGCCTTTTGCACAAAATGGTGTTGGCGTTGTAGGTGATCATTTAGCAGAATTCTTGTGGTTTACGATTGATCGTTTTTATGATATGACAGATCTTATGACTTGCAATATTGATATTATTTGGCATAATACTGGTCTTGTAAGCATGGATGATAATGTTTATACCACCACTCCTTATGCAAAATATTGCGATAATGAGAAGATTTACTTTGGTTGGTATATTAGTAAGAATGCATCACTCGCAGCAGGTAATATTGAATTTGCTATTCGTTTTTATAGTCAGCGTCAAGCTCTTGATGGAACTGTAAAGACTGAGTTTGAAATGAATACATTACCAGCGAAGATCGTGATTAAGAATGGTCTTGATTTAGATACTTCATTTGTAATCACTGATTACTTCGATGATATTATTAAGTCCAGAGCGATTTATAGTGAAATTATCAATTCTCTTACTGCGGCCGAGCCTGTTATTAATCCTAATTTGGTTGGCGGCACATATGATATTGATTCTAATACTAACAATATTGCTTTCACTGTTGGAGCAATGAGTCCTGATAACATTGTATTGACTGTTCCTGTATTGGATCAGTTGGGCAATCCTGTTATGGATGAAGAAACTGGTGATCCAAAGACCGTAAGACAAATGACCGATCATGCTGCGGATATCGTTTACAGCTGGTATTGGAACAATAAGTTGATTGCGGCCGATGGCTCTAATATTGATTTCCCTGCTGATAAATTGTTAGTCCCACCAAGTGTACATATTTATACTACTCCTGTTATTACTGCGGCAACAGCCGAAGATGAGAAGGGAGAAAAAGTTGGACAGAGTGGTAGCACTCTTGTTACAAATGTGCCTGGTAAATATAACGTTTATATCGGCAATAAAATTATCAAAGAAACCATTCTTGATGGTGACAATGAAGAAGTTGAAAATCCTAACTATGGCGCAATTCGTTATTTGGTAAGTAACACTGTAACGCTTGAAGAAGCTAAACAGATTGCTCTTGCATCTGATAATAATGCTCCATATGTTTATCTTGAAGATCCAAGCCATAATTTACACTTGGATATTGATTGGGCAACTACAAATGGTACTGTTGATTATCAGTGGTTTAAGGATGGAGTACCAGTTACTGCTGAACCAGTAGTTTGCACTTCCAGTTCTAACCTTGATTTTACACCACCTGCCCGTGGTAACTTCTATTGTGTAGTTCGTAACGTAAAGAATTTAATGGTTACAGAAGCTCGCACGGCAGAAGTAACAGTTCTTCATGTGCCGCGCAAGGTTGCAAATGAAGATCTTACTCTTACTCAGGTTGGTACTAATGTTAACATTGATATTGCAAATGGTTATGACACTAGCGAATATCATTTCAGAGCAGAGATTTCCGCAATCACTGGTTCTACTAAAACCAAGCTTGACCTTGGTGATGTAGAATATCATGTTGGACCTGCTAATACTATCAGCTTGGCTAATAGAGGTCTTGCACCAGGCCAGTATTTATTAACTATCTATGTTAATGAAATTACTTGCCGCGGTATTCCTGGTTATCAACGTCAGTATATGGAAAATAATAAAGTTGTCGAAGGTGTAAGAGCTCTTACAGTAATGATTAATGAATAATCTTAAAGGAGGGCTTACCTATGGCATATTTAAATGAAGAAGCCTTCTTTTAGCTATTATCATAGATACAAGAGCATAGCCGAACAATAGTTTATGCTGCGCCGGCTGATCCTAACAAGATTATTAATGTTAATCTTGATACAAGAGATATTGAAATAAATAAGTCTGCATATAGCTCCTTTTTAAGTGTTAGAAAGGAGCATTATGCAGAGACAGTTTATTTTAAAGTCCCTCGCTATTACGATGGGGTTGATCTAATGCAGATGGCTCTTGTAATAGAATATGTTAATGCTAAGGGAGAAAGTTATATTTCTCCTATCTTAACTCGTGATACTATAACTTTCCCGGGCTATATTTTATTCGGTTGGTGTTTGCATGGTAATGCAACAAGCATGGCCGGTAATTTACAATTCTCAATTAGATTTTTCCAAATGGATGTGCCGACCAGCACATTAGTATATAGTTTGCGCACAAAGGCCGCAACAGGAAAAATCTTATTTGGGGTATAGACATCAGACACTCCTTCCTCAGAAGAGGGATTGTTAAATAACTATGCATTAGATGAGGTTATCTCTTCTATTGCTCAACATACCACATTGATGTGGACCAATTTATAAGGAAGTGAATATAAATGCCTGATACTACTTTACTCAAAATTTCATATGGTACCAAAGCAAAGTATGATGCCGTCGCTTCCAAAGTAAATGGTACATTATACGTTATCACAGATGAACACCGTTTGTTTGTCAAATTGCCAGAGCTTGATGCTTTTGAATTAAATTCTGCGCAAGCATCAGTAGCAAATTCTGTTGCATAGAACTTAGTTTTTGTTAGCACAGTTAATGGCGGAGACGTTGCAGGTGCATATAATGGTAGCACTGGAAGTAGCGTAAAGACCGTTGGTTGCAAAACAATTGGGGCACTTCATAGCTCACAAGCAATTTCTAGCGTGGCGTTCGCCAATGAAAAGATTGTCATTTCTTTGGCAGATAATACAACCACTTTTGAAACAGGAATAATTAAGCCTGCACAAGCAACTCATGCTGACACAGCTGGATCTGTTGGTGGTGTTTTAACTTTTGGTACTAAAACCTATAATGGTTCTCAGGGACAATCCCTTACATTAGGAGACTTGCTTCCTAATGGTAAAATTGATATTAGCTATATACCTTCTACGGCGTTAGAACGTATTTATGTTATGGCGCAGAATGAGCTGCTTTATGATTTAACTGATGAACAAGTGCAGCCTGGTGACTTGGTTAAGGATTCAGCTAATGGTCAAATGTATGCTTGTCGTCCTTACTATGAAGGCGCTGCAAACATCAATAGAGCAAAGACATTGGCATTCGAACCATTTGTTGTAGGCACTGCTGCAAAGGCTGATGTTGCCGATGGATTAACAAATGGTTTACGTTTTAATTTCTTAAACAATGTAACCATGACATACACTGGCGGTGCTACTAATAATCAAGTATATATTGGTAATCGCTTAACTGCTAGTTCTGCTAATGATACCACACAGAATGGTACAGTTACCGGTGCCGGCGGCGTATTTTTGAATTTAAGTTCTCAGGCTGGTAATACTGATACTTGGGGCGTTAAATCAAGTATTAAATTAGTTGGTACTGCTCCTGTAAGTGTAACTTCTGATGCCGGTGTGATATCTATTGGTGTTGGTACAATGACTGGTGCAACAGCACAGGCCGCAGGCACTGCTGGTTTGGTTCCTGCTCCTGGCGCGACTGGCAATACTACTCCTTACTTAGATGCCTATGGTAACTGGACAGTTCCTGCTAATACTAACATTTACCATACAACTGGTACATGGAATACTGGCGGAGATTTATTAACATTTACCGCACAACCAAGAGGTAATACTGTTGATAGTGCATATAATTTCACATTTACTTTAAATAGAGCATCTGAGGTAGATCCAACTTGGACAGACATTACTACTCGTTCTACGACCTATGGTGTTGTTAAAGGTGCTACTGACCGCAGTATTAAGATTAGTGATAGCGGTGTTATTTCAGTTCCTTGGATGCAAGGTGCAACTGATAGCTCTGCCGGACGCGGTGGTCTTGTTCCAGCGCCTGCCGCAGGACAGACTAATTATTTCCTAAGAGCGAATGGCACATGGGCTGTTCCTCCGAATGATGATACTCACTATACTGCTACTTTTGTTGTAACAGATGCTGCGACAGATAGCACAAATAAAGCTGGTTCTGTTGCTAATGGATCTGTCTTTATGAATTTGGTTGAAGCAACTCCGACCAATCAAAAGACAATTACTAGCACTCATAAGATTTATGGCAATCAGGGTATTTCTGTAACTGCTGCTGTTGATGGGACAAGAACTGATATTATTATTGGTCATACCAATACTAGTGTAACTGGTTCTGGCAGCACTTGGGGCACTTATAGTGCTACTGCAATTACTCTTAATGCAGGAAGATCATTCTCTTTACCATCTTTCACATATGATTCTAATGGTCATATTACGGGTGCTTCTGCTACCACACTTCAGATCGGCTCTGTGACCGCTGTTGATGCATATGGCGCAGCTAATGGTGGACAAAAAATTGCTACTGTTCTTGGAACAGATATTTATACAGGAATCGCATGGGGCGAATTATAATAGAATATCCAGGGCTAGGGCAAAACCTAGCCCTTATCTTTTGTAGAAATGAGGTGTGGATAGATTGGCTACTCCATTATTAACAATATATAAAGGCGATTCTTCATCGTTATCCGATAGTAGCGCTTCTACACTAACACATGATGGTAGATTATACCTTACAACAGATGATGGATATCTCTATTATGATATTCCTCATCCTACAAGTAAAAAGTTTGGTGTAGCTGCAACAATCGGTACTAACCGTTTCGCAATTAATGCGAACATGGCAGCAATAGCCAAAAGACTCGAACATGGTATTGATTTCTGGGTTGAATCTGGACAAATTACTAATTCATTTAATGGTAGTGGTAATGGCAATACTACTGTTTATATAGGAACTACATTAGTTGTTGGTGCTACTGCAAATGCAATAGCCAATGGCGCAAGTGCCGCAACCAGCAATGCAGTATATTTAAATCTTTTAACTCGTCAAGGCACTTCTGCTACTTATAGTAGAAAGAACGGACAAGTTGCTATTAAACTTGTTGGGTCTGGTGATGTTAAAGTTTCTTGTGACGCAGAGGGCAATATTACAATTGCTGATAAAACCTATACTGCAAGCGGCGGTTTGGAACTAAATGGTACTCAAATTCAACACACTAATTCTGCTATTACTGCGGGCACGATTTCCGAAGGTGGGTCTGCGCGCACATTAGCATATGGTGGTAAATTTAAAATTCCAAGCATTACTTATAATACTTATGGACATATTACAGCTGTAACGACTACGGAATTGACATTGCCTGCTGCTGCTAGTGTATTCACAGCATCTAGTAGTACTGCCGCAGGTAAAAATGGTTTAGTTCCTGGACCTGGTGCAGGTGTTGGTGCAACTGCTTATTTAAATGCAAGTGGCGCATGGACTGTGCCACCAAACACTCACTATACCACTCATTTGTTTGTAAATGGCGCGACTGCGGCAGCTACTCATATAACTTCTGCTGTTACTAATGGGAATGTTCATTTACGTTTATATGATAATATTGATACTACTAATACTGTTAGAGAAGCAATTAAATTGCAAGGCGCTGGCGCATTAACAATTACAATTGCCGCAAATGACAATGCTTCTAATAGTACAACTGGTAAAATCACATTCACCGCGGTTAATAATACTTATGAAGCTGGTTCTGGTATTAAATTAATTCCGAATGGTTAGAATAGCTATGCAAGTGATAAATACATTATCGCGCATGCAAATGTTTTTGATGCTACTGGCTCTGTTGCTGGCACAGCTGATGGTACTACTTTAACAGTTGGTGGAACATTTAAAATTCCGAGATTCAATTATGATATTAATGGTCATTTAACTACAAGTGGACAGAATACTTTGACTTTGCCTGGCGTAATGAAGGCGGCTTCTGCAAGTGGTGCAGGCGCTGCGGGTTTTGTTCCTGCCCCAGGAAAAGGTAAGCATACTGCATTCCTTCGTGGCGATGGTACATGGGAAATTCCAACTGATACTAATACTCACTATACCACGAAGATGTTTATCAATAGTGACACAGCAACAAAGGATCATGCTTCTACTGTTGCTGATGGGCATGTTTATCTTCGTTTATATGATGATGATGCTGTTGAAAGTACAATTCGTATTATTGGTAGCGATGCTACATCTGTTACTGTTGATACTGCTGGTATTATTAAAATCAGTAGCCATAATACGACTTATAATGCAGAAAAAGGTATTAGTTTATCTAATGGTAAGTTCGGCCATACTAATGCGGCGATCACTCCTTCTTCTTTAAGCGCGAGTGTGACAAGTAACTTAAATGATAATGATTCTCTTTCTATTCCACTTTTGAAATATGATGGATATGGTCATATTATTGGTAACTATACTAACACATTGACTTTCTCTGCATTCCAAGGTGCTAGCTCTGGTGGTAATGGTAAAAAAGGTTTAGTGCCTGCTCCAACCCAGAATGCTTATAACAATGGTTATTTTTTAAGCGCTAGTGGTACTTGGGAAAAACCAGCTTATATTCCTGATACACATTATACTACAATGATGTATGTAAGTGATTTGAAAACTGCAACGAGTGCAAACTCATTAGCCAATGATCATGTCTACATTACATTGTTTGATAATAGTACATACCGTACTCGTGTAAAATTGGTTGGTGCAACTGGCCAGATGGGTAATGGCGTAACAGTAACATCTGCTGAAAACGTTATTACCTTTACTGTTGGTTTATTCAAACCTGTTAATACCACAGCTGGTACTGCTAGTGTAGCTGGTTTAGTGCCTGCGGCAAGTGATAATAATAATAAAAAGTATTTGTGTACTACTGGTGAATGGACAGTTCCAGAAAACACTACATACACATTTACTGATACTTATAATGCATCTACTAACCCTGCGGCTACTAAGACTTATGCTTAGAATCAAGCGCAAGCTAAATATAATGCAATAGAAGAAGAACTTAATAGAGAAGATGCGATAACTAATGAAACCACTGGCGTTGTTACTCCACAAGTTGGTTATCAAATGTCTACGGCAGAAGTAGATGCAATCTTTGATGAAGTGTTCTTATAATTATGAAAATTAAATTACTTTTAACAAGAGATGAGAATATTAAACATTACAATGCCAGTGAAGTAATGATTGATATTGAAGAGTATGTGCGCGGCGTTGTTGCATCGGAAATCGGCAACGCCGCACTTGAAGCCTGCAAAGCACAAGCTGTTGCGGCTCGCACTTTTGCTCTTATAAAACATAGCAAGGGGTCACGAATTACTGATAAAAGTAGTTCTGACCAAGCTTTTCGCGCGTCAAGACTTTCCAATTCGTATGCTAATGTGCTGCTAGCTACGAAAGAAACTGCGGGCCAAGTCTTGTATTATAATGGTAAATTAGTTACCACGTGTTCTTATTCTAACTCAAATGGAGGACGTATTAAATCGTCAAAAGAAGTTTGGGGTGGAGAAAGAGCATGGCTGATTTCCAAAGAAGATCCATATGATCATGGACCTGGAAACGGTCATGGTGTTGGGATGTCTCAGTATGGCGCGAAAGAAATGGCTCGGTTAGGATTTAATTATAAACAAATTTTACAATTTTATTATCCTAACACAGACCTAAAAAATGATTATGGATCTATACCACAAGAACCAGAGGTGATTAAAGTGGCATATCAAGCTAAAATAACAGCTCCTTCTGGGAAAACTGTTAATATGCGGCAAAGTGCATCGACGTCTGCACCAGTAATTGTTCCAATTGCTATTGGAGAAATTGTTGATGTGGTAAGTGTCACAGGAGAATGGTCACAAATCACATGGTGTAACAAATCTGGCTACATGATGAGTAAGTATCTTGCAAAAGTTGATGGAACTGAAAAAAATAAAATTTGGTATGTCAAGATAGAATGTGACAGCGAAGAGCAAGCAAAAGCCTTCGCGCAAATCCTCAAAAAGGCGAAAGCAGCCACTTGAATTTAGTAAGAAGTTAACGATAGCGGATATAATCGTTTATCTTGCTCTTACTTTAATCTTGATGGGTTTATTATTTTTTAATCCAGAACTTGAAGCTTTTGCAGGGACCATTTTTGCGTATTTAACCACGACTTATGTATCATTGCGTCTCGGTTATACAGCAAAAGCCGGTGTAGAAAACTACAAAAAAATTGCTGAGAACTATAAAGCAATCGCGGAACTCATGCCGATCGATGAAGAAGAGGAAGATGATGAGCCTAGCGATGAAGAAGAAAGCTTAGGCTGATCACAAGAAAGGGTGAGTTATCATGGTTACTTGGGCGATGGTTCTTGAAACGGCCATCAAATGGTTAATTCCGGTTATATGTGTAGCTATTGTAGGTTTAATCACAGCTCATGTTATTAAACCATATAAAGCGGGCAACGCTGCAAAACAACAAGAGGAATGGGATGCACATTTTGCTGCGTCTAATAAGCCTCGTGAAATGTGTGATCGTGAGCTTCAAAGCACAAAGACTGAATTAAGAACTACTCTCACAGATGCAGATACTCAAATATTAGAGCAGATTAAAACTATTAGCTCTAATATAGAAAAGTAGAACGAGCAAAATAAAATGCACAATGAAAAAGTAGATAAGTCTATTAATTTAATTCAACAAGGTGTTTTAGATGCTCATTTACAAAATCTTATTGCAACATGTCAAGTATATATTAAGCGTGGTTATATAACCGCTGCTGAATTTGAAACATATCAAGCTAGATATCAATTATATAAAGATTTAGGCGGAAATGGTCATATGGAACCTTGGAATGCAAAGATAATATCTCTTCCAAATGAACCTCCAAGATCGAATAATATTATATCTTCTGCTACGATAAAACCGCCTGTTACTCATGTATAATAAAAAAATGGGGCGACTCTTAATTGAGTCGCCCCTTATTTTTTTTTACTCTTACATAATTTTATTTACATTAACCTGCGCTTCAATCGCATTCTTAATGTAATTATTTAAATCACCAACTGCGGTGCTGAGATACTTACGAGCTTCTTCACTCAAAGATTTTAGAACAGCATCATAAGTCATCTTAAATGCAATTTGCTGTGCTTCTGCATCAAACTTATCTTGTTCCTTTAAAGAATCAACATAAGTCTGATTGGTTGCAATAACAGTTTGCTGGATCGTATAGTTGAGCATATCAATATACTTCTTATAAGTATCATTATCAGTTTTCTGCTTGATTTCTTCTGCCTTGATATTCACAAACTGGCAAAAATACTTTACTACAAGAGCAAGCAGTGGAATAATAACAACCTTAAATAATTCACCAATAATTACTGGCCACTCCATAGTTTTACTCCCAATTTAATTCATTATTTGCGGATAAGTCGGCCGCATACCCTATACAAATAGCATCAGCTTCGTCTTGCGTGCAGTTCGCGCCAAATGTTCGTAGAACCCACTATTGAGCAATTTTCTTTTGAGCCTACCGTGTCTTCTCATTTCCTTTTAAGAAATTGCATTTTGCACGCCACTCTGAAGGTGCAATAATTTCACATGGTATATGTAAATTTTGTGCAAGTTCAACTATTGCACCTTGAAGCCAAGCTAATTTCTAAAATGTTGCAATATTATTTTGATTTTGAATATTTTCTATCACTAATTTATCTGGTGCATATTGATCCAATAATGACTCAATCCATAAACAAATTTTATGAATCCTCACATGAATATCTGCATCATCTTGTTCATGTTTGCCATACTAAACCAATTTGCCATTTTCCCAGACTGAAAATCCACTGCACTATGTTGCTTGATCAAGTGCCAGTAGAACCAAATCCGCCAGTTCTTTCTCCGTTGGCAGCATCATCTGCAACAGTACCATATTGTAAGAACACACCTTGTCCTATGCAATCGCCTTTCTTGAGAACTACATCAAAAGGAAGAAGATTGATAATCTGGAAATAGATATGTCCTTCATTATCGGGATTATTATAATAATCTGCATCAATAATCCCTACACCATTACCAAGAATTAGCCAATGTTTAAGCGGGAGGCTGGACCGCACACTTAGTTGTAGATACCAGTCATTTGGCATTTTTGCTTTTACTCCTGTTGGTACAAGAGTAATTTTATGATTATATTTCTTTACGAAGGTTGCAGCTGTTTCTAAGTCATATGGTAGACTCTTGATAAAATCATCAAAAGAACCATAGTAAGTAGAAAGATCTTTCGCAAGTTCATTCGCAAAGTCTGCTTCAATAGAAGAATAGTAACTTGGAATTACTGTGTCTTCTGCTACATAAAAATCATAACCAGCAGAACATTCTGTTTTACGAACTGGAAGAATAATATCTGGATCGTCTTGATACTTACTTATTTTTTCAAATTTTGCATCAATATTCATATCGTACCTGCACACCACTTACGGGGTCTTTCTCTGCATTTACAATTTTTTTCACCTTAACGATCTGATATTCTTCTTCGGTCTTTTTATCAAACTTTGTCGTATACTGAAATGACTGAAGCTCATATTCAGCAGCTTTATTCATTTCATCACGCATTTCAAGTGCTTCATTTACAGTGCTAACTTTGTACCGCTCAGTTACATCCAATAAATACTTCATAGTTTCTCCTTATTCATATTGCTCAATAGTTAAAGTGTTGTTATTGTACTCAGTAAGTACATATTGCTTAATAGCTGACGCAAGGCCCATTGCCGCAGCGTTACAATAAAGATGTTCTACTCCCTCTTGTGCCATAAAACCACAAATAGCTTCAATCATAGTTGTTGCATTTTGAGTAGAGATTGTTGTTTCTTTTGGCTCTTTACCTTCTTCAACCAATACATAAAGGCTTTCACCAACTGGATTATAATCAAAATATGCCTGTGTCAATAATATACAACTCCTTGCCCATATGGGAATAAATAAGCCACAGTTGGTTCTCCGTCCCACATTGCCCAAATTTCTACTGCTCCATTAGAATCTATATCAATTGCACGAAGATCATGATCGGCATAATAATTCATAAGAACGTCTTTGACCTCATGAATAAAAGATTCTGCATTCCCGGCGATATCAGTTTCACTAACTTCAAAGATAGTAAAATAATGATGCTCATGATTCAATAGTGCATAATGCGTTTCTTTTGGATCAAACCATTCAGTAACTTTTTCAAGCGCTTTATTCACATCCATGTTATTCATCTTTTTAAGACTTTTAACAATATCTTTATTCATTTGATACATTGTTATTTGCGCGATAGGTTGTTTAGCAGCAGGAGTATCTTTAATTTGATTTCTTAGATATTCCATATATTCAGCTTGTTCCATAAAAACATTATTCTCTTGCTCGGACATTTGGATAGCTCCTTCCTGACTCATTCTCTATTTTATTATACCAAATATTTTTTTCATGGTCAAGAGTCCATATAGATTGATTAGAACTGCCACGATAAGGAAGAGAAATATCGCGCTTATCTTGTTCGAATGGGCCAGCAATAATAGTATCAACAGAACGAAGAATTAAATTTAGATGCGGCTGAGTCTTGCCATATTCAATTAATTGATTCATTTCGTATCCAGTCCAGATCCAGATTTTAATTTGCGGAAAAGTTTGCCGCACAGTCTTCACAACCATAGCTGTTAAAAACTGATTTTTAGGATTTAAAGGTTCGCCGCCTAATACTGCAAAATTTCTTGTGATCCCATTCTTTTTAATTCCTTCAAGAATATGATCCATAGTTTCAGAAGTAAATTCTAAACCACCTTCAAAATCCCAGGTTTCAGGGTTGTGACAACCTGGACAATGGAAATCACAACCCTGCGTATAAAATGAAAGACATAATCCAGGTGCGGCGGCAGTATCATCGTAAATGATTCCAGCGTAGCGCATCATGATTCCATCCTTCCTGTATGTTTAACTCTTTCTTCTGTTTCCTTTTGTTTGCCCCAGTTAAAGGCAGTTTTATAGTTTCCAGTAAGATAACCAGTTACTCTACGTAATTGTTGAATATGCTGGCTGCCGCAAACAGGACACTTGTCATTAAATTCTCCGGTATAACCGCATTCAAGACAAGTATCATTCGGAACATTGATTGCGAAATAAGGAATATCATGATCCATAGCATAGTTTACAATCTGTTCCATAGCATCGAGATTATTAATAATACCAGTTTCTAATTCAACATATGTGATACAACCTGCGCTACTATAACCGGTTAATTGAGATTCAATATCAATCTTTTCGAGAACGCCAACCTTTTCCCAAACCGGCACATGAATACTATTAGTGAAATATTCATGATCAGACACATGAGGAATTATTCCATATCTATTGCGGAATTTCTTCATAGCTGTATAGCAAAGATTTTCAGCCGGCGTATAATATACACCAAAGTTTAATTTATATTGCTGCTTATATTGAGCGCAACGATCTTTGAATAATTGCTCAATTTTTTTTGCGTACATCATGCCTTCTGGATGGCATTGATTGGTTCCTACAAGAATTTCCAGAGTTTCAGCAAGGCCAAGTTGCCCAATTACAATAGTGCCATGTTTAAGCGCAGAACGGATACCCTCTTCCGGCACATATCCAGCCATTGTATTATTTTCATACATAAACTGTGCGGAACGTGGATCTTGCTTGCAAATATATTCAAAGCGTTCAATGAGCATGTCTTTTGCTTCTTCGATCTTTTTATCAAGAATTGCCATAAAAATTTCGAAGAGCTCTTTTGATTCCCCGTCTGCGTCTCCGAGCGGGCCAGCCTCTACGGCATCTTTAGCCATCATCGCAAGAGTAGGAAGAATGATGGTTACAGGACAGATGTTTCCTCGACCATCTTTAAGCTGTCCCAATCCATTAATGTCAAATCCGTTAGCTGTTCTGCATCCCATTGTGCTAAAAAATGTCCGTGGATCTTTAGGGTCATATCCTTCATTTCCTGACCAGTCCACATTGGCATAGTTAGGATACAATCTCCTAGCAGTAGATTTGAGGGCTAATCTGTATAAGTCATAGTTTGGGTCTCCTGGTTCACGGTTGACTCCTTTCATACATTGGAAGATGCCGCAAGGGAAAATCGGTGTGCGATGAAGCTTACCAACACCCTTGATAGATCCTTCAAGTAAAGCCTTAATTACCATTCTACCTTCTGGTAGAGTACAAGTTCCATAGTTAATAGAAGTAAATGGAAGTTGATTGCCACTACGGGACTGTAATGTATTTAGGTTATGATACATTCCTTCAACAGCTTGCTGAAGTTCGCGTTCAGTCATATCTATTGCATAATTATAACATTTTTCACCATATGATTTAGCATCTGGCGAATCAATTCCTGGAACCTCATATTTAGGATCATATAATTTTACATCATAGTTATCTTTTCCAATAGTACCTTCTATATACATTAAGCCATCACGCATATGCTTCCAGAAACTTTTTCTCACATAAGGTACCATTGTCCAGTCAAGATGGCTAGCGCTAACACCACCGAATTGCTGCAAACTTTGAAGTTGGAAAATAACAGCAATAAGTTGGAAAGCTGTGTTAATACTGCGCGCAGGTCTAACATCGGTCTGGCGAGTATTAAAGCCCTTAGCGAGTAAATCATCAAAAGGAATAGTCAAACAGTTATGCATGCCTACTGCATATGCATCAAGATCATGGATATAAATCATATTGTTTTCATGATTCTCTTTTGATTTCTCGCACATACAATAGTTAAGTGCATATTCTTTCATTATTGCAGAATCAGTCTCACCTTTGCGGCCGCCAAATGAATATTCATCCACATTGGCATTTTGATTTTGCACATTTGTTGCTTCAATCTTGTCTTTAAGTCTTAAATAGAAATCATCACGTTGCTCACGAATAACTTCTTTCTTATAACGATAACGTACATACTTGCGTGCAGTCTTAGGATCATACTTCATAAGAAATTCTTCAACTTTATCTTGAATCTCTTCTACTGAAATATCATACGCTTCATTCTCTTCTTCCATATATGTAACAATATCTTCTACATATGGCGGGAATGGCTTTTCAGGCGCATAGTCTGGATCCCAGTACGCACGAGCGATGGCTACTCGAATTTTATTACCATCGAACTCAACTTTTCGTCCATCTCGTTTTGTAATCAAAATTTAACCCTCCTTATAAGGTTGTATAATATATTTGAAATCTGGCCTAAATATATTAATCAACCTTGACCTGGGACACATCATGTAGTATATGGTGGAAACAATTTATCATATCTTCATCTTTCTCATTCCACAAAACAGGAATGTCATCATTTTCCAACCATTCAAAATCTTCTTCGTCAGCTTGGAACCTACGCACAATTTCATGCACATCTGGATCTTCTTCTCGATTTAAACTGCGTAATAATCTTGTTTTATCTTTACATTTTATATAATAAGGCAAAAGGATAACATCAGAATCATATTTCACAGTTTCCCGTAAACAATCATACCCTTCTGGATTCCATACCCCGACATTAATTCCATCAGTCAATGCATCACGCATAGTTCCATAATGCCACTCATTAAAATAAGTAGCTTCTAACATTTCTCCATTAACTACTTTTTGCGCGAACTCATCGGGAGAAAGGAAGAAGTAATGTACTCCTTCCTTTTCATAATCCCGTTTCGGTCTAGTCGTACATGAAACAACGTTATGCCATCCTGGCTGACGAGATAGGAGATAAGCGATACTATCCTTGCCCGCAGCACTTTTCCCCACTAAACAAACAATAATTTTACGCGACATCTTCTTCGCTCTCTCCTTGTGCTCTTTCACTTCTCAAAACTATGCTACCGTTATCCAGAATGTCATCAATTTTATAAATTTGATGACCAGGAGTTCCGTTGTATTTTTTGCTAACAAATTCAGTGCCACGGCGCATCCCAGTTACAACCAACAAACTACCACGCTTGAACCAAGAACGTTCAACTATTTGCTTTGTTCCATCTGGTCTACGCTGACTTATCTGTCTATCAAACATTGCAAAGAACTCTTTCGTGAACTTAACTGTTACAACACTATTATCCGCAGTCAACAAAGTCACATTTGACTTCATTTTATCTTTCGCAATAACCGTACCGCAAATACGATTCAATCTATAAATCGGAATATGCCCACGATATAGGCTCTCTACTATTGGCTCTTCCGGTAACACGTTATAATCACTAATACCATAACGTCTTTTATTTACATTCGCAAGTTCATGTTGATGATCATAAAAACACATTACTTCCATTTCCCAACTGGAATAATTACCTGCCGCATATTTATTCCAATCATCAACAAAAATCTTTTTATTCAATTGATAAAGCACTTCATCTTGATGGCCTTTCATCCATTCGCGCACTTTATCCATTTCATTCTGATAAATTTTATCCCAAATCTTTACATTTAATAACAGATTTCCATCTATTGGCACATCATATTTTCCATTTATAAAATTCAACGCTCTATCATCCAATACGAAGAAATCTCCACGTTTACACTTGTCTTTCAGATACCTATTGAACTCAAATACCTTACGCTGTTCATTTAATTCATCTGGGATCATATTTCTTTGAATTAAGCCATTCATATTTTGCAACGTGACTCTCTTCTTACGATCACAAGTTGCATAAATATATGTTGCCATAATTTCTTTTCTTTCACCAAACTTATCAAAAGCTCCTGACTTAATCAAAGAAATCATTGGCTGTTTATTCAATCTTACTTTATTACAAAAGTCTGTAAAATTAAGATATGGACGATTCTTAATAATTTGCGCGATTACATCTTCACCAACATTCAATAGACCTTTCATACCAAACATAATCGCATTTTCTTCAGCATTCGGTGTAAACCCATATTGAGAAATATTAATATCAATCGGCAATACTTTAATTCCACGACCTTTAATGTCATTAACCGCTTTCGCAATTTTTCCGTAATTTGTCTGTCCTTTTTCATCTGGATCAACAGCACCACTATTGACAATCAAACATGCTGAATTCCAATATACCGGACTAAATTGTGTTGCCAATATAATTGTTTGAATACCAACAAAGCTATATGGCAAACTATGATTCAAGCTAAACGCATATCCAAGTTGTGGACGCACTGCGATATCCCAAATATAATCTGCATTCTGTCCAACTGCATCATATACTTTTTGTTTTAATTCTGGAATACGTTTTTGTTGTTTCTTCGCTACAATCTTACGAGCATCATTCGCATCTTTCAATGAAAACTTCGCAATATCTGGATCCATCAAAATCTGCATCATCTGCTCTTGAATTGCGCAACAACCATAATATGTATCACAATACTTATGCATCGCCGCAATCATTTTATCTGGCAATCCGCTTCGATGCATTTCAATATCAAATAACTGAATACCACCATCACGAATACGAACATATCTATCCTGCTGACTTTCTGTGCCAGGTTCACTCATTAACCGAATCATTGCATTTGCCGCAGTCATTTCAAGAGGGTTGGTTGCTTTGATCATTTTTGCCATTGCTAATCCAACTCCACTATTGAACTGGAATACATCCAAAACATCACCTGCGGCAAGATGATCCCAAATTACATGATTATTTGTATCAATATGCTCCGGATGAAGATATTTATCATATAATTCTCTTAAACTCAAATCTTCGACTTGCTTATCTGCTTTTAAAAGATTTAAACAAGTAATAATCTTATCACAAACTTCTGTTACCAAGAAGTCATATTTTGTATCTCCCGCTGCTTCGGCCATATGAAGATCATAACAAGTTGTTAAATCTCCATCTTTACCACGCATAATTGCCGCAGTATCATACAATGTTTCTGGATCATATAAAATTGTGCCAGATGCATGAATACCTCTGGACTTAACAATTCCTTCAATATTCAAAATAATATCTGCCAAGCCTGGATACTTTCCAACCTCAGCCATAACTGCTGGAACCGGACGCTTACCAGCTTCTTCATTTCCTTTTACACAATCTTCAAAAGTATACAAAATTCCACGAGGCTGAGGAATTAAAGAAGTTATATAGTTAGCTACGTCAACATCAATGCCATCTGGATATTCTTCACTTCTATACCCACGACATGCTGTCTGAATTGCACTTCTTGTTGCTTCGGTTCCAAAAGTAACAACCTGAACCAATCCAAGCTCGCCACGTTCTTGTCTGATCTTTTCAAAAATCAATGGACGAATACTGGATGCCAAGTCAATATCAATATCGGGCAATTCTGCTCTTTCCATATTTAAGAATCTCCAATAAGGCAATCCCCATTTCATAGGATCGAGCTGAGTAATGCCCAATAAATAATTACTCAAAAATCCTGTCGCAGATCCACGACCAGGGCCAACAATTGAACCACATTCCCAAAACAAATCAATGTAATGTTTAAATGTATTGAAGTAAGCAAACAAACAAGTTCCTAAACGCTCACCAATATGTCTAATTACTTTTGCTTCGGTCTGGATTCTTTCAACATAATCTTCATGTTCTCCCCAGAATCCAATTTTTTCGTTCAATGCATCCCAAACATCATTAATCCATTGACGTTCTTGCGGCTCAGATGAAGTAAATAAATCACCAAGTAATTCATATACTCCATCTTTGCTAAAATCATCAGAATATGGATTATTATTGCCCCACCATGCAAATGCTTTTGGAGGGTCAATTTTAACAGTTGGGATTCTTTGATTTTTCAATAGAGAATAATCTTGGATGCTATCTTTCATTATCATTGAACATTTAAACATCCAATCAATCCAATCATCATCAAAAGATGCTCTCAAATGTTCACGGCACTCATCTTCACTCATTAAATAAGCATATCTATAAAACGCGTCAGTCTCCCGCTCTCCATCCTTTGATTTTAAATATGCCTCATGCGCGAAACGTAATTCTTTACTTAAATAATGACTATCTGTGCCTGGAATCATTTTCAGATCCCAAAGTTGTGCATAATCCGCCAACATTTTATTTGCAGTTATCTGATCTTCATATTCAGCTGGCGCGCACTCAATGTAAAAATCATCTTTTCCAAAAGTATCAATACAGAATTGAAGAAATTCATCAATTTTATTATCATTTTCTTTATCTTCAATTCCCGCACGAATAGATAAATTCTTCTGCAACAATCTTTTTGATAATTCGCCACCAAGACAAGCTGTGGTTCCAATTACATGACCTTTATAATCTTTCATTACATTGGCCAATTCACTTTTTAAAGTTGGCACTCTCTCTTGGAACCACTCATATTTATTATACCATGCAATTGAGCTTAAAATTCTCAGCGCTTTATGTCCTAATTCGTCTTTTGCGATCAAGATAAAATGATAATAAGGCTGACGTTGCTCTCTTGTATCTGTCAGATAAATTTCATTTCCCAGAGCCACTTTGAAGTCTGGATACTTTTCCTTAATCTCTTGGGCATATTTATTTACTTCAATGTGGCAACATAACGCTTCATGATCTGTAATTGCAATGCCAGAAAGACCTAATTGAATTGCTCGGTCAATTAGGTCTTTCGGTTTGTTTATAGAGTCAATCAACCGGATGTTGCTATACATGGTGTGGTTATGATCATTGAAAAAAGCCATGCGTAACAATTCCTTTCTTTCATTCTCTATATATTATATCATTTATTTGTGAGTTTTTCAAATATGGAAATTTTTTACGATAATTAATTTCTGTGCCGCACGTGTTGCAGCAGTATATAACCAACGTATGTGGTCTTCTCGGCTCTCGCCTTTAAGGTATTCTTCAAGAACAATAACTTTATTAAATTCACTACCTTGTGATTTATGACAAGTTATTGCATATCCATAGTCAAACTCATGCGGATGAAACATCTTTGGAATTTTCTTCCAATTACTATTATATCCTCTTGTAATTGTTGTTTCACCCTCAGTTAACAATTTATAATCAATTTCGATGCCAGTAAAAGAACCAGCCCCATCATAGTCAGGAGTAAAATCAATAATCGGTGTGCGTTTCATATATGGGTTCATTTCTTTGGGATCTTCTGCATATCGAATATAAGTCATATGTCCGGTTAATCCATTAACCATTGCATCACCAGAAGAACTTACAATATCCCAATCGTTGCGTAGACAAATTAATTTATCACCAACAATAGGTTCTTGCTGATATTTTTCTTTCCATATACCTTCGCGCATTCGACTATTAATTATTCTACGAGTATCGTTCTTGCCGCAAATGATTTGATCTCCCCAATATAGAAAACCTGGTTTTAAAAGTTCTGTTCTATCAACTACTTTTACTTCTTGGCCAGAACGATATTCTAATGTTTTGCCATTACGAATATCCATTGTTAATTGAATAATTTCGCTTTCAGTGGCTTGCCGCATAACTTCATCAAGAAAAATATGAGGATGTTCTAATACTCCATTGTTTTCTGCGGCAACTGGCGGTAACTGACCTGGATCACCAAGAGCAATAACATGGACACCATAAAAAAGAAGCTGATCCCACATTCGTTTAGGCAGCATAGAAATTTCATCGACTACAACTAGTTTATATGGAGCTAAACTTTCAACAGGAATATGAATGAATGTTCCATCGTCTCTTGGACGAGAATTATATAATAACTTATGTGCTGTCATTGCATTATGACAGCCTTTTGTTCGCAAAACTTGAGCAGCTTTACCTGTGTAGGCGATATATGTTACAAAATGCGGATCTATATCAAGTGCGGCAATGATGAATCGTATTAGAGTCGACTTGCCAACTCCAGCAAATCCCGCTATGACTGTATAAGGTTCGTGGTTGTTATATCGTTCGATCGCTATCTTCAATCCCTGCTCCTGTTTCGCTGTCAGTATCATCTTTTTTCTCCAATAAATACGTAATCATATCTTTAATATCAGTTAACTGCTCTTTTGAGATTTCATTCAGCTGAAAAATATTCGGCATAAACACAAGACCATAATCGCATTTAAACTTCTTTAATGTTTCGCTAAAACTGTCGTATATATCTTTTAAAAGCTGAACATCAATTTCCCAAAGTGGATACTGTACTAAAAAGAACTTTTTCTCATTTTCCATAATTATTATACCATATCCTTTTTACTTTGTCAAAAATCCCATGAAGAAACAGACTCAAAGAAATAATCTATGAGCTTAATTTGTGGATATTCACCATTCCAATCATTTATTTCACACGTGCCAACGATTGTAATGGTTTTATCTAATAAATTACTATATTCTTCTAAATTACTACCAAATTTGATAATTGAAGTTTGTTTTGGTTTTAAATCTATTCTTAATGTTCCCTTTTGCAATAAATTAACTGCAATAGGATCAGTTAATTTTATATGCTCGATTGCAATTATTGGCTCTGGAACACCTTGTCCCCAAATGTCTTTATACCGAGCAATATCAATAATTGTCGAATCAAAATCATCTGCCATAGTCCAAACAAAATCAACTTCATAGGTTTTTTCGAAAACGACTTTTCCAAAATCTTCTCTGATTTTAACTTTAAACTTGTCCAAATTAGCAGGTGTAAAGGCAACACCGAAAGCCATAGCATGACCCTGAGCAAAAATGGCAAGACCGGTATTATCAATATAATCACGCCAGTTATTGATGCCACCAGTGACAAACCCGCGCCCACTACCAGACCAAACTATTTCTCCTTCTTCGTTGGTGACTTCATTAAGTATAAGTGTAGGCTTATTGTAAGTAGCCATAATACTATTAGCCACCAGCCCAGTAATACCTCTAATAAGGTCATCATCTTGTACACCTTTATTTTGGATAATAATTAATGGTTCATCGGCCAAATGATATTTTTCAATCTTGACATACATTTCATCAAGTAATTTTTTCTTTTCATCATCTTGATGACGTTTAACATTTGATGCATGCCGCACAGCTTGCACAACTCGTAACTCTTCATCATTTTTGCCAGCTCCACGCTTATCACTTGGTATCAATTGGCCAGCTTTCCAAGATAACATGGACTCAAATACTAATAATTTATCTTCATCGCTACCAACACGAGTCACCGCATTAATAAAAGGTACTATATACCATGCAACAGAATGAGGGTTATATTTTCCTTTCATAGAAAATTCATTCTTATCCGCAAGATATACAAAAAATGGATTATTTACATATTTAAATCCTTCATTAATGTAATAGTTCGTTTCTGGACTGCGCATGTCCATCATGTCACCGGTTAATCCGAGGGCAACGAGGTCAAGAAAGATATTGCATTCTCCTGGTCGATTCCTAAGTCCGTCAATTGCTTGACAGCATTTGTATACAACTCCAACACCTGATAAGTAGTGATTTCCATAGCTCTCTTGCTGGCTGTTGACAATGATAGCTCCTTGTCCTCTATCATTAGTTCCCGCGTCAAATTCGTGATGATCGAGGACAACTGTGTCGATGCCCAGTCCACGCAATCTTTGATGGATTTCGCTTTCATTTGAACTGCTATCGGGAGCGATGACAAGGGTTGTTCCTTCTGGAATTGATTCTGTCGCAATTCCATGTAATTTCGCTTTATGTAATCCATATGTCCAATTCCTTTCTACTGTTGAAGGTGCAAATATATGTAAATAATTCAATAGCAATGCGGCAGAAGTATAGCCATCACAATCACTATCAACTTGTACATATACTTTCTCTTGCCGCACAACAGCTTTTAGTATGCGTCTTGCTGCGGCATCTATATTATCTAATGTTTTATAATCACATTGATCACTTTCTTTTGGTTCAAGAAAGTTCCAATCTGTGCCTCTTAAATATAATACACGGGATATAGGATCTAATCCTTCTCCACCTCTTTTTAACTTAATCTCCATTTAAATCCCCATTCTGCTTTTATATAATTGTTTAAATATATCTGGCCCTTTATCTATTGGACTATCTTTATACCCCAGTTGATTTTTTATGTCTATAATAAAACTAATATTGACATAATTTGAATACTTCTGCGAAATTGCGTGTAAATTATTACACCATTTGCCATATTCTTCATTACCAAGTTTTTCAAATTGTCGATCAAAAGCAATGATAATTTCTTTCGCTTGATATTCAATCAATTTGTTAATTTGCCAATAGCTAACAGCGCTGCCGCAACATGCCACAGATATATCGTTTGCAGATCCAAAATAACTTCTATAAAGCAGACAAGATTTTTCGCCTTCAAAAATAATTGCTTTATTAAAAAGAGGAATATTCTTTTTGCTATTATTTAAGTTATAAAGGTTTAGCCCGAGAGGATGATTATACATTTGTCCATTCAAAACCATTGGACGATACTTGCCATATAATGTCGCTTCTTCTTTGCCAAGAGATCTACCACGTAGACCGATAAATCTATCATTTTCATCAAAATGTGGAATAGTAATTTGGTCAGTTGAAGGGCAAAAACCAATATAAGCCTCTTTTAATATATCTTCGGTCATGCCTTCATCTATCCAATCACCAATACGTGGATAACATAGTCTATCAAGAATATGACAGTCATATGCTTTTAGCTCAATACGTTTTTGATCTTCTGGTAAGATTTTTATGCGCGAATATTTATCGAACACCCCGAGGTCTGGAAGTCCTCCAAACTCATCTTCTGCGTCAATATATTCTCCAGAGATACCGAATTTATTGGCCACATAACTGACTCCATTGTACAGTGACCACTTTTGTCCCTCAGTTTCACGGTTATGGACTCGACACACCAATTCAAATATGTCGAAAGTCGCGTCACATCCTGTATAGCATCGAAATAGTTTTGTATTTTCATAATAATATAATTTATGACTCCCCTCGCCAGGATGATTATGACAAATGGTGCCCGCAATAAACCCAAAATTGGTTGGTTGCGGGTCACCACCAAGATCACGGACTAAATCTTCAATTTGATCAGTTGTTAATTTTTCTTTGATCTCATCCTTATTTAGCCGCATGATTCATTCTCCTTAGTCGGTTAATACATCTTCAAGCATTGCCGGAGTTCTGGGCCCAGTAATAAGCTCATCCTCCAAAACAAGAGAGGTCACGTGACCCAGCAGTCCATAAGTCTGATTGATATAATCCATCGCATACTGGAACTTATCGCCTTTAACTTCTTTGGTCAGATCCTCGAAAGTGCGGCGAGGCATAATATATTCCAGCTCACGACCCCAAAACTTCTGTTCCTTGCTAACACTCTTGTTTCTCTTCTGCTTTGCCATTAAGTTTCGTCCTCCTCAAATGCACTAAAATCATTTATAATTACTTTAAGATCATCTATGCCGATCCATTCATATTGGAAATCTGTCATGAACATCGGCTTTATGCGGCAAGTGCCTAAATCGGCATCACACCACAATATAACACTTTTATATCTTCCTCGTCTATTCTTATAAATAGAAAGTTTAATTTTAGGAGTTGGAAATTGTGGATTTCTTTGCAGAATTGATTCCAAACTTCCTAAATCTTGCTCTTTTACCGGCAATAGGATTGAACCATAGTCAATCTTATCTGCTATTGCTTTTGCGCCACGAAGTAAGTTTTGATCTGGTGTTTTACTATCTTGATAATCACCATTCAACTGAGTCGCGCTCATAATAAAAACATTATGCTTTACACAAATATCTTTTAATCTTGCGCTTAATAGGAACAAGATATTATCTTCACGAAGCGCAACCTTACCTGCTCTACGGCTAATCTCTTCCAAAATCTTAATTGATGTATGAATATAATCATGAAATATATACTGAATATCTTTATCTCTTAAATTTCTATGAATGGTATTTTCAACATCTTGAAGATTAAATTCTGGAAGAACTTCAATATATAATGGACTATTTTTTATTACCTGTGCCGCACGCATTACTCGATCGCGTTCATCATTTTCATATCTTCCTGTCAAAATATGCTCTTCATTCACATTTGACAAAAAAGACAACATCATAGTTTGAATTTCAGACTTATCTTGTTCGGTTCCAATGAACAAAGTTGGAAATGCTTTACCATTTTTTCTCCAACCAAATTGTTCATCATAGAACCAATCACATCCAATATAACACGCATCAGCAATCATACTTCTCGTTTTGCCAACTCCAGTTGGTGCAGAACGCAAGTAAAACTTTCCCAATCTAGCTCCGCGCGTAATTGTATTAATGTAGTTTCCATAGAGCTGAACGCCCACGTCAGGAACTGTTTCATATGAAGTAATAAGTTCTTCAATCCCATCACCTGCGGCAAAGCTTCCTGCTCCATCATCATTCTCAATAAATTTTTCTTTAATTACATCTATTTTTTCATCTATCTTTTGAACAATTTCAGCAGGAGTTACATTATCTAACCATTCTTCTTGGGCTTCTTTTTTCTTCGTATCAAGAATATTATCTGGATCATATAACCAAGAAAGATCCATGCCCAAATTATCATACATACGCAGAACTGTCATTTTCCGCATACGCTTATAATAATAATCAAAAGTAGATCGTATTGCTACTTCACTTACTTTTTGAATGTATTCATTACCACGATTTAAGTCATAAATTGCTTTAACTTTTGGATGATTTTCAAGAAAATCATTAATTGCTTCTAACGTAAATCTTGTGGCTCCATCCTCATGCAATTTAAATAATGTGCCAATTACTATTTTGTGAAATTCAGTTGGAAAATCATCTTCATGAATACTATATGTATCCTCAGCGTCCAATATTAATGGATCATTATAAATACACCCAATTACTTGCACTATTGCTGTACTATCAACATATTTAGACGCCATTTACTTCCTCTACCTCTTCCTCTTCTATAAATGAAAACTTATGACTTTTCATTGGCTTTCGTTGAGGTGGTGGAATATGTATTTCAATTACATTTGGTTTCCATTGCTCAATCGGTTTTGCCTTATTCTGTTGAGATGCTACCCACATTGCTGTATAATAATTTTTTGCATCCTCATAAACATATGGCACAATACCTATGCCGCCATTTGCTTTCTCTATTGGATGTCCTTTTACTTGATAAAAATACAACAATGTTTTATATATACCACTATATGTATAACCTTTATTTGTATGATAATCTTCCATTTGCTTATTTATTTTCGCAGAAATGGATTCAATACCAAATAATTGCTTAATAAAATTCTCTAAGACTTGTTTGTCTCTTTCCTCTTGGGTTAATTCAGCATTATGACGATCGTAACACTCTTTATGTGCATATCGTATTTTATTTATTTGGACATATTCTTCTGTTTCTCTGTGAAAATATTTATTACAATATGGACATTTTACAGGTGCTAACTTTTTCGCCATTATAATGTCGCCACCAAATCAAAAATATTCTTTATCGTAAGGAGAATCCAATATCCTACGATCCATGGCCAAGCATGTTTTGGCATCTTTTTAATTTGAAATACTGAAACAACTGCTGCAATTATAATTAATCCAATAACACACCATTGTGAGGCTGTAAAAAACATTCTTTTTCTCCTTATGTAATTATTATATCATAAAAAAGGATAAAAGTCAAGCGAGCCATTTTGAGGCTCGCTTGATCTTACTTGTTCAGAACTCGCAGTTCCTGAATAATCAACCAAACTTTTTCTGCATCAGCCTCAGTCGTTTCTTTGAACTGCTTACCAACCCCAAGATATTCAGTAATGATCTTGGAAATCTTCAATCTATTGCTTGGATCCTTTGCCATTAATTCTCCAAACAATACCTCAGCTTCTGCTTTCATTTCAGAGAATTTAGGCATTTCCAATTCATGTTCTTTGTATTCATTCTGCCGATCATTAGTTACATACTTATTACCATGTTCGGCAGCTTCTTTATCAATAGCTTCTCCAATTGCATTAACAAGATTGTCATATGAGAAGACAATACTGTCTGGAATATACTTGAAACGTGAGCCCGCGACAAATCTAGGGGTGCCACGCAAGAATAATCTCGTTTCAGGCAATCCAGTTTCTTTACTTGTTACTTCATGAGAGAAACCAATAATATCACAAGTTCTTTCACAAATCTTACGACCACGTTTATCCAACGTAGGTTCAAGTTTACTATACTCTTCACCCTGTTCGTTCTTTTCAGTGCGCTCAGTGCTATGAGAAATCAAAATAAGACCGTAATCCATCTGAATAATCTTACGTAGACAAGTATCAAATTCCTTTTCAACAAGACTATAACCTTTACCAAAAGGAAGATCACCGATATTATCTACACCATTATCATTACAGATATAATCTACGCAATAGTCATAAGCAATATCCGCAGTATCAATAACTACTGTCTGGAACATTTGCTTAGTTTCTTCTTCTTTCAATTCAACCAATAGTCTACGGAATTCATTCCAACTATTGATCGGCTGAGCCATAACTCCGGGGATGGCGCTGTAACCTTTCTCAAAAGCAAAGATTACAGCCCCAGGGAACTTCGCTGCGGTAGTCGTTTTGCCTGTCTTTGGTGTGCCATAGAAAAGCACGCTATACCCACGAAGGTCACGACTTACAACATGCGGTTTAAGACTAGTTAAAACGCCCATTTATCGTGTCCTCCTTATTAGAAATTGTAAGTATCATCTGCATTTGCGGGAACAGCCGCCGCAGAACTTCCACCCTTAGATGCTTCGTAATCAATACGACGCTGCTTCAAATCTGCCAAATGAAGCTCACGATCAGCCATCATCTTACTGAGTTCTGCCTTAGTAAGAGTGCTTTCATCATCAAAATCGTAAGGCTGCTTAGAGCAACCAGTAATAACAAACTCACGAGTCGTATTCTGACGCTCACGAACCTCATCTTCACCAAATGCAGATTCAGTTACAGTCTTGGTTACAACTGTCTTACTAAGCTGACGTCCCCAAACACAAGTGAATACAGGATTCTTAGCACTTGCGTCAAGATTCTGGAAATACTTCATACCACCGGCTCCGCGTACAACAAACTCAACCGGCATGAGTTCCTTACGATAATCCTGGAAGATCGCTCCCTTAACCTTAACGTGAGCATCAATCTTTTTCTCAGGATCAGCTTCTACATCTTTCACATTCGTGATCAACATATCAGTCTTAAAAGTATTACGCTGCTTTTCATCCTCATTAAGAGAATTTACGATATGAATAAATCCACCTTCATTACGAATAACGCTGGTAGGCTTTTCATCATTTACGGTGGGGAACCACTCATTCAGCTCAATCGCAGAATCACAACGAAGCTTCAAAGCCTTATCCGCGCCTACATTCAAAACAGTAGGATTCTCATCAATGATCTTCTTCAAGATCGGGAAACGACTATTCGCACTACCGCTCTTGGCGAATGTCGCAGTTTCATATGTATAATGGAGTCGTACCACATTTTCCATCTTGTCATCAGTTGCCAGCATAATCTCGCCGCTGATAAACTCAGTGCCAGGAGCCTTGGAATTTGCACCAGTCACTTTCTTTTCCAACTTATGGTCGTAAAGAATACCCTCAACATGCGATTCATTAATAAATTTCTTTTTCATTACTTGTTTTCTCCTTAAATTTCTACATTTTTTCCTTTTTCGGTAATCATATAAACTACTGGGTCTTTACCAACCTTTTCAACATAGCCATCTGTTACCAATTTACGCATTGCGCCAGAAACACCTTTTGAAGTAATTCCCATATTATCCGCAATATCCCGAGCCTTATACATAGCTGTCGGTGCAGATTGTAGATACTTCAAAATTTTTCCGCCATTTTCTGTGAAAAGAGGTTTTTCAATACCATCTGTGTTCCTCAATGCGTCTACATACATTTTTACATTTTGCGGAACATCCTGATTTAGCGTCAGTTTGTCCCAATACTCAAGAAATTCCTGTTGTTTTGTCATGTGGTATGATCCTTTCCTCATTTTCTACATATATTATATCAAAATTTTTGGGAAATGTCAATTCAATCCCTCATAGATAGCAGCAGGTAGTAAATCATAGAGCAACTGAGCGTACTTTTCATCTTCGGTTTCTAAATAAATCTCACGAATAGTATTTAGAGTATTTAGCCAATCATCAACCAGATCTTGAAGATATTCTGGCTGGTTGTATGGTTCATCATCATATACAACAGGATTGAATTCATATGGTTCTAATTCAAAAGGCTCTGCAAAAATCTGCATATTATGCTTATGAATTGATTCCATTGCCTGCTTTATTTCTTTTGCAGATGTAACACTCATTCTGTTACCTCATCAATGAAAATCAATTCTTGCGCATAAGGCAATGTTCTCGCCCAAGAAATAAAGTTAGGCTTAGAAGCATCATCCTGTCCAGACCACTCATTTAGCTTATGGAATCTGCGCTGACTCTTGGAGCATATAGAAAGTAGATTTTCATAATTCATCGTGACAGTACGCTTTTGTAGCCAGGCTTCGGGTAGCAGACGAACAAGCTCTTTCCAATATGCCTTTTGCCGCGCTGGATCTTCTGTTTTCAGAACCTGCTGCCGCAAATCTTCAAGCCATGTAATAAGTTTATCCCATCTCTCATCTATATGCCAATGATCAACGAATCCACATGCTTTTCCAGCTTCAGTAACGTTAGATTGATCCGCCTTATCAACGGGTAGATCTGGATCCCAATCATCAATTTCAAAACAATCAAGAGTGATAGGCTGTGATGTTAGCTTATGCATTGTACTTGTGCTATTAGCAACAGTACCAACTTTATATGTGTCAAACTCTTTCCACCAATATAGTGGAGCAGTGATATCAACAGATACTATAATCTGGCGCATAAATTTACGATGTTCTGGCCCACTTTTGATAAGAGTCTGCATAAGTTTCATATCTCTTGGGCCGATATCCCAATAGCACTGCTTAGTTTCTGGATCGAATCCAGTTATACTGTCGCTTAAATGCCAACTATTTTTAGGGTTGCGCATGCCGCGGATTGCATGCTCAAAGCCCCATACAGAAGTATATTCAAATTTCATTATATATGAATTGTTTCAGCGCCAATACTATTACTAGTAGCAATATTTGAAGAACTTGCATCAATATCAATATGATCCGCGCTATTGCAAGTCAACGTTGCATTTGTGCCACAATAGGTAATTGACCATGGGCTCCAACTGCTTGGAGTAGTATAAGTATAAGTTTTATTATTTGCGCGATAGCCTTCCCAATAGGCTTCATCAAGAAGCTCCTTTAACTCTTTTGTAGTTAAAGTAATCTGATCCTTCTTGTCAGTTGTAAATACTTTAATCATCATAAGAATTTACCTCATTATTTAATACTGTAGCCATATTCTTTGGCTTTGTAAAAGTCTTGCCAATAATCTTCTCTCTCATTTAGCTTAGATTGATCACATTCCTCTATAACTTCGAATGTAAATTTTTCTAAACCTTCTTGATACATTGCAGGATATAATTTATTTTGTGTGCGAGGCTCCGCGTTTAACGCCCTCTTAATATGTTGCCGCCAGCGATCTGCAATATCAACTGCTTGTCCAACATAACACATTTGTGTTTCGATGTTTGTGATGCGGTAAATACCAGTATGTCGTCCGTTGCCTATGACTCGACCCACGAGATCGGTATATGGCTTTTCATAGTAGACTTTCCAGATAACTTTTGCAATAGCTTCTCCGGCTTCTTGCGATATGCTTGGCACAATCTCTTCAAGTCTTCGTATGTCATTAAGTGTGTGTGGCCCCATTTGTAGAGAATGGAACTTAATGAAATTTTCTTCTTCTGCATGACGTTTTGCAACCTCAACTGCTGCGCTTGCGGCAGATTTTAATTCACTTAATTTTTTATCAAGTTCTTTCGCGGCATCCATTTTACGACGATTAGTGTCTTTAAATTGTTCCGCAAAATCTTCTTGCATTTGAATATATTCTTCTTGCCTTTTGTCGATCCAAACTTGACGTTCTGTCAGATATTTCTTTTTAAATTCTTCTTCAGTTAATTCATATGACTATTTTAATTTTTCAACATTTTCAACTTGAGTGGCAATATCATCATTTAGTTCTTTCTTGCGTGTTGCCAATTCATCAATTTTGAATCTATGCTCTACAATCTGGTTAGTTAATTCATTATCTTGTACAGTTAATTGTTCTAATTTTTCTTTATACTAATTAACTTCATACTAAGCTGTATTTATACTTGCTTGTAATCCATTATACTATTGAATATTTTTTTTGACTAAATAACCTGATATGATAGTAGCAATAATGCCAATGACAAGAAGAGCAATAATGATCCACATATTGTCCTCCAGTCTAAAATAGGGGATTGATAAAGCCTACCAATCCCCCATTTATTATTTACTTTTTAATTACTCAGCTTCTTCGGCATTTACGTCGATAGCACGGCCAGCATCGGTGAGCTTGAGGAACTTAACCTTCTTGTGGGTGCCATCATCCAGCTCGATCTCAGCTTCCTCACGGACACCAAGGCTCTTGCGCTGAATCGCAGAAGTGAAGATACCATCAACACTACGCTTCTCAAGTCCCAGAGCATCAGCCACATCAGCGGCAGTCACGTTGTCAGAAGCACTCAAACCCTGCAGATAAGTAATAACCTTCTTAGTATTTTCTTTCATAGCAGCCATAATCTTTTTTCTCCTTTTGCGCTTAAAGCGTCTTTAAATAATGTATTGTATATTTATAATAATCTGAAGGATTTGCCTATCAGTTATTATCTATACAGATTATACCATAATTTTTTTTCAAGATCAAATATTTTTTTCTTTTAAATAATCTTGAACAAGTGTGTCAAGGGCAATCATGTCTTGAAGTTCTAGGTCTGCGGCTTCTTGTGCCTGCATCATACGATCTTTCGCTGTGTTAACTTCATCACGATCTTGACTGGTCTGGATGGTATATTCCAGATCCGCGATTTTCTTAGCTAATTGTTTTAGCTGTTTCTTAGTCACGGTAAGATTTTTTCCTTTCTTTATCTTACATACATATTATATTAAAAATTTTTATAAAAATCAACTAGTTTACGCATCAACCGAATATAGAAGCTAATGTACACTCTGATGGGTTTTTATCATCACGAACGCGTTTAAAATGAAAATGTCTGAGTGTATGTGCTGTTCTATCTTTCTCCATTCCCGCAAGTTCACATACCTTGCCAACATATGATTTAAGATTGGCTTTATCGTCATCAGTTAATCCAGATGAAACTGTTCCAATAGAAATGAGTTTTCCTTCTGAATCATATGCGCCGATGCGAATTGCCGTATCCCAACCATAATACCATGCTTTTGTTACTGGTTTAGTTTCATATCCAGGTCCGCGCACTCGCTCAATCTGTCCAACAGGACATTTCTCATATAGTTTTGTAAAAGGACCAGAAGGCTCTTCTTCTGTATGAAAAATTGCCCAATATGGCCATTGATCAACATCTGGACCAATACCATTTTTACCAAGATCTAATTTTCCATCATAAAGCATTGTCGCAGGTTCTGTACCAATAATTACAGCATCACAAGTATCTGTCTTTTTAATTTTGATGGTATCCCACGCTGGTCGCTTGCCAGGTGTATATGGAGCAGTCCTCTTTTTAAGTACCATTCCCTCTTCACCTGCGGCAAGTGCAGCAGCCACAGCCTCTTGAATATTATCATCAACTCTTTCAGCAAGTTCTACAAGAGGAGCGCCTTCTTCCCAAACAGCATGAAATGAATATTTATAATAAACCAATTTCAAAAGATCATAACGTACATCTGCTCTTACTTTTGTTAAATCATGTCCATTGTAATAAATCATATCATGAACATAATAATGTAGATGCCCATATTCCCCATTTTGTCTTTCAATAGCTAATTCTGGAAGAGCACCCATAATTGGTGTTACATCTTTACTTCTTTTACCAGGATAATAAATTTCACCAATAATAACAGTACCATTCGGCACTCCTTCAAGAGCTATAATAATTTCAGGTACATTTGCAGATTTTTCAGTTAAAGTGCCTGTGAGCTTAGACACATTTCGGCTCCAAAGATACATATTGCCATCCATATCTTTTTCAAATTGATACCAATATCCATCTTTTTTCAACTGCGCGAAATACTCACCAGAAGCACAAATAGAGGGAAAGAGTGATTCTTTTCCCTCTGGGATTTTATTTATTTTCATTGGTTCTATACAAAGTGGTGTAGCCATATTATACCCTCGTCGCACTTATTAAATTATTGTCTTTAATTAACTTAATCGTTGAACTTGTCCTGGATCCAAGAGTAATGTCATCTGTACTTACACATATAGATCCAGTGCTGCCGCTAAGTAACAAGCTTCCAGAGCCTTCACCGAGGTATACTCCCGTGCAGATCTTGCCTGAATGAGTAATTTTAAGACCTTTGCCAGCTCTGTTCTGTTTAGTGAATTCATTGACCATAATTCTCTTCCCTGTTCCGTCGCTACAACCAATGAAAATCTGCCCGTTGGCATTGTTGATATTATTCGTCCCTGTCGATCCGAGATTGAATCCCACGGCTGCTTCATCGTCACTCGCAAGTTTGATTCCTTGAACGCCGACAGAAGTTCTTCCAGTAGCTCCAACTGTTGCTCCATCAAAACGAATACCCATGCCTTCCTTTGTTAATATAACAATATCACTATTGTCTCCAACCCAAACACTTATAATTGCATCGCCTTCGCGCAAATTGAGCGCTTGAACACCGGCTTTACGTTTCGTTCCAATATATTCAGACAGGTTTGTCTTTTTAACTAAACCGCGTTTAGTGATAAACCAGACGAACTTTCCAGCATTTTCTGTTCTTGCAACTGAGGCGACTGCGGCCACTTGTTCCGTAGGTTCCATCTCCACTAACGTAGAAATCGCTACTCCACGTGTAGTTTGTGTTCCTTCTGGAATTGTATCTACACCAACTCTGTAAACTTTACCTTTGTTTGTAAAGGCTAACAATACATCCACTGTATTAGTTTCAATAGTAGCTAATGTGATATCATCTTGAGTTTTTACTCCTTTTCCGTTACGCTTTTGTACCTTAAAATTCTTTTTTGGCACACGCTTCACATTACCGGCCTCTGTAACGACTACGACAACATCTTCCGGCACGATCTGAGCAATTTCTTTTTCTTCTTTTGTAACTTCAATGTGAGTAACTTTTGTTCTTCGCTCATCAGCGAATTTATTAGCGAAAGCCTGCAATTCAGAGATTAGATCATTTTTGAAGATAGTTTCATCATTTAAACGTTTTACAATTAATGCTCTTTCTTCATCTTTGTCTTTTCTCTCTTGTTCAATAGCCAACTTTTCCATATTGGCTAATCTGCTTAAAGTCATTCCAAGAATTGCATCTGCCTGTTCAATAGTGAAATTGTATCTTTTCATTAACGCAGTATGCGCGGCAATCTTATCCTTGGATCCTTTAATTAATTTAATTACATTATCAATATCATCAAGAGCAGTACATAATCCATCTAAAATATGGAGTCTTTGCTCTAATTTTCTTAATTCAAAATTATTTCTGCGGCGATATACTTCTTCTTGATGCAAAGCATAATACTTAATAATATCAACTAAGGTAAGCTGTTTCGGCACTTTGTTTACCAGAGCAACCATGTTAACACTGAATGACGTTTCCAAATCAGTTAATTCATATAGCCTATTGGCTATTACATCTGCGTTAACACCTTTTTCCAGTTCCACAATGAACCGTATTCCTTCTTTATTTGACGCGTCAAGTATCTCTCTAATTCCATCCAACTTTTTGGATTCACAGAGCTCGTCAATTGATCCAGCCAACTCTTCCTTAGAGACTTTATAGGGTATTGAAGTAAATACCAATCTATCACGTTTATCGGCAGTTTGTTCGACGATATATTCTCCGCGTAAGCGTACACGTCCCTTGCCAGTCTTATAGATGCCTGCGAGTTCCTTCTGGTTGATAATACAACCACCCGTTGGGAAGTCCGGCGCCTGAATGATATCTGCAAGCGCCGCATTGTCCGTCGCAGTTCCCCTAATGTATGCGGTGATTGCATCCATGACTGATCTAAGATTATGAGGGGCAAAATTGCATGCCATTGCGACAGCAATCCCAGTTGTTCCATTGCACAAGAGATTTGGGAATAATCCTGGAAGATATACTGGCTCATTTGAAGTTTCGTCGAAGTTTGGGATCCAATCAACTGTGTCTTTTTTGATTCCATCAAGTGTAGCCTCACTTATTTTGCTCAATCTACATTCAGTATATCTCATTGCGGCAGGCGGGTCTCCATCTCGGCTACCATTGTTACCATGGAATTCAATAAGCGGATATCGCATATTCCATGGCTGACTTGCGCCGACTAATGCGCCATATATCGAACTATCACCATGCGGATGGTACTTGCCCATTGTGTCACCAACAGGCCGCGCGCACTTTACATAATTTTTATCGCTTTTATAGCCACTTTCAGCCATACACCAAAGGATTCGCCGCATAACAGGCTTTAATCCATCTTCTACTGCGGGAATTGCTCGATCTGTGATTACTGAAAGTGAATAATCAAGAAAGGATTGTTCAACCTCTTGGACTATTGGGGCTTGAATAATATTATCCACAGTTACACGCCTTTCTAATCCTTTTGATTGTTTCATCTACTGGATATTTCTTCATAGAATAATCCAAAAGGATTTCACTTAATTCTATATTTATTTTATCATTTATTTCATCAATTTTCAACTCGTGATCATTTTTATCTATAATAATTGCTCCTGTTGCTAATTTATCAGCAATTTCATTATATGTATGACCACTATGACCCTTAACTTTTTCAATAGATACATAAGGATTTTTGAAAAATGGAATCAATAGCTCCCAAAGCTCTTTATTAGCCACAGGCTCTTTCTTACTATTGATCCATCCATTATTTTCCCAATTAATATACCATTTATCATTATAGCAGTTTACCAAATATGCGCTATCACTATAAATAACACAAACTGCGGAAGGTTCATATTCACTCCAAAATTTGAGCGCTTCATATGCTGCTCTGAGTTCCATTCGTTGATTGGTTGCATTTGGCTCTGTGCCTTGCAGCCGCATAATTTCTTCACCATAATGTATGCCAATAACGCCCCAACCACTACGACTTTTCGTTGCAGAGCCATCTGTGTAAAACTCAATCATACGTCAATATTCGCTCTAAAAGCGTTCTCCTCAATAAATTTTTTACGCATAGTTGCTGATTCGCCCATTAATGCGTTAAATGTATTACTTGCAGCAACCACATCTTCCATTGTAATTCGTTTTAATGTTCTAGACGCTGGCGCCATCGTTGACTCTGCTAACTCATCAACTGACTGCTCGCCCAAACCTTTAAAACGACGAAGTTCATAATTACTGCCAGGATTGTTTTTACGGTATTCAGCAAGAGCAGCATCATCTTTAATATAGAATGAGTTTTTACCCTTGATAATTCTATATAGCGGAGGCACTGCCGCATAAATATATCCTTTTTCAATCAACTCTGGGCAAAATTTCCATATAAATGTTAAGAACAAACAACGAATATGTTCACCATCAACATCAGCATCGCTCATGATGATGATTTTGCCATAACGAAGTTTAGATTCATCCAAAATAACCTTATTGTTTTGAATTTGCAATCCAAAACCAACAATCATAGATTTAATTTCTTCGTTGGCCATTGCCTTTGATAAATCCGCTTTAAGGACATTAAGAATCTTACCTCTGATAGGAAGGATCGCCTGGGTATCTCGATTGCGAGCTTCTTTTGCCGAGCCAGCTGCTGAATCTCCTTCGACGATAAAGACTTCGCAATCACTACGTTTCCTATTTGAACAATCCGCCAATTTCCCAGGTAATGTAATGCGATTAGCCTTTCCTGCGACACTCCGAACAGTTTCCTTAGCTTTACGGGCTTTGTCACGAGCTGTTCTTGCGAGGACAGCTTTTCCAATAATTGCTTTTGCATCTTTCTCATGTGCATTAAGCCAGTCAGCGATGGATTGTGAGCAAAGTCGCTGAACAACAGTTCTTCCTTCTGCACTTGTTAAAACTCCTTTTGTCTGTCCACTAAATACTGGATCGGGCATCGTTAAACTTAAAACAAGAATTAATCCTTCTTTTAAATCTTCACCTGTGAAGTTTTCATCTTTTTCTTTCAATAAACCTTTTGCTCTTGCATATACATTAATCGCTTGTGTAAAAGCTGTGCGGAAGCCAGTTAAGTGAGTGCCTCCTGTGTTCGGTATACTATTTGTAAAGATACGATATGTATCACTAAATTGATCGGTATATTGGAGGGCTACCCGTACTCTCATTCTATTTTCAATATTCTCTGCATAGAATGGAATAGTTAATTTATTCTTTCCTTTTGTTAATGAATCAAGATAATCAAGAAGTCCATTCTCGCTGAAAATCTCTTCTGTCTCTTGGCCATTGGAAAGAGTAAAATGCAATCCCGGAGACAAATATGCTAATTCCCAAAGTTGTTTGCGGATTCGGTTATAATCTGCATTTAAATCAACGTCTTTAAATATCGTTTCATCAGGAATAAATTGCACAATTGTTCCATGTTCAATTTTATCAGTTGCATATTTTTTAGGGTCTCGCGCACGAACTTCAAACTTTACAAGTTCGCCTTTTGCAAATAAAGCATATGCACGCTTATTATCTCTAAAACTTTCAACTGAAAAAAGACTTGACAATGCATTGGTCGCTTTTGCGCCAACACCATTCATACCACCAGAAGTATTATACCCACTATTGCCATCGCTATCGAACTTAGCGCCAGTATGCAACTTAGTATAAATATTAACCAGGACTTCTTCGCCCTCATCATTCTTACCAAAGGGGACTCCTCGGCCATTGTCAGCCACGATAACCCGAGGCCCATCAAGACTAACAGATATCCGATCACAAGCACCAACCAAGTACTCGTCAACTGCATTAGAAATAATTTCTAGCGTAATCTGCCACACACCTTCGGCATCGACAGCGCCAATATACATTCCAGGGCGAGTACGGATGGCTTCCATACCTTCAAGTGTTTTTATGTCTTTAACGCCATAATCTAATTCTGGAATAGCCATCTTTTCATCCTTTCTCTACTTTTTCTATATATATTATAACATATTTTTTTTATTTTGCAAAGTTCTTGTTAACAACAGCAAAAGGAAAGGGAGAGTTTTAACTCTCCCCATGGATTTTCGCTGCAAGTTGAGCTACCTCGCTACGTTCAGATTTTTGAAGTTCAATAGATCCGAACAGAGGATCACCTTTTAAGCTATGCAATAGTGAAGCAATACCACTGTTCTTTCGGAAAATATCAGAGTCTGTTTGTGATTCATCACCCAAAAACCAAACCTCACTATCCTTTTCTGCGCGAGATATAATTAATTTAACATTATCAGTTGTAAGATTCTCGGCTTCATCTACAAATATAATGCTATGTTGAAAATTACGTCCGCGCAAATACCCTAAATGTATCGGCTCAATTTCATCATTCTCTATTGCTTGGATAAGAGCTTCTGGACCTCCCAAGTGATCCGCCAGCGGCATTAACCAAGGCATTAGTTTATCATCTTGCTCACCCGGCAACGCGCCAAGTCTCTATGACCCGGCAACTTCAACGTTATTTCTTACATATACGATTTTATCAAAAGTGTGCCATTTGACATAATTCATTGCATGAACTAAAGCTAAAAATGTTTTACCAGAACCAAATTGTCCTCTTACTACTTTGACAGGAATCTTTCTGTTTTGTAGTAAGTCAAATAACATTTTCTATTGATCATTTAATGGTTTTACTTGACCAAAATAATCACTGTTTTGATTCTTGTATTTAATTACTTCATTTTTACTTCCATCCCATTTAACTAAATCAACAATTTCGTCGTTTAACTTTAAAGCCGCATATTCATTAATCTCTAAGCCAATAGTATTGGTCTCAGGATGCTCATAATAATTGGCTAATGCCTGTTCATCGGATCCAAAGTCAATTTCTTTGTATCCTTTCCAAAGTCCTTCTCTGTGCGCTGTATCTTTATAATAAATAGGATTTATAACATCTATAAATTTGCACGCAAGAAAATATTGAGAAGAATCCGATGTAATAAATTCAACCCTTTCCTTAATCTTGCGTGCAGTAATCACAGCTTCACAAATTAATATACTATCATTATTATCTTGCAAGTCTGGAGAATGTGTTAATAATTTGTTAATAACTCTCCAATTACTTTTTGGCTCTTGCCATAGATCCTAATGATCCATTAAATAGCGAATTAAAACGCGTGCTTTATATTTGATTGCTTCATCCTTTTGAAAGGATGTTTTGATATTTTCTAATTCTGAAAAAACAATTGTACTAATATAATTTACATCTTCGGTATTTAACTTATAACCAGCTAATAAAGCACTTGTATCAAAGAACTTAACTGTTTGCTTCAATGCTTTCATCACCCTTACTATTTGTTACACCTATGATTTCATCAACGAATCCATATTCCAGCATATCGTTGGCATCAAAGAACCATTGCTTGCGCTCATGCTCTTTGTATTCTTCTTCGGTCACTTTAGTATGGGATGTAATAAACTCACGTACTTTATTATCGACTCTTTTGTTAAAATACATTGCATCTTCAACAGAAAGAGATTCTCCGCTAAATGCAGTGCTTCCAGCATGAAGCAAGGCATATGAATATGGATAACATTTACGAGTAACATTTGGATTGTGCGCACCTGCCGCAAGGATAATTGTGCCCATGCTAGCCGCATAACCAAGAACAATAACGTTTAATGGTTTCGTATATTGATCTATAATATTACACAAAATGAATCCATCACTGATTGATCCTCCTATTGTTGCCAATATTAATGTAACAGGATCATTGCTGCTATCCTTCTCAAAATCCATCAAAGGAATAACAACACGCTCGATTATATTTTCATCCACCTCTTGATTAAAGATGATGGTGCGATTTTCAAGCAATTGTGTAAAATATTGATAAGAGGCAGGATCAATAGACTATACATTCAATAGTGCAGTTAAATCTTCTAACATAAGTTCCTCCTTACAACGCCAAAACTTCTTTTGGAAGATGTTGGCGTAATTGTAGCCATTCATCAACAGTACCAGTAATAACTTGAATATTAGGCGCATACCGTTCCTTAAATTGCAAGATTGCTGGGAGTTCAGAATCTCCACAATCTTCCGGTAGTGAACGAATCCTATTGTTTTCCCATTCTATAATAAATGCACGGGATAGCCAGAATTCAGTTCCTCTGAATGGCATATCTTTAATCCAAGGATATACTGACGGCCAATGTATCCAAACGTGATCTTTTACAATATGATTAAAGAATACTTCCCAACGATCCTCATGGCAAAGTCCATGTCTAATAAAATTATTAGTTAGAATTTGCTCGTGATTCTCTAAGTTTGGTATAAAGTCTGTCTTTTTCTGAGATAGTTGTTCGAAGATCATTTCTTGTACTCCTTATTAAGTATTTCATTTCATCAATATCACGTTGCACATACTGTATCTGCTTTCGCAAATAATAGCACTCACTAGAAGAACAATCGCCGCAGTTTTGTTCAAAAATATTATAAAGATGTTTTAGAGTTTTTAATTGAATTTTATATTCGTCTCTTCGATCACACATTTCCCGTAGCATAGAACGCGTATAAGCGTAATGCTGACCAGTTAATTTGTTTTCAAAATCGTAATCATGCGGGTGGCATTGAGCCGTGCCGATGTAGAGTTTATTATGCACCAGCCGTCGGCATGTCGTTCGGTGCAGCTCTGGGTCATAATCAAATGTGATTTTGGGATCAGTAATCATAATAAATCTCCTTTTGCTTCACTATATGTATATTATAAAATAATTTTTCACATAAGTCAACCCATTTGCTCGAAAAAATTGCTGGGGCGATCGCGGGGCCAGAAATGATCGTGAACGCTGGTCACTTAAAAATAGGTACAACAAAAAGAGCCTATCAGTTTTGATAGGCTCTTTGACATTTATATTCAATTACTGTGCGGCCTTAGTCCCAAGATAGCTTCCAATGATCTGAGCAACGTCAAGTCCAGTCGCTTCCTTGATACCATCAATTACCTGCTGCGAAGTGGCAGTTACACCACTGATAAGCTGAGTCTGAGCACCTTCACCATACAGAACGATCTTATCGACGTTTTCCATAGGTTTAGCCGCAGCCGCAATAGCTTCAGGCAGCATCTGGAAATACATTTCCAAAACAGATGCTTCGCCCATCTTTTTCTGCGCTTCGGCTTTCTTGTCAATACCCTTAGCTTCTGCAAGGCCCTTCGCGCGAATACCTTCGGCCTCAGCATTATACTTAGCCGCAATACCAGCAGCTTCGGCTTCGGCTGCATACTTTTCAGCATCAGCCTGTGCTTTACGAGCTTCAGCAGCCAACAATGCCGCAGCTTTTTCTGCTTCTGCACGCTTCAACTGTTCATAAGCCTTAGCTTCGGCTTCCTTCTGGCGCTTAGCCAAGTCAGCTTCTGCGGCACGCTGTGCCTTATACAAATCAGCATCAGCCTGCTTACGGACAATAGCATCAAGTTCCTTCTCTTTCAGAGCGATCTCTTGATTTTTCAGTTCAACTTCACGCTCAGCCTGAGCGATCTGCGCATTAGTCTTAGTAACATCCAGAGCTTTCTGCTGATCAGCCTTCTGAATATCATAAGCCATATCTGCGGCAGCCTGTTTTACCTGCGCCTGTGCTTTCAGTTCTGCGGTCTTCATATCGAGAGCAGTATTCTGTTCTGCAATCTGAGTAGCAGCAGCAACCTGAGCTTCATTAGCTTCACGCTTGTTCTTGGCCTGCTCGATCGCAACGTCGCGCTGTGCATTAGATTTAGCAATTGCCGCATTTTTCTTGATCTGCTCGACATTATCAATACCGAGATCATCAATTACGCCGTTCTCATCGCGGAAATTCTGAACGTTGAAAGAAACAAGCTCCAAGCCCAATCTCCGTAGATCAGGTACTGCATTCTCTTGTACCTTTTCAGAGAAAGCTTTACGATTGCTTACCATTTCAGTAAGTTTCATCGTACCAGTGATTTCACGCAAGTTACCTTCCAGCAAGTCGTTAATCCGTGCCGCGATTTCTTCACGCCCAACATTCAAGAAGTTTTGTGCGGCAACTTGAATTAAATCTGGATCTTGACTTACCTGTACAGATACCGTAGAATCAATCTTAACATTAATAAATTCCGCGGTTGGTACTGACGAACTGGTTTTTACATCAATTTGAAATGCGCCAAGATACAATTTATCCAAGCGTTCAAAGAAAGGAAGTTTAAAACCAGCCTTGCCGATGAGAATTCTTGGTTGCTTGTGCATACCAGAAATAATATACGCCATATCGGGCGGAGCTTTGGTATATGCAGAAAGCCCAAAACCAAGAATTAGTAACAGTAAAGCACCAACTATAATGTAAGTTACTAGCATATTTACTTTTTTCTCCTTTTACTCTTGCGGGTAGACATTATAGATACCAGTAGGAGCAATAGGAAGTCTACCCAAAGCATCCCATCTGTTCCTTATATCTGTAATTACCTCGTCGATATGCACAGGCGTACTATTATGTGAGTCCATACCGACGTGGTACATAAAAGGGTTGTCAGCAAACAACCAATTTCCTTTTTGATGCGTGTGTCCATGGAGATTGATTACATGTCTGCTGAAATGTTTATCATCATGGTTGGCAGTCAGGACAGGATAATGGCATAGAAACAGCGAAAGTTTGCCGAACTTTATAAGTTCGCTGGTATGTACATTAGTGTCAGCCAATTTCCCTGTCGCGGCGATGTCGCGCAACTTATTATCGGTGTCGTGATTCCCTCGGATTAGGTGAATCGTCCCATTTAGGCGCTGAAGAATACTAACATCATAGTGACTCATCAGCACGTCACCCAGATGATAAACTGTGTCATTCGGTTTTACTACGCTATTCCAGCGTTCTATAATTGCCTCGTTCATCTCATCAAAAGATTCAAAACCACGAGGCTTATAAAGGAAGTCTTGGACATGATAGAAATGAGTGTCCGATGTAAACCAAATCTCACTCACGAATAATCCAAACCCCCTTTACATTCTCAAATTCTCCAATATAAGGAGTAGATAAAGACTTATACATATTCTGTATAGTCGGTGCAGTTACAAATGCGCGGCCTTCCCGCAGACTATCGCGGCGAATACATTCATTAATAGGAGTATCCATCATAATGAATATAATATCATACTTGTCTGCGGTCACCTGTCTCTTCGCTAAGGCACGAACCAACTTGTGGCGAGCCCCATGAGAAAGATGAGTAGCATCAGCAACCATATCGTGACCGTTGAGCAAACCATCAGCGAGGATATCAACGAACTTGTCATAAACTTCATCCTCATGAGCAAAAATGTATTCGTTGTCCTTGACGATAGAGAGCCGCACAATATCACGAGAAATATAATTCACATTGTGAAGATGAGCCTTTGCAAAAGTAGACTTACCACTTCCTGGAACTCCTACCATCACATACAACGTAGACATTTTACTTCAATCCTTTCAGATAATTTTGATATTTAGGATGCTGGCGTTCATATTCCAGCTCTTCTTCGGCCTCTTGTTTATATTTACCTTCTGCAAAGTCTGCCAGAAATTGTGCTTTTTCAAGTTCATTTCGACATTCAATATGATTTACGGTGTGCTTACAATGCCAACAATACATCAATTTTCTATGAAAAGCTCCATGCTGATTTGATTGCTGGCGAGTCAATGGAATCCCTTTTTCACCGCAGTTAATGCAATAAAAATCATGAGTCGTAAAACTGTTAGCTCTTTTTCCCATTTTACCGCACCCCCAGCTTTGTCTTAATATAAGACCAAGCGGACGACCATGCCCCAGGATACGTTACATAATGCTGACCAAGAATCAAAACAGTTAATGCTACAAAAGTTACCCAGCTCATAATATCCCTCCTTCATTTTCTATAAATATTATATCATATAATTTTAAAATTTTCAAATCCGATTTCTACGGCACGCTTGCTGTCCTGCATATGCACATCTCGGTCATAGAATCCGGTCACATTCATAGTCAGACAGTTTAACACATATCCACGACCATAAAATGTCATTCCAGTATCCATACCAATGTGCCAACCACTTGTGTCGCCATCTTTATAAGTAGAGCGATAAGCAACAGGCCGCATGTTGCGTTCATGCTGGAATTCAGCAGGAGTGGAATCACTTAGATAACAAGTAGGAGTATGCCCAAATACAATAATTTTATCTTCTGGCCAACAGGCATTTAATAAAGAACGATCCCAAATCATTTCATTGTAATCATCTTTATCAATTAAATCTCCATTATATTCGCAGTCATTCACACGCTGCCATGCTTCATATGATCCACCTGCATGGCTAAAACATATAGGAGCTTGAAATTGTGAATCTAACTGAAAAGTAACGACAGTTTCATTTTCTAACCGATTAATAAATTCTGTACTTGCTCCATCAATTAACCAATCTTTTAGAGTGGATCGACCTCCATTATATAAATGAAGTCCAGTATAATGAAGCCAGTGGCACCAACCAATAATTTCATTAGCTTCGTCAATAGTATGAGTTTTATTAGCTACTTCTGGATACTGACTGATAATTTCACGAGCCGCATGAATAAATATATCTTCATGATTGCCGCGAATATAAACCATCTGCGGATCATCAAGAATGGCTTCCATAATATCCATGCCAAACGGACCGCGATCACAAGCATCGCCGCCATAAATAATCATACACTCTGGATCTTGTTTTAAGCACCAATCGCGCATAGTTTGAAACAAATCAAGTTGACCATGCACATCAGTAAAATAAAAAATATCGTGCATTATTATTCACCCCTAACTTTCATCTTTTTCCTCTGTTGTTTCAGATATAATTCGTGCATATATCGCATATGCTCTTCCCACTCTTGATCTACATCACGATGCGGGTTATTTGCGCACAAAAGAGCATATAGCATCATACAAAAGGCACAAAACATAATAACACCAACTATGATTATAATAGCCATTTACCACACATCCTCACTGAACAGTTCTCTTACTGCCCATCCACGCTTATACTCTTCTGCGGGAAGCTGGTTAGCGTCCCATGCTTCTTTATATGCCTGAGTTCTAGTGTAAAACTTATCTTCTCGATCAAGGAATCCTTGTTCAAGAGTGAGGAAATCGGCAATTTTATATCCAAGATCATGCAAGATCTGAAAAGCATCACAATGCCGATGACAAGGAATAATAACTATCTTGTTTTGTTTAAGGTCTTTAATCTTAACTGCGGCACGTACCATTTTTGGCATACTTATCACTCCTCACACAAATATTCCGGATCTGGTTCAACCCCAGCTTCTTTGCAAATTTCCTTATAATATTCATCACACCAGGCTTCCATCAAAGAGTAATCATAATCAATATCAACGTCGCCCTCTTCTCGTGCGCGCTGGCATGCCATCTCATAAGCCTGGTCATAAAATCCGGCGTGCAGTTCCTTCATGTTCTCCATAATAATTCCTCCCTTCACTTTCTATAATTATTATATCATTTTATTTTAAATTTTTCAAATAGAAAAGGGGAGAGGTTAAACCTCTCCTCCAAGATTACGAATTTTTCGTTTCAATTTCTTAACAATTTTAAAATTATGCGGGCCACGTGTATCAAGCAATGCTGCCCTCGACTTCAAGACTTCCATCCTCGTTGATTTCGACAGGGTCATTATTATCCTCCTCAATTCGAGCTGCTTCTGCAAGCAACATTTTATCCAAAGTAGGCAAAGGAATCGGCAAATATATCCCAGGCGGGACCAATTTAGTAAGTTCTTCACCTTCGCGCACAACAGCATTACAACGTTCACAAATCAGAACAGTATCTTTTTCTCCTCTTGCTGTCGTGATAAAACGAGCAAGACTCCGACACTCCGGGCAAGTCGAAGCCTGCTTGTCCTTTTTAATTCGTCTATCATAAATACGACGCTGTTCTCTATTCATTATTCTACCTCATCTAAAGTTTTTGCAGTATTCAATAGGATCTGCTTTAATTGGTCAGTCATTTTAAAACGTGCGGCATTTACTTCAATAGAAGTTAAGAGATTACCATTGTGCTGACGTTCACTTGCGGCTTTCCAATCAGCAAGCATTTCGACCAGATCAATTAAATTCATATCATTGATTCCATTTGCAAAATGCTCAGGATGATGACGATATGTAGCATAATGATGATCCAGCGCCGGTTTCAGACCAGTTAGGCACTGTTTGTATTCTTCGCTATTGTATTCAGTGGTAGCAAGTTTAGGAGTATATTCAGCAAAAAGCTCTACTTCCGGGGATTCCAGCTTGGCGGCGTCATGATTGACGCCGCGGCTGGTCAATTTATCAGTGAAAAACCGAATATATTTTCGGACTTTTTCAATATGTTTCTGTGTTTCAACACGACATTCATCAAGCGTCATCGTCAAGTACCTCCTGGGCTTCTTCGATGTCAGGCGCAGTTGCTTCGTCCTTTGCGATACCTTCCAGTACCTTGAAAGAGAAGTTCTTGTGCTTGTATACAGCGAAGTTAGAACGGTTAAGGATACGGGCTACTACGCCTTCGCGCACATGGGTCTTACCAATAGGATCAGGCCCATCGAAATACTTCTCTACCTTACGGAGAACATATTCGCCGGCATTTACTTCGCATGGAGACCCAACATCGTCTGGAAGCTGAATCATATCAGGAATTATGAAGGTTTCAAACTCCATAACAGTATGTACACCCATCTGCTCACAACGTTCCTTGATCTGAGTAGGAGAATATTCTACCACATCACCATCTTCGTTGACCATAGTCATACGATAGACATATACGTCACAACAAGGCTCAAAGTAAGCCAGAGTTCCGGTCTCATCGTAATAAGCACCATCGTAACCATTGCTTGCATCGCATCCATAAGAGAAAGTAGTAGTAGATCCATACTGCTTTACGAACTCAGGATCCTTTACCTTGCTGTTAGCAACCTGAGACATAATAGGCGCACCCTTAGGCCCCTGGAAACCAACAATCTCGTAATAAACTACTTCACCCTTGCGGAGCTTGTTTTCAAACTTAGCCGCCATAGCCATACGGAAATTATCAGAATCATAGAATCCACCAGAACGCTTTCCATCCAGGACAACACGACGAGTTCCAGTGATGTATCCATACTCCTTATAGTCCTTACCATGACGATGGAACAGTTTATCGAGCCAGGTCTGCTTGGTATGAACCAAAGGCAGATATCCAGTACGACCAGAAGTACCATGCATTTTCAAAGTAAGCTGAACAGTGTCGCCAGGCTTGAATGCATTCATGTTATAGGCAAGCTGTGCAGTATCAACATGCTCATAGAAAGTAGGAGCAATGTTAGCTTTTGCCTTCTTAGCAGTCTTAGATCCAGGCGCGCCAGGAGTGCGAGACTTATGAGGGATATACTTCTGACAGATCAATTCACCATTCAGAGTATCAATAGTGTCTCCAACCTTCAAATCAGAAATCTTGCAGAAATCAGCCAAACAGGTGAGAGGCATATAAAGACCATCGGACTTCTCGCCACGGAGCTTCAATGCCTTGATATTGCGCTTCTCAGGGTCCAGATATCCGCCAGCCTGCTTGCCATTTTCATCCTTGCGGCGAACCAGATCATTTACCGCGCAAAAGCGCTCAGAAAGCTGACCATCAACAGGGAAATATACGCCAATATCCCCGATCTTGGTGTCAAGACCAACAATAGTGTCATTACCGAAGAAAGTAGCAATTTGAAGACGATCAGCATTAGAGTGCTTGCGCAGATGCTCAACTCTTACAACAAAACCAGTATATGCCATATATTATCCCTCCTTAATATAAGTTTTTTTTATAAAGGCATATCTTCTTCATCAATTATAAAACCTAAGTCAGTAAGTGTATTAAACTGTGCTTGTGTTAAACGATTTTCTACATAATATACGCTCGTAGGATCAGAACGGCATGTGCGTTCTTTACCATATTTACCAATTACATGGTCATAATAAATCTTTACACGGCCGGACGATTCGGCGGACCACTCATCCAATCCCCAAAGATCCATAGCAAGATCACCATGACCACAATAATCGCAATGATAATGCGTACCATCATAATCAATCCACCCCGTTGCATCAGTGGTTTTTAAATAATCGGGTAAAACCACATCATCAAGATCTATCATCATAGCTTATCAATCAGTCCCCGCACGCTAAAACCTAACGTGAAGAAAGAAATACACAAAGAAATAATTTGTATAGTAGTCATTCTGGATATTTACCCTCCCAGATAAAAAATTCAGTGTGAGAACCTACGTCAATGCGGGTCCGACCATCTTTCTGTTGCCAAACGCGAGTGTAATACCGTTTGAACAGATTTACCTTAGACATATCAAACTCTTCACCATATCGGTCCATAGATGCAGCAATCTTGCGAGAATTACAATTCTCAATGAAATCATCAATAGTCTCATTCACATCTTGCCAAGTATGGCAATCAGCAATCAATCTTTCATTGCCTTCTGAATTTTCAAACCAAAGTTTCATGGCCATCCCCTCACTTTCTATATATATTATATAATAAATTTTTATAATAATCAATTAAGGCATATTGGAGGTTGCCCAAAAGGCCAATCACCTATCTCATTCTGCCAATCTCTACGCGGCGAATCAACATAATAAGGGATAGCAGGCTGATATGCTGGGAACTGATAGGGCTCTTGCTTTTTAAAATACCCAATGGGGCTAGCAAGAGGTACGAACATATAGACGTAAGAGCCAGCAACAGACATTGGCGCATTCTTCACCCATTTCTTCGCCTCTTGCTCACTGCTGCATAGGATTTGAGGAACAAACTCATTCGTTCCGAGTGGTTGAAAACAAATTAGCCACATACTTCATTCTCTCCTAACGTTACATATACCATTTTGCATAGCTGCCGCATATAAAAGTCAACATTAAATACTTCTTTATCAGTATAATGATCTCTGACATAAGGATATGCTACTTTCTCCATCCAAGTTACCAAGTCCCGCATATAAGTAAGTGCAACATCACGCGGCATAGGATGTTCTTTAATATCAAGAAGCATTGTCCGCATATCACTTACATCTGTTGCTTCGTCAAAAGGCCGATTAAACATAAAAAACCGAATAAAAGATTCCTTGATGCGGAAAGCATTCATCAAACTCTTGGGATTATATTCACATTCAGGCCGATAACCAAGAGATTCGCTTGTGCTCGTAAAAGCACGCTCAATAGCCTGATGCAAATAACCCAACCAAGTCTGTCCTGCACGATACATATTGTGGCGGCTGAGATTATCACGTATATTCATTAGCTCTTCATAAAGCCATTCCCAACCAGGAGCAATATCAACATACTCGGTATAAAGAGTTTCAAGGAAATTGATATTACATTTAATCCACTGCTTGCACATAGAAGGAAATGCTTTTACTTCTGCATGAGATCCATCGGGCATTTCAATAGTAGTATTGTATTTTTCAATATCTCCCCAAGTCCAATCATTAAGTTCTGGAATAATTACGCTTTTAGTATCAACATCGCTGTTTTCATTGTCGAGGCCATAGTTCTGTGATCCAAAAAGCGCAGTCATTACTCTGATGCCGCCATGCTTAGAACACCACTCGTCAACACTCTCGGCATGTTCAAATACTTTACGAAGTGCTTCTTCGCGCATAACTAATCCTCCTTAAATTCTTCTCAAAATAAACTGTGCATGAGTGTTTGCATCAGGTTCAAAGAACCCGAACTCTTTTTCCCATTTGTCCATGAGATAAGGCAGCTGGTAATGATTTTCAAAGATCGGAATATAATGAACATTTAATGCATCCTGGAACATTTTGAGATTCCAAGAATAATAATCTTCGTCCAATTCTTCATGCCAACCATTATCAACCCACTGATACTTCATAAGGAAATGCGTCAAGCCTTTCCAAGACATAATAGTACCATGCTTATCTTCAAAATCTTCAATATATTTTTCATCAATATGGCCGATATCAATAATATTATTTATCTCTTGGACACGAAGATACGGATATTTAAGTCCGCTATTCCAATACCAATACATATCTCTGATAGTAATATATTTGGGTTTAATGTTATTAATCAGAATTTGTAAAGCACTTATCTCATTAAAAGAGAATACTTCATGCAAAACCGATGAAAAATTAATTGCAACTTCATCGGGAGCGAATCTGCTGATGTATCTCAACATTTCATTTAATTCATTGCGATAAAAATATTTGATATTATACTGATCTGTCAAAAAGGGCGCTGCTTTATAACTTTTTGCCTTTTTAATCATTACTTCATCAGAATCATAGCCAATAAAAGTCATATTTCTGAAATGAGGAGCAATAAATCGAAGAAGTGACCCATCCGCGCACCCAAAGTCAATAACGCATTTGACTCCTGGGATCTTATCCATGAAAAACATTTTGTCGATCAAGGATTTAGCCATTTCTTCGTTATAAATACGATAATCTCTTACATCAGACATTTAATTATTGTCCTCCTCTATATCTATTATTGGCGCCCATACTTCAAATATAGCATCATCAGGCACGGTATCATCAATCATTTTAATTAATGAATCTCCTGTTGCGAGCAATATAATTCCTTCTGGCTCTTCTTTATATCTTGCCACAATTCGTTCTTCGCCATTTAACATTCCCATTGCCATTGCTTGTGGTATCAATTCTTTGGTTAAATTTTGCACTTTACACCATTTCATATGGTATCTCCTCACTTTCTATATATATTATATAATAAATTCTTAAAATTTTCAAATAGCTAATTATTTAACTAAATATTTAGATGAAAATATATCATCTAATGTAATATCGTCACGCTTATAATATGGTATTCTTATTAAATCAATATTATTTTCTAATGCCCATTGATTTTTTTCTTGATCATGTATTTTAATTGTTTCTGTTAAATTTTTAAAATATCCAAAACATTGTCCATCGTGCTGTGGTCCATCAAATTCAATTAATCTTGTTACTTTATTGTCTGTTAATATAGCAAAATCATAACGACGATGTTGATTATTTATTATTACGTCATATTCTTTAATATAATTAATATTAGCTTCTTGTAATAGTTTGCTTATATTAATTTCTCCAACTGAATGCGCACAACCGCAAGACGTTTTTGCGTTTAATTTTAAATTACGCGCAGAAGCTAAGGTCATATTACCACAGTCACATTGACATAACCATACTACTGATCCATTACTTCGCTGTTCTGTTGCTTTAATAGGGGTTAATAATCCAAATTTCATATTACTTAAATCTTCAATTTTACGACCGCCTGCTTTATTATTAATACCTTCTTTTCGTAAACATCCACAAGATTTAGTTGAATTTTTTAATAAATATTTTGCTGCGACAACTTTTTGATTACCACAATCACACTAGCATAGCCAATGTGCTCCTTTTTCATCTGATGGAACATAAGAAAGCACTGTAAGTCGACCAAAACGTTGTCCTGTTAAATCTTTAATTCTTTTATCCATTGCAATTCTCCTTTTTATAAATTGCAAATAAAATAAATACCTTTGATTTTTTCTGCCCATATAAAAAAAATCAAGGGAGCCATATAATGACTCCCTTGAATAGTTATTAAGCGTGGATGCAAGCGTAACGCTCTGAATCAATCGCTTCCAGCATCAGATCCCAACCGGTCTTTCCGGTCAAGATGCTCTGGAAGATGGAAGGACTGAAACCAGAGACATAGCTCACATAGTGGTTGCCAATCATAGGAATGTTGGCCTGGCGGGCATCAACGTTCCAATAGATCAGCTTAGGCATCTTCAAGCCATGGCTATTGAACTTGCGCTCAATGGTTTCCATGACAGACTCGGCATTTGCGGTGCACATGCCGCCGTTGCGATGCCAGTAGTTACCGGTTGCAGAGTCGAACTCCATGTCGCTGATAACGATCATGTACTCAGGCAATGCGGCACCAGTGCGGAGCGCGGTATCCAGCACCATATCGAAAGCGACTTCGATATTAGTGTTCTCGCAAAGGTTGGTGCGCACAATGCGATATACCTTGTCGCAGAAGTCTACACCAGCAGTCTCAATCAGCTGAGGACGAGAGCTGAAACTGATGTAGTGATTGTGCCAAGGACCCTGGTTACGCTCTGCGCAGTACATACCAAGTGCCGTAGCAACATTGATAGGAGTACCGCTCATGGAGCCAGAGGTGTCGATCATGCAAAGAGCATCCAGCTTTGCACCCTTGAAATAATCGGTCAGATTATCCCAATACTTGTTGATCATAAGACGATCAACATTGTCCATATCTACATGGGTATTGCCCCAGTAGTTAGGACGCATAAGGTCGATTGCCTTCTCAACAACCTCATAAGGATAAAGCGTTCCCGCATTTACCTTAGTATTTTCGTCCTTAGCGAACTTCTCATACTTCGCCTTGATGATATCGCGGCGAGCGAAGGCGTTCTTATAGATAAGACCAGCCTTGGAAGGGATCTTATCGAACTCGATTTCGTCCCAACGGTTAGCGGACATAAGAACTTCCAGAACATTGATGCGCGCACGCATAATGGACAGAGTCTTACGATACTCCTTATGGGACATACCGAGATACTGACGAGTGATATTGGCCAGACGAGCGGTCTCAGCAGAACTTGCGTTCTCAGACTTCAACCACTTTGCCAACAGAGAAGGGGTCTTGCACTCGATGTCCAGAGCAAGCTGACGCTTGATCAGAGCAAGGGCATCATTCATCAGAGGAGTCCCTTCCAGAGCGTAGAGGTCATCCCAACGACCGAACTCAGGGAAGAATTCGATGTTCTTGCGGATGGACTCACGGGTAGACTTCTCCGTTGCGGCCCAATGCACAACAGTGCGGAAAAAACGACGCTCTCCCTGACCTCCGCGCACGTCACGGATATAGAAAAGCATCTTCATAGCCAGCTCTGCGTTCTCGGCAAAAGCCTTCTTGAACATAAGGATAACATCCTCATCAGAGCGGTTACGCATAGCCGCACCCATAGCAAACATATCCAACAGGTCACTGTTGGTAGTCTTATGCGTAATGCCATCATTCTCGGTCAGAGTGTAGTTGGTAGCGGCCTTCATTCCATTAAGTAAACTATTCATTCCTTTTTCTCTCCTTTTGTTTTTGTGTTATAGGCTTGGACAAGCCTATTCATTTCTTATTACATATATATTATATAAAAAATTTTTATAAAAATCAAGATAAAAAAATAAGGGGAGATGTTTAACATCTCCCCTGTGAATTAAATTACTTCTAAAAATTTAGCCATCATATAACCAGTTTTTCTTCCCCATTTTACTTTGCACCATTCTTCACCCGGCTAAATGATTTCAATGACTGTGCCAAGAGGGACACGATCAATCAATGCGCCTTTAAGACTTGGAGTTCTACGCAAATTAACTGTTTTTCCAGAAGGTGCAACTAAACGTGCTTGCGTGCCGGAAGATGGTGTATTAGGAGTTTCGTCTGTTGATCCATCATATGCGCCGGCATTGACGAGCGGACGGATCCGCGCCGCATAATTCCATTTTCCGATCTTTGTATCGGTAGTCATTCTGGAACTCATATGACGAATTTGGAGTGGATTAAGTGAATATACAATACCTGCATGATAATAATCACGCAAGTCTCCATTATAATATGCGCCGCCCTTTCTGTAACGTGCTGGAAGGGCATATCCACTAGTGTCAGGTTCGCAGGCTTTGAGAACCATATCACCAACTTCTAAGTCAGCTATGCTGTGAACAGGATGCAAGTTTACTGCTTCTTTGCGTGCAGCCCAATTGGATCCATGGATGCCGGTCCATTTCAGACCAATGCGGCGAATAGTGCCGATTATGTATCCAATGCAATCGCAATAGCCATCTGAACAGTCTCCGGGTTCGCGGCGTTTTGGGTTAGAATTATAAAGCTATAATGCTTTATTTAAAAACTTTTGAAGTAGTGCAGTCATTATGGCTCACTCCTTTTGAAGTATATAAAAAAAAGAACCGGATTATATATTATCCGATTCTTCTTCTTCGGTATTTAATTCTTGCTCAATAAATTCAAGAATTCGATCAACATATTCTGGATGGTTGTATATCCATTGTGCAAGAGTGAATCGTTTTTCATCTCGATCCCAGAAATTTGCTAATCCATTTTTTGTTATATAATCTACGTTGCTCATGACAACGCCTTCTGCACTTTTTCATACCACTTGTATGGTACATCAGAAAGGCTCATCTTGCCCTGACGAATACGTTTCACAAAGAAAGCTACCATTTTTTCATCCATAATTATTGTGCCTCCTCAACTGTGCCTTCTGCGGCGATCGGTTCATCCGCGTTTTCTTCTGGCTCAGGATCATCAATAGAACGCATACCTTCATAGATTGACTGATCAACCTGTCCCGCATCCGCAGATGTAGGTACAACCATACTATGTTCGGTATCTTCACTTGGAGTTTCATCCTGGATACCAAGTCTGCGGCAAAGGTCATTAATACGATCTTCCAACATAACAAGAGGACCATCTAATGACATAATGCTGTCTAACGTGTCTACGTTTTTCTGGATAATCTTGGCGTGCGCATCAATTACATCAGCCATACTGTTCCAACGCTCTTTTGCTGACTCAAATTCAGAAAACATTGCGGACAGAGCTAAGATCGCATCAGCGCCGCTATCAATATCTTCTTGCAGAGCATCCTCTACATTCTTTTCGATTTTGGAGGTAATAAACTCAATTTCAATCTGGCGCGGCTGTCCTTCATATTTAGTAACCCGCATGGAAGAAATGCCTTTGTTGTAATAGCGCTGAGTCTCTTCGTCTCCTTCGAAAACACTAATAACACTTACTGTGTCGCCAGGCGACATAGCAGCTTCTGCATCAGCAATGCTCATATCTCCCTAAATAGTGAGCATGCTTCCGCTCCATTGTACATCTTCATACAAAGTATCATTAACTTTTACATTCATAATTACTCAATGTCCTTTCAAAGAATTAAGGGCTCCAATCGTCTCACACTCTTATGACGACTGAAGCCCTCCAATAACGAATACAAAATAGAAAGGAAGGAACGCCATGGATAGATGACCAGTCTATCCAATTCTATTTTATATCAGTCGTATAAAAGAGGATGGCTTTACGAGATCGTAACCGTTATTGGTTACCTCAAAGATATACGATTGATATAAGCAATTTAATTATGTATAATATATATAGTATATAATATGTATAATTATAATTATAATTGCTGTTTAACGATCTCCTACTTTTCAATTACAAGTTACCTACTTTTACAAGGGGCCGCGGGCTTGTAATTTACTTCGTAGAGCCTTTTGCTTTTACAATTTCATGCTTGTAAATCTATCTTCTAAAAGAAATATTTGCTGTAATTCCTTGGCCCATCTTATGTATATATTATATAAAAAATTTTTTAAAAAGTCAAATGCGGTTAACCGTTTGTATCGATCGTATAGTCGTACTCATCAGGTACTTCTGGCTCCGATGGTTCTTCGGGTGTATCGGGTTTCGCAGGTTTATCAGGATCTTCCGGTTCTGGTTCTGGCTCAGGTTCTGGATAATCAACCCAAATGTGAATAGGTGGTGGATATTTATCAGCTGGGATATCCCATTCTGGCCATGCAGGATATTTAATGTGTGTTATTGGTTCATCAACAACGACGTCCGCAAATGCTCGTTCGCCTAAATGATTTTCTGCCATATAAGCTTGATCACTTGCAGTATCTATGTCTTTTACTACTCTTCTTTGAAGGTATGTAACTGTTTCACCAGAAGTATCGAGGTCGAATCCTATGGTTTCATATCTATGTGAAGGGCGAATATAATCAGGCATATAATCACCTCATATATACTTATTGTGTGCAGTTTGTATTTCTGTGTCATCTAATTTTGTATAAATTAATGTGGTATTTATTTGTTTGTGTCCTAATAATCTTTGTACTTGCTCAATAGGCATGCCGTTATGTAAGGCTTGGGTGGCTGTGGTGTGCCGAAATACGTGTGGTGTAATTTTATGGTTTGGATCTATGTTTGCGCGAAGGGCTAAATTTTTTACTAATTTTTGGATGGCGCGTGGAGTAGTTTGAGCTGATTTAGTTTTATGAGCTGGTGCAAATATATATTCACTATTTATTGTTCGTAATGCTAAATATTTACGTAGGCTAACTTCTGCTTCGGCATTTAAATATACGTTTCTTGAATAACCACCTTTACCATGCTCTATAAACACGGATTTATTATTCCAATCAATATTTTTTAATTTTGCATTACACATTTCAGACACTCTGCATCCTGTGCTATATAAAAAATCTATAATTGCTTTTTCACGGATATTTTTGCAAGCTTCTCGTAGATATTCTAATTCTAACGAAGATAATGGCTCTCGCGCGACAGCATCACTTTTAATTGGTTTTATATTCTTTGCTGGATTTCTTGTGATTAAATTTTCTGATACGCACCATTCATAGAAAGAATTTATTACACGTCGCATTGTATCTAATGTTACATTTTTAACTCCACGAGATTGCTTATAATTATATAAATAAACTCGAATATCATTAGTTGTTACGTTAGTAAATGGCTTTCCTATTGATGATAAAAAATTTCCTAATGTTAGTTTGTATAATGATAAAGTGCCAGGTGATTTTTCTTCGATAGCTTTTGATGCAATAAATAATTTTAAAACCTATGGGTATCCTTCTTGTAGAATAATTAATTCTAATTCTTTCTTTTCGATGCTATATTTTTGAGCAATTTCATCGAGATGATGTAAAATATCTTCTATTTCTCTAATATTTAAATTAGGCAATTTGTTTCTTAGTTCAATTAAAAATTCAGTTTTAAAGATTTCATAACTATCCATGTTTAAGCACCACCTTATTTTATACAAAGATTAAATGACGAAGTTCATCATCTAATGTTTATATAAAATTACGTTATATTTTAGATGGTACGTTAAACAATAATTTAAATGCTAAAATACCAATCAAATGGAATAGAGATACTCAAGCAAATCGTAGGTCATATTTAAACTTTGATAATGTATATACTACATCTGATTGTAGTATTAATGGAGTATATTGGTACTCAGATGATGCTTCTTATATAAGCAATGCTCCAACAGGAATAGTGAAAACAACAAGTGGCTCTATTTATGCTATTGATACTGCTTGGGGAAAAATTCAAATCTGTTTTAATTATAATTCTTTAAATTTCTTTATTAGAAATTATCCGTATCAAACAACTTGGAAAAAAATATCACTAGAATAATTATATCATATATGAGCGCATCTACTACGTCACTAGCAATAGAGATTTGGATAATACGCACTAGCTAAATATATGCTATTTATTTATCATATATGTTCCATACTTTATCATAACATGATAAGACATATACTTTATTAGATCCTACACAAGAATATAAAAACCATGCATAATGTGGATCATTTGAACCAGGTTCATATGTATATCCTATGGCAAAACCAAAACCTGCGCGTGTTAAACGATAACAATATATAGCTTCGCTTTTAGTTGATATTGAACTTAAATATTTTCCTAGCTCAGCATTAACCGTTGAGACAGAGCTAGCAGGATATCCTGTAATACAAGGAATATACTAATAATGCTCACTTATAGTTAGTTTATTATTGTAAATAAGTTTATATAATTTGATTTTATCAAATATTTACAATAATAAAGTTAATAAAAGCATAGCTTTTTATGATCACGGTCTTATTGGAGAAAGCCAGAATGCTAATAATATTATAGAGCCTGGCATATATCAATAGGTTAATGCTGTAGTACCGAGTAATTGGCCTACAGGAGCATATAATAGTATATTATTAGTCTTAAGTTTAAGAGATGGTACTGATAAAATTTAGTATGTATTTAGTATGAATGCTCACGCAATTTATCAAAGATCTAATTATGCTGGTACGGGTTGGACTGATTGGCATATATAGACTGCTGGAACTATATATTAATATCCAGTAGGAATAGCATAAGCACCTACAACGGTATATTTACCAACCGGTAAACTTGAATTCATGTGAAAATTACCAGAAGCTATTCGACAAGTATAATGAACCGTAAAATCTCCAGTGATTGAACATATTGTCATACTTGGATCTGTTCCAGCTTCACGAGGAAAACCATTTAATATAAAACCAGTTTGTACAGTCGTAGTTTGAAATTCAACACATACAGCACAAATTTGTCAAAACCTTGCCCATCCGCCTTTAAGAACATTAACATTTCCATTAGATGCAGTTGCTTGGCGTAAAGGCGGTATTAAATTATTTAAATTAAAGTTTAATGTATAAACCATCCAACATCAGCTCTGCACGTAAGAGTTGTTCCACTGTCCTAAAAAGCCCAAACGTAAATTTTTTCATTAGCTGTAACATTAATTATATCGCCATAAGATAATCTTGTTGCATCAGCAGTGGTGGCATTCACTGTTTCATAAACTGCAATTGATCCAGTAGTATTTGATCCATAACCTATACCGCAAATACGTCTACCGTTTCCATTCTATCCAAAAGTTTCTAATACTTCCATTACTATAACACCTGCTTTTGTACAAGTAAAACTATGTATTATAGTCCATGTTGAATTAGCTACGTTTGTATTTGTTGCGCTACGAGAGGAAATAGCATGATTAGAAGTCGCCTTATTATTGTTTAGCGCATTAACGGCAGCACTGGTTGCTAATGTATCATTCGTATTTGAGTTTATCGCAGAACTTGTAGGGATATCGCTCCAAGTTGGTGCACCATTAGCCACACCCTTTAAGAACTTATATGTCCCAGCAGTAGAGCATACCGGCACGTGAGTCTTGTTACTGTTATGCGTAGTAATCGCGCTAGTAATCTATCCACTTGTCCAAGTTTTAATTCTACTAAAAGATTGATGTAAAGCAGGCCCACTTACAAAAGATTTTACATCTTCATAAGCATTATTTGCCATATTTTCATTCTCCTCTCTTAATAATTTATCATATATATATTATACGCTAAATTTTTTGAACTGTAAAGAAAATAAGCGAGGCAATTTAAATTATTACCTCGCTAATATTTACTTATTTAATAGTTCTCACTCCTGAGACTTAATGTAGTAAGTTGTATTCTCTACAACAGTCTGGTCGTCAGAAAGAACATATTGTCCCTCGTTCTCAGCATCTGCTTCATACCAACCCTTGCTTACAGGACCTTCGCCCTCTTCAAGAGCTGCAATCTGTTCTGGGGTTACTGCGGTATAAGTTGGCTGTGCGGGAGTCTCTGGACCTGGATTATCACTTTGACCAGGATCATCAGTTGGTTCTTGTTCTTCTGCTGGATCCTCTACCCAGACGAAAGTATAAGTTGTGCCCTTGGCATCTTTTACTACTTCATAACCAGCAGCAGCGATGTCTGCTTCGATGATAGCAATAGCGTTTGTGAGATATTCGCCAGTCAATCTGGTAATAGAACCGCTCAAACGATAGACCAACTTATTATTGCCCTTGCCTGCGGCAGTATCAATAGCAGTAGACATAGAAACTAATTCCTTTTTAGCAGCAATTTCTGCTAACTTTGCTTGACGATCACGATAAGCCTGCATTACATTTGCGGCATTGGTTTTCGCAAGTAAAATATTCATTTCCGCCATCTTTGAATCATCCTTTCTAAAGAATAGTGAGAACTCTGTTCTCTAAATTTTTATAAAAAAAGAAGACGATGACTTAACTATCATCGTCCAAAAATTGGCTCATGCTCTTATAACATTTAATTTATTACATTCAGCTTTTTTCTTTATCGGTACTTTTTCCTTTGCGAGGAACAGTTTCTTTTAAAAATTGCTTACGCAAATTTCGTGCTGAATTTTTATTTCTTGATTTAAATGTTGGCAATTGACTATCACAATTAGGGCATATCAAACGTAAGTTGTCTTTTGTAGAATTAGCAGCATTTCCATCAATATGATCTAATACAAAATGTAATTCTTGATTATTCCATATATCAGGTATACCACAAATAGCACATTTATGTTCTTGTTGATCTAAAATGTATTCACGAATAACGCCACGTATAGTTGTGTCAACAGACATTCCTGTATTTCCAGAATTTAACCATGTATTAAGTTTTTCTTCTCTTCTTTGTAGAACAATGCAAGTAGAACAGTAACCAGACTAATTCTTTTTACATAATTCTTTTCCGCATCTTTTACAATTCATAAATATCCTCAATATAACAAAAAAATGCGGTAAGGGTGGGATTCGAACCCACGGGGCATAGGCCACAACTGATTTCAAGTCAGTGCCGTTATAACCACTTCGGTACCTTACCAAATCAAGATGGCATTTTAGTCCGGAGTCGAACCGGAATCTTCGCATTGTCATCTGCGCTATACTAGCCTTTTGTACTACTCCTGCTAAACATTGCTGTAATGAGCGGGTTTTCCATCTTTAGATCAGCTTGTCCCGATTGTAAACGACTGACAAACCGCACTGGGTTTGGGGCATTTTTGCACGTCTGCATTATCCTCTGATCCGCCTGGGGTGGATTTTTATTTTGCGAAGTCCACCTTCCCGCAAGTTAGTTTTATCGCAGAAACTAACAAACGACCTGGAGCCGCCGAAGGGACTCGAACCCTTAACCTATTGATTACAAGTCAATTGCGCTACCAGTTGCGCCACGACGGCATAAGCAAGACCCATTACATAAAAGCATAGAATGGTTGCTAATTGTTCAAATTCGCTGTTAGGGTCTTTCTTTATCTTACATATATATTATATAATAATTTTTTATAAAAGTCAATCAGTCAAAGCAATCTCCAACCTGATTAATCATAACCTCTACACCAAGAGGAGTATCATAATCAGTTATAATGTACATCGGAGTGCCGGGCAGCTTAGGTTGCGGCTGATCTGGCGGAATAATAGGTCTTTCATATGGACGATTTATAAATGTCATAACATTACCTTGTTGTGTCTGACTTTCCATATGATAGCCAAGCACAGTATATTCTCGCCATTCGTATTGTATTTCAGTACCATCGTCATTATATTGAGGTACTTCAACAGTAACAAACCAATCATTGTCCGCGCTCAACTTTACGCTCTTGATATGCACACCATCTGCAAACAATTTTACATGTATAGCACTTGGCCGCAAAAGATCATAACCCTCATCATTCCATATCTTGCGAATACCTATCACCGTTGTAGGAACGTCTTCTGGAATATCAATTATAGTCGTAGGTACAGGAGTTACTGATGGAATTGGATCCGGAGTAAGCGTTGGACGTGGTGTGCGCACAGGCTCCGGCGTTGGGCTAGGCGTAGCAGTTGGTGTAACGACTGGCTTGGGCGTCGGGGTGCTTGTTGGCGCAGGAGTAATTCTGGTATTTTCAAAATGAAGAGTGTAAATATCCTTATCAAAAATACCATTCTCATTTGCTGGCACATGGATAACTGCAACATTTGCCGCGCGTTCTTCGCCAGGCGCGGGTGTTACAGTTGTCAAAGCTGAATCATCTGAAATATAAATATTAGATATGAAATAATTATCATGTGAATCAATTTCAGTGATTGTATAATCGCCTGGGATAATCTTACCAAATCCTCTGTGATTATCATAAATCACAAATTTATCTATTTCAGAATTGGCATTGAACTCTACTTTTGCTTCTACACCATCTGGGAAACTTGGTCCTGTGATAATAAATCTAAAATCAACAGGAACATTATCGTACTCTTTCAAATGTTTTTCAATTCTAAATCCACCAATAGGAGGAGTTGCTGTGGGCGCAGGTGTATATGTAGGGGTTGGCCGCACAGTTGGAGTAATTGTAGGAGTAGCCGTAGGCGTTGGGCTAGGAGTTACTGAAATAGTAGGAGTTGGTGTACTCGTAGGAGTCGGACTTGGAGTTATTGTAGGTGTCACCGTAGGAGTAGGTGACGGAGTTATAGTTGGAGTAGGACTCGGTGTAACCGTAGGTGTAGGTGTTGGAGTTGGGGTTACAGTAGGAGTCGGACTTGGAGTAGGAGTAATTGTCGGTGTAGGACTTGGAGTTGCTGTTGGAGTAGGGCTAGGTGTTGGAGTTGGTGTAGGTGTTGGAGTTGGTGTAGGTGTAATTGTCGGAGTTGGACTTGGAGTTGGTGTAGGAGTAGGTGTTGGCGTTGCTGTTGGGGTAGGTGATGGAGTAGGAGTTACAGAATATTCAACTGCGGGTAATGGGAAATCTTGGATTTTATTATCTTGTGGAGTATATAAAGTCGCAGTTGTATTTGTCAAAAGTGGAATACCACCTTGTGATCCATTAAAATCATATGTGCCATATTCACCAGCAACAGTTTGTGGATTACTTAATTTAATGCTATAATGTAATTCCACAGAATCACAGAGCAATAGATTAGTATTAATAATCCACTTAAATGAATCGTTTTCTTCTTCACCGTAATATATTAATGTAAATAAATCGCCAAAATGGAATGTGATATTATCACTAGTCGTAGCATTAATACGTTCGCCATTCCAAATTACATACATTCTACTTGCGTCTGGAATAAAATCCATATCATATTCATTACCGAGATTATCAATTCCAGAACCCATATAGTCCTTTACATAGCTTCCAGTAGTAACATATGATATTTCTTTACCAATATTGCTTAATGAAAAGCTTCTGCCGCAATTCAAATATTGCATAAAAGATTGGGCATATTGGCTTGTTCTATAAGAGAAATCACCGCTATCAACATAAACTGCATAGCAATTATAACCATGCTGTTGCGCAGTTGCATAAGAAAGCATTGCATAATATAATGCTTTATCGGAAGACACAGCATGAGTAGATAGATTTCCTCTAATGTAACTGGTAGCACCATTATAGTAGTTACGAGGATCCCATCCCCACGTCTGTTCAAACAAATCTTGATCACGATTAATGGCTTGCGCCACTTCTACAAAATAATCATACCAACTTGCTGGTGCGGCGTAGGTACCATATTTGAATAAATATGTATCTGGTCCAGCGACTATATTACCATCATGCTCTTGGACTACGACAGTCTCTCCTGCTGTTTTAGTCCCACTTAAACCAAGTTGATTGTTCTTTTGATATACGTGAGTATCACCATCGCTAAGTATAATTAAATACTTATTAGATGCAGGTACTCCAGCATGATTGTCAAGCATATAAGTGCCTGTCAAGATACCTGAATTCAGATTTGTGCCGCGATGGGTATATTGAGAAGGATGGTTCTTTGCTATCACAGTACCATCCAGTTGCCGATAAATTTTGGACTTACCATAAAAATATACTATTCCGACATTAATGTCATCTCTAGTATCAGCTGCAGACATATATTGCTGTAATAAATGCTCTGCCGCATTATCAATAGACAAGGAAGCATCTACTACAAATACAATATCATATACATCAACACTAGTGGTAGGTATTTTCAACATGATGTTTGACTCATAGTTTTCATCCAAATTAGTAGCCGTTTTAGAAACGGCTACTTTATTTAGATTCACAGATGAAATAGTAGGTACATATACCTCGCCACTATCTATTGTTATTTCTGGAGTATATTCATCGCTTTCTATCGCTGTCTCAGCAATACCAGCAAATGGCATCATTGCAAGTGCTATTGCTAACAATATTGCTAAAAATCTTTTCATAATATATTACCCCATAATTATTCGCTAATTGTTACGGTAACTCTAAATGTCCAATCTACGTTGTCTGCGTTTAGGTCAAAGCTATAAGTTTCTCCGCTACCAACGGATTCCCAGTCGCCGCCGCCCTTTTTGGCCTGCCAATTATAAGATACACTATAACTTGACAAGTCATAATATTCTGGGTGCTCTGTGGTAATATTAGCAGTAAGAGTTATTGTGGTGCCAACAGCCAAAGTCTGACCGGCCTGCGCGCAACTAATTGATACTGCCCAACCTGGATCCGGCAAAGAGATCGTGATATTAGGGTCAAATTCTGAGCTTGTCGCAGAACCTTCTGCCAAACCCATAGGTGCAAAAGTGAAGCATAACATAAGTGCTGTGAGAAATGCAAAAAGTCTTTTCATAAACGTAAATCTCCTTTCTAAAATAAAAATAGACTTTATTGATATAAAGTCTATTACTTGTATAATTGATATTTCTTTGAAATTTTCCATGCGGTTTCATCGTCCAACGGGCGGAAACCTATACAAGTAAGAGTGCGGCCAGTGCCATCATCATCGACCATCTCTGGTTTCAATTCTGTAAGACACGCGTCCCATATGAGGAAAAAGTCTACACCTTCCCGCAACCCAAGCTCTTCGGCTATTGTTTTGACTTTAAGTAATTGTTTTAAGTTTTTAGCTTCGCAAACGGTTTTTGTAAATATGCCGTTAAACCAATCTTCATAAACATCTTTTTGGATTGTAAGCCCAACATAATAGTCATTGCTTAGACCCATTTTCTGCCCATTACCGCGAATTGCGCGTGATATAAACGCGATTGATGCATGGGCAACCTGCGCCGCAAGTTTTCCAGGTGACATTTGAAGATCTTTGCGAGCTATAATAAGTTGACGCATAAACTAGACTCCTTTCTATGGAGCGAATTAATAAAGTCGCAATAATATAATTTGCTGCATGAGCCTAATAGCAGTCCCTGTTGGGATCGAACCAACACATACGGAGTCAATTAAGCTGGGGTGGTTGGATTCGAACCAACGATGCAGGAGTCAAAGTCCTGTGCCTTCGACCAACTTGGCGACACCCCATTATTTTAGAAACTCATCAATTGTGATTCCTTCTTCTTTTTCAAGGAAATGAAATACACGATGGTAATTAGCACATAAGCATACACATTTATCAATTTCAGATAAGGCACGCTCTAAACTATATTTAGCTGCGATCATTCGTGCAACTGTGGTATCTTTTTGACTTGGATCTAAATGATGAAAATCTAAAGCTGTTGGATATTCATTATATCCACATTTAGCACAAGATAAATCCTATTTAATTTCTCCTATTGCTTGTCGTTTTTCTTTATATTTTTCTTTCATATAATTACTATGACAAGTTTTACATTCAGAACGCCTAGTTCCTTTTGCTTTATCACGCCAAGCAAAATCATCTATAGATTTTTCTATACCACATTTTGTACATATTTTAGTTTCCATTAAATCAACTCCTTGCGCTACCATTACGCTAAGGGACTATAAATGCGGATGAGGATTTGCACCTCACATGATACGCCCCATTAATTCCCGTTCCCAATGCGTATCTATCCATAGCACAGCTACTGAAGAGCACCTTCAACTCTAGCGTCTACCTATTCCGCCACCGCAAAGCGACACTAGCACGGCTCGAACGTGCATACCCTTTTACAAGTAACCTCGACTTAGCAGGTCGGTGCGTTACCATTCCGCCATAGTGTCATTTATCTCTTATAAAATTTCCTACATCAGCTAATGTTTCTTGAATAGAAATTGTTAAATTGCCATCAACTGCATATTTAAAATGAATTTTTGTATAGGTTGTATTATCATCTAATTTACTTTCTGTTACTCCTGCAATATTATCTACCGGAATAAGATGAATTACATCGGGATATTGTTTATTATGAACAACAATACTTTTCATTTATAATTCTCCTCTTTTTTAATACATCCAATAAGAAAACGCCGCGGAAGAGTTGCGGATACTACTTGGCCTCTTTCTAACAGGTCTTTTTTAATACCCAAACGGGATACCAACGCGGCAAACTCGACACCAAATATTCTTACGCTCTACCTATTGAGCTACTTGCGCAATGCACAAGATCGGACTTGAACCGACTACATTAAGATCCTATCTTAAATTTGCTGCTGGTGTCGAAGATGGTCGGAGTGGTGAGACTCGAACTCACGACATCCAGTTCCCAAAACTGGCGCGCTACCAACTGCGCTACACCCCGATATACAAGAGGCTTTTGCATATTTTCTCGTCTAAAATATTTTATATACATTGCTGTATGCCTCTTTCTTTATCTTACATATATATTATATAATATTTTTTTATAAAAATCAATCTAAGTATTTATAAACCCAATCTTTAAATGTAATTGTTTCGATAAACTTAATATAAATATATCCTTCTGTTCTATATGCCGCAAATTCATTTAATTGTTCCGGATCATTATATATAAATTCAATAAAATCTTCTGTTGACATATTAAAATTTTGTTTAAACCTAACAAAATATAATTTTAATAAATCATAATAGTTTTGCGGGATAGACGGACAATTATTTTTAGGATATGTTAAACCCATAAAATCAAAATAAATTCTAAAAAACATTGGCACGATACTTATCTTGAAAAAGTTATAAAGTTCATCTGTCATAATGTTTTCTTGTTGAGCTTTTTCAAAATAGTCTAATGCAATACCTAATGTTGATTTCATATAATCAGGCAATGATTTAAAGAAATAACCATTTTTATGTTTATTGTCAGATAATGATCCTTCATGTTCAAGCCAATTATAAGTTAATAATTTTAATTCATGTGATATTAAGCCATATTGAGTTAAAACGCATTGTACTTTTAAAGTAAAATTAACATCTTCATCATAATTTACTTCATCATATGAAATATTATATTTATTCAAAAAAGATTTTTCATAAAATTTACCATGAGTACCTTGCACAGGACGATCAAAAAAATTAGTTATAACCCCATTTGGTTGAATCATTCTTGTTGAAGTAATGATATAATTTTGAGTTTGATTAGTTTTGATAATTCGTTTTATTTTATCAAAAGTATTGTCCTCAAAATAATCATCTTGATCTATAAAAGTTATCCACTCGCCTGATGCTTCTTCAAGTCCATGCTGTCTACCTGCACGAGGAAAGCCATAGTGTCTATCATTTTTAATAATTTTAATATTTAAATCATTAAAATTTGAAATTAAATCATTATAAAGATTCTCGGAACAATTAGAACAATCATCAGATAAAATAATTTCAATATCATCAACACAATAATTTGTGTTAATACTGGCTAATAATTTAAGTAAACAATCGCCAGGATTATAAGTTGGCACTATTATAGAAAAGAGCATTATATTTACTCCTTATTTATATTGGCAGCCTGCCTGGGAAGATTAATTTATAAATATCCATTTAAATCCATAGGCGGTACCTTCTCTTTTCACACTACGAGAGATAGTAACAGATATGCTTTTAATATTACTTTTTGATAAATTATTATCTATTATATATCTCGCAGCATCTTTTAATGATGTAAAACTTATAGCTTGATTAGTATTATTATTTATTCCTAAAACCTGTTTTCCATATTTTCGTTTATTAGTTTGTTGAAATGTTTTAGGAACAATATTATAATTAGTTAAAGCATGTTTAACTGTTTTAATATCAACTTTACATGCTTTAGCTGTGTCTGTTAAAGATTGTAATTTAAGATATGTATTTTTAATTAAATTATAATCTTTATATTGTGTTCCATCTCCACCATAAGTTGCATTATAACCATATTTAAAGCTTCGATAAAACTCAATCCAATATTTTTCACGATCTGAGGCTTCTTCAACTTTACATTCTTCTAATTGTGATATAACAAAATTTTCTATACCGTATTTATTAAAAGCTGCATATAATGGACGATGACATTCTTCAGATTTTTTGCTATCCAATATATGCCTTTTCCATCGTTCCTCAATAGTTGCGACTGTTTTACCGATATAAACTTTATGGTTTAGTTTATTCTCTATTTTATAGATGTATGCCATAACTAAATAGCTCCATTCTTTATATTCGGCCCTCCAGGGATTCGAACCCTGACTACCTCCTTCAGAGGGATATAACGGTTTTAGAGACCGGTGTTCTACCATTGAACTAGAGGGCTATAATTCTCTTCTTTATTTATTTCAAAAATATTATAGCATATTTTTTTTACCTTGTCCAGTCACTTTATTTAGGATTGCGCGCATATGACCAATTTGGATTAAAAAATTGCTGGGCTGGGTTTTGATCGGGTGCACGGGCATCTGCGGCCGGACCAGATTATGCCATTAAAATGCCCGGCCTGATCAGTCCCTCGGCCGGGCTTTGTGGCCCCTCGTGTTGCATTACGCACGGTGACCATGGTTCTATTTATATTGCGCCTTCCCTTTCCGGATTAGTGCGAGACTGACACCAGTCGGCGCCGGGGTAATGGTGCCTGCGGGTGGATTCGAACCACCGACCTACGGGGTATGAGTCCGTTGCTCTGACCACCTGAGCTACACAGGCATGAAGGGCAGACACATCCGCCCGACAAAATCAATCGCCGCAATTACGGCCACTCACCAAGAGGCATACCAAGATTAGCACGCTCAACATTGGTATTGAAGAACACGCCTTGAACGGCAGGACCAGTGAGAAGTTCATCAGCAATAGTCTCATAAAGAGTGCTGATCACGCCATGACAATCATTTAGATTATCAGCTGGGAACTGTACCACACAGTTGTTGAATACGACATAAGTCGTTCCAATCCACTGATAACCTTCCTCAGCTGGGCAAACAGAATAAGCATATGCGGGATTCTTCTCAAAAGCGGTATTAAACAATTCAACCTTACTCTTGAAAGCACGATTGGAAGGAGTGCCGTCAACCATAACTTTGAGCTTTACATTACCAAAACAAATCTCTTCAGGAAGGATTTGCTGGAGTGCGGCGACCTTATCACCATTATTGCAAGCAAATACAATAGAAGGAGTGGAGCCACCAAAGTCACAGTTGCACGCGATCTGCGGATCGCCATCAAACAGTGCCTCGAACTTGCGAATCACAATAGTCCAAGGCGGAAGGATCTTGAGTCTTGCGTCAGCCATTATTGTTTCTCCTTTTTAGATCTAAAAATACAAGACCCGTTTATAATCGCGCTTCTACCACTGAGCGACCCCGGCATGTGCCGGAAGTTGGATTCGAACCAACGCTTTACGGGATTTACAGTCCAAAAAAATATTGCTGACAGGTCTTTGAGAGCGGCTAACGGGGTTCGAACCCGTGACCCAACCTTGGCAAGGTCGTATGTTACCACTACACCATAGCCGCATATTCTGGGTGGAAGGACAGGACTTGAACCTGCACGCTCTTTCGAGCACGTGGGCCACAACCACGCGTGTCTACCATTTCACCACCGACCACATGCCTAGACCGCTTAATTGCATATGGGAATCGAACCCATGTTCTCGGTTTGTTATACCAATGTCTTATCCACTTGACAAATGCGAAGCCTTGCGGCAATTGCTGAAACGGTCTATTGTATTTAAGTCATTCTCCGACTCTGAAGCATTTTTGGTACCGGCACAGGGAATCGAACCCTGGTAACGAGTTTAGAAGACTCGGGCTCTATCCGTTGAGCTATACCGGCAAATAATCAAGACTCTATTAAGGCTACTTTTTGTTTACAACACAAAATGATGCTTTAATAATTTGCTGTGTGAGTCTTAATCAGTGCGGAATGAGGGACTCGAACCCTCACGTCATTAAGACACATGATCCTTAGTCATGCCTGTCTACCAGTTCCAGCAATTCCGCATAAAGTGGGGTCGTTAGACCCCTAATATTATACCCACGGGCTCCTGCTATGCAGTCACTGCTCTTGCGTGGGTGAGTACCCCCTCAGGGATTCGAACCCTGGTCGTTCGGTTCGTAGCCGAATACTCTGTCCGTTGAGCTAAAGGGGCATAAAAGATGACCACTCGCGTCCCACCGCCCTGTTCTACTTGCTTATTGGTTAAATGATTTCGTTACTTAATCTGTTCTTCGGTTGTTCTACTTTCGCTTGCGTTCATCAGTAGCCTTCACAGATAGTCCATACCTCACTAAATCTCCCAAATCGTCTAAGTAGTTATGCGCCTAAGCCTTGTCCGTCATCCTACTGGTACTCCACAAGGGATTCGAACCCTCACTGTATGCGTTCTAAGCGCATCGCCTCTGCCGTTGGGCTAATGGAGCATAAAATAGATGGTGAGACTGTATTAGGAAGGAGGTATCAACATGAAAGGAGGTTATGTGGAAAAGGGGGTGTCTCACCATCAAAGTGCCCAAGGTGGGATTCGAACCCACAATGTATCAATGTAGACGATTTTGAGTCGCCCCTGTCTCGCCAGTTGCAGCACTCGGGCACATGGTGCGGGTAGCCGGATTTGAACCGGCACGGGACTAGCCCAGCGGTTTTTAAGACCGCAGCGTCTACCGATTCCGCCATACCCGCAAGTTTGAGGAATCAATCCTCAAAAGAGGGAATTTCTTTTGAATGACGCCACGGATATTCTTTATAGTATTCGGGATTGACAATCTCGCCCAGTTCGCTATCAGCCATGATGGAATCTTCACCAGTAGGCTCAATCTGGAGTTTGATGATATTATCTTCACCAAAATACTCAGCCAAACGCTTTGTCGCTTTCGCCAGATTTTTTGCACAGACAATACCTGCATCACGGAATGTCATTTCTTCAGAAGGTTCACAAGATATAATTTTATAACGAAACAGCATCTTTCTCAATCCCCTTTCTTTATCTTACATATATATTATATAATATATTTTTAAGTTTTTCAAATTGGCGATCGGAGAAGGATTCGAACCTTCGGACCCTCGCGGGTCAGTGGTTTTCTAGACCACCGCCATAGTCCACTCGGCCATCCGACCATATGGCGATCTCGGGTGGATTCGAACCACCGGACCCCGGAGGGTCAACGCCTTAGCAGGGCGCCGCATTCAACCACTCTGCCACGAGACCATTACTAGACACGCTTATCTTCCCGGAGCCGACCCGGTGCTTTGTTGCTTCCAAAATGCTAGAATGAAGAAAAATTGCTGACGTGTCTCGGCAAGAGCCTTCTATTGGAATCGAACCAATATTCATGCTTTACGAAAGCATTGTTCTGCCACTAAACTAAGAAGGCAAAAGGCGGTTAGCTAGACCGCCGATTTTTTAGAAACCCCAAAAAGTCTTAAAGAAGTTTCTGAATGGATCATAATTGCCAAGCACCATATCCGCATCTTTCAGCGAAGTATGGAAGGTGCCATAATCCTTGCAGAATGCCTGCAACTTATCATTGGCTTCCTTCTGTGCTTCAAGAGCAAATTTAAGAGCTTCTTCAACTTCTTTGGCACGCTCTTCACGTTTAGCCTTTTTCTCTGCTTCTGCAGCTTCACGAGCCTTGCGTACAGACAACACCTTCTCTTCAGCGGTGTTGAGTTCTTCAATCGTGTCATATGCCTTATTGGTTACTTCAGATAAATACTTCATAATTTCCTAATCTCCTTTATGAATATTCATCTTATACCGGTATAAAATTTGCTCCTATTGTACGCGATTTCAGGCAGGAGTGACCTGGGTTCTATTGCTCCCCAGCATTGGAGCGCCAT